TTAGTCATATCTACCACCGAATCCGAAGCCAAAGTCAGGGTCATCTTTCCCATTCTTTTCTATTTCTTCGGCCTTTCTATTTATATTATCATAGTTTTTTTGTTTTGTCGAGCTTTTACCCCAATCAACATCGGGTTTAACGCGCTCAGCTTTTCTTTCGTGTTTTTCATAATTATTAGCTGCCTCATTTGATAATATAGATGCAATTGAAGTAGAAATATCAACACTCACTTTACCGAAAACTTCCTCTGGTAAATCATCTTTTGCCATAAGTTTTTGCATATACGTTGGGTGTTTCCTATCAGCTAAAAATCTATAACCAGGCTCTGATGATAATCTCGTTTCTTCAATATATGATTGTAACGATTCCTCATTCGCACCTTCTTTTTCAAAATACTTATAAGTATCATTAAACATCGCATCAGAATGATATTCAGCACCTTGCGGCCACCTTGGGGTAAATGAACCAGTATATTGTTCGCCGTCCTCTAATTCGAACTCACCACCCCATACATTCATTTCAACGGCTTCACCGTCAATGAATATCGTTTTAGTCTTATCTTTACTACGTTGTAAATCACCATATGCTAATTCTTCAAAATACATCGCTTGATCAGGGTGTCTCTCAAGAAGTCGACCAACTAGAATTCGAGTTGATGTATCAACTGCTTCTGGACTTAACCCATCAGCTTCAGCCTGTCTATATAATAACTCATTTGCCTTATTATACTCAGCAATAACTTTACTATTATCTTTTTCGGGATCACGTAAATCCTTGTATGCTTTTTTAATCATACCTATTTTCATAACAGCAACTGAGTCAGGATTAAGTGGTATTTCCCCACTTTCAGCCATTTGGTTTCGGAATTTAACCCATCTACTATCAGGATTATTTTTAACATATTCATCTAAATGCGGTGCAACCACCTCACGAATAATAGACTTAGCATTACTTCTGAAATCTTCGTTCAATAATGCTAACCCAGCGAACATACCGATTGATTTAGCTATGTTTTGAGCACTCATACCTTGACGTATTGGCTCAACACATTGTATCAATAGATATTGGTTAAACACATTGTTATTCTTTTTAACATCTAAACTCTCATGTCCGTATTTATCTATATTTCTTGCAATATAATCAGTATAATCAAGCTCAGAATCTTTTATCGTATCGATGAAGTCATGCAGCTTTTTATCTTCTTCGTGTCCATCTAAATTGTAACCGTGTTTCTCTAGTTCTTCTTGTATCTTATCTTCTCTTGTTTTCAACTTTTTCGGCGCTTTTTTCTTACCTAACATGTTACTCACCTACCTTGATAATCCATTATCATAAGAATTATTACCTAATATATCCTTAACAACATTTTTAGGTTTTTGTTCATCTTTCGTAACACCAGCTGATTTCTCAACCGGTACTTCTTTTGTAACAGATCTAGCCACGCCTTTTCCGAAATGAGACATAATGCTTGTATCGGCTTCTCTTGTCACATCTATATTGAACATCGGCTCTAACTTAATATCTCTAGGGTCATTATTCAAAATAGAATCTTCTGCTAAATAATGACGCTCCATCTCATCCATATCTTCTTCTGTTAACTCATAATCAGAGCCATATTCTGCATAATATGCTTCTAAATCATAATATTCTTCTTCTGTTAAACCTGTACTTTCTATAAAACTTTTTAATCCATAATCTTTAGTCATACGTCAAACCTCCTAACATCAATAATATACGCCCGTAGGTGTTATAGTGGTAAAAACCACTATAACGACATTGAAGCGTCCTGTTGTTCATCATAATTAACTAAATCTTTAACTACTCTATTTCGTCCCACATTTTCAGTTACTGTGCTTTCACCGAAACTTTGAGCCCATGGGTTAGAAACTAATGGTTCTTCTTGTTCAGCTACTGGTTGTTCAGCTACTGGTTGTTCAGCTACTGGTTGTTCAGCTACTGGTTGTTCAGCTACTGGTTGTTCAGCTACTGGTTGAGCTTGTGTGTCTTTCTTCATAATAGGATTGAACACAACAGATGTACCAGCATTTTCTGCTTCATACATTAATTTTAAATTATTCTTAACAACACGTGGTGCAAATTCTTTATTTCCTTCACCAGCAAATAAGTTCGCACCTTCTTTAGCGAATTGTTGAACTAATTTAAAATCACCACCATACGCTAATCTATCCATCGGTGCACCAAGTTGCTCCTTAGCTTCACGCTCAAGATTTCTTATCCTACCATCATCACCAACTAGTTTATCAGCGATGATTCTAATACAATCATTATTAACTTTAACGTTCATACCATTAGGGTCAGAATAGAAATCAATCATAGACTCAACCCAATATTGCTTGCTAGCTTTGATTGGATTACCATTATGGTCTTTTGCAATCGTCCAAGTGCGATCATCTGTACCAGGTGCTCCACTCGGAATCATTTCATACCCTTGCCAGAAGCTACGAGCTGTACCTTTTAACATCTCATACTTATGTCTAGCTTCAATAGGGTCGTGCTTAGCTTGCAGCATAGATTGTGTAGCAGTATAAGTCATCTCTAACACTTCTTTCGGCGCTCGGTTACGTAATACAGCAATACCTCTTTGCGAGAACATACCAGCTGTACCTGTACCCCATGTTTTAGCTGCTGTTGCATACTGAGTGTCATTATGGTCTTGCATTGTAGCAAAAGTATCACTTTTATCGAATAATCGATCAAAGTCTAATTCACCATCTTCTTTTCCATCAGAAAAACCAGCATGCTTCATATAGTGTCTCATTTTCCCAACACTACCTTTTGCACCAGTTTCAATACAAGCATGATGTACGGATTTTAGGTGGTCTTCCATATTCTCATATGTAATAACAGCCTCACCGTGTGCACGTTGTAATCCAGCTTTATAATAACCTGACAATTCTTTTACAGCTTTCGTTCTGTTCTTATCTAAATCTGCATCTGATAACTTACCTTCTTTATGAGCTGTTTCGAAATTATTAACCCATTCAGTCATTTTATCAAAGAACTCTTTAGCTTCAGGTGTAGTATGTTGTAACACCTTCATATCTAAGCTATCTTGCATCATAAGTGGATGTAAACCTGTTTTATCATCTTTTACACCATAATCTAATAAATTAGCTTTAACTGATAATTTCTCACGTGCTTCTTTGATTGATTCTTTTGACAATGGTTTCACTAATGCAATAGCATCACCATCAAAATCACCATCAAATGATTTATCCATAACTGGATTAATCGCAATACCTTTAAGGTTATCATCACGTTTAACAGTAAACGCACGTACACCAGAATCACGTAACATAGGGTCACGCCATAAAATAACAGTATTACCTTCACGAAGGTTCAATTTATCACAAATATCGCCAGAAACAGCAACTGTATCAATGTCTAATCTAGGGTCACCTAGCCATACGGCTGTAGCTGAGTTAGGTAACTTATTAGCCATAATACCATCACGAATCATATTATGTTTACCAGAAAATCTACGAACTTCTAAATCATCAGTAATTCTCTTGAAGTAACTTTGAGCTAAATCAGGAGTATCTTTAATATAATCTTCGTATTCTTTAACCTTATTAGCTTTAAGGTGTTTTTCTGTTTCATGTCTAGCTAATTCTTCTTGTGCATGAACATATCGTAGTGAAGTTTCCATTATATTCGCATAATGATGAGTATAGTCATGTAGCATCACTTGTTCACCATCAGCGAACTCACGCCCACTTCGAACATCCGCACTAAGAACTGGTAGTCTATAAGTTGTGCCATCTAGTATCGATGGTTCCTCTCCATCCCACTCAGGTATTGTTTTACCAGTGGGGAACTTAAGTTCAAATGGTACTTCCATGAAACCACCATTTTCACCGATATCTTTTATAAACTTAGTTTTCGTACCAGCTATATCAGCAATTTTATCACCTTTGCTTGTTTCTTTAAGTTCAAAATCAGGGAACGCAAATCTGTTACGATTTTCACCATTATGTTCTTCATATGTTTCTCTGAAATTACCAATTTCATCCATATCAAGACCCATTGTTATAAGCATCTCACGGTAAACTTGTAAAGAACGATTATTTGAACCATAAAACTCATTCATAATATGTGTACAACCTTGTGCATTAAGTGCCCAAGCTAGTTGCCCACTCGCTTTACGTCCTTTACCTTCAGCCATTGCATCATCATCATAAACTTTAGTTTTAGCATCAACTGCCATATGAGTTACGATAAATTTAGCATGACCAATTCCACCTTTAATAACATTTGTTTCATCATTTTTAGTAAGAACTAAATCATTAGTTTCCTTCATTAACTCACGAGTTGAACCACCATTAAACCTAGAAACAGTTGGGAACGGAGCCATAACGATGTCTAAGTTTTCATTTTCTTTAAACAGCGTTACCATATCTTCAAGTTTTTCAGCTTTATACTCACCATAAGACATATCTCTATCAACTACAAGAGAAATTACACCTTTATTACCGTGCATATCAGAAAGTTTATCACCTGGTACTAAATCACGTAATTGCCCATCAGAACCCCTAACTTGATAACGCTCAGCAAATTCTTTTGATATAACAATACCATCATCGAAGTTCCAACCACCAGCTGTCATGTTGGCTACACCAACAGAATCAGTAATTGAACTTGCTTGTAAAATATTACTAACAGTCATTTGTTGTCTATCATATGGATCATATTTCATTTCTTCAAGTTCTGGTAATTTCATAAGAGGTGCTCTATCATTTTCTATTTCACTCTTAATTATACGTCCATCAGCATCAACCTTAGCACCTTCAACTAAGAATCTAACAATACCTTGGTTCATAGCACCACCGGTCATAATCGGATCGAAATAACCATTTCCTTCTTCAGTTAAAATAGACATATTTCGTCTACCTGTTAATTGATAAGGGTCTCTAAAGTTATCATTTCTATAGTTTAAATCTCTATTTGTTGATTGAGCAGTAAAGTCCGCATCAATAGTTGAACCTTCTTTTAACTCGTTACTATACTTAACCCGACCTACTTCAGAAGATATAATTGCTTTACGCCATTCATCTGATAATCCATCTTCAGCACTTCTTTCATAGAAATCTAAATCGTGACGAGTACCATATAATCTTCTATAAACACCATTAACATTCGTAGGGCTTCCGCCAATATGCCCTTTAATTTGACTAAGATCACTACGTAATCTATAACGAATACTTTCAGCCATTAATTGTTCATAACCACGTAATCTAGTTCTTTCTTCAAGTGTCTGACCTGAACCATCATCTGGCACAACATACGCTTCATAACCAGGTGCTACATAATAGTTACCTGTGTCAGCAAAACGAGTTCTAATCATACCATCTTCTTGGGGCACAAATATTTGCCCTATTTGTCCATTAATAACTACCTCACTATCAGCAACAACTTCACCATTAGGCTTTCTAGTCATCATCTTATTAGCTTGTCGAGCTGTATATGAAACTATACCATTTTCATCAAATAAAATATCTTCATCATTAACATAACAAGCATTAGACAAAATACCTTGTTTAATTTCATTAAACATTTTTTGAACAAATGGATTATCGATATCCTTCATAGGTACAGCTGATTCCTTATCGAACTTAATAAGTTGACGACCAACCCCAGAAGATTCACTTGGATCTAAAACTTCATCAGGATTAATTCCGTAAACACGACTCGCGGCTACGATATTATCAATGTTTCTAAAATAAGAATATCCACCACCCATGTAATTAGCTACCCCAACTGGGTTGAAACGCTTATTATAAGTAGGGCTTTCTGGATCAGTATCTAATTCAAATTCACCAACAGCTGTTCTTAAATATTCATCAATAGCAGCATGTGCATCATATTCTGTACCCTCTTCTTTACTAGCTCTAATATTTGAAATAATATCAGATTGTAAAACCTTAATATCAGATTGATTATCATAGTCAAATTCTAAATTATCATCATGATTTAACGCAATCTCTTCTAGTTTTTCAACATTAATACGAGATCTAAGATGTTCTTTAGCTTCTTCTATAGATTGCACGAGGAATACACGAGCAACTTCTTCATCACCAAAATATAGTGTATTAGAGTCTCTATCTTTTGTTCTAATATGTACATAACTGTGTTCAGGTACATATGCACCTTCTTTTTTATAAGGTTTATACATGACACTTAAGTTATCACTTGTCTTATAGGCATTATTGTACTCACCAACACCATTATACGATCTTTCAACTGTTCTACCATTAATTTCAGTTTTAACTTTATAACGACCTGCTTTTTCAAAAGTTGAACGCTCACCAACAATAGAACCGTCCTCTCGTTGTAAATTCTCACCACGAGCATAACGTAATAAATCAACAGCTTCTTCTGGTGTTACATTATTGTACATATCATACTTCTTAGTATTAGGGTCTTTATAGTTAGTACCATAAGCTATAGTTGTACCACCTTCATAAATACGCCCAACAAAGTGTTCATTCTCTAAAGTGTCAGTAAGTCTTACTTCAATTTTTGTACCTAATAATTTAGCTTTAATTTGACCTTTATTTTGGTCAGCAACAACCTCATAGTCAATACCATTATTAACTAAGTATTCTAATATTGCACGACTTCGAGCAATACCTTTATCAGACATTCTTTGACTTGGATCAATATCATTAACCCAATTTCGAACACTATTGTATTCGCGTGTCTTAATATAAGGTGCTAATGCACTAAGACCACTTCTATCATCTGGTGATGTTAGATACCCAACAGGTGAATAGCCTTCAGCTGATTGTTCAAATAACGGAATATCACCATGTTTTTCAAATTCTTTATCAAAAACCGTTAGGTCACCACCGAAATACTTCATTAAATCAGCGTCTTTAATATACATCATTGCAGTACCTTGCTTCATAACATCAGCTCGATACGTGAATTTCGGATCGAATGGTGAAATAGGTAAAACTAATTCCTGACCATAATTACGTGCTCTACCGTCTTTTGTTGTAGCACCAGTTAAATCCATAAATTCATTTATACAATCTTGATAAAACTCGTTATTTGTTGATTTATCATCACCGAACACATACGTATTGTATTTTTCTTCAGCGATATTGTCCATTATTTCCATTAACTTGACAGGTGTTATAGGTTGATTACCACTATTAGCCTTTTCAGTAAAAGCCTTATCGAAAATTTCGTTACGTAATTTCCTACACTCTGAAACCGTAAGTTCATCACCACCGTTTTCTACATGTCCGATATTTATCGCCTCAATAGCTTCTCTAACAAGAAACTCTCGCCAATAATTATTTATTCCTTTTTTTTGCATAATTTATATCCATCCTTTTATCATTAGTTTTTTATGACAAAAAAATAGCCAAGCAGTTCGTAACACGCCTGCTCAGCTAATACCTAACCCATAATGTAATAAAAAAAGTGCAACAAATAATTTAAAATATAATAAATTTTCTACCACATTATAAGTTGATTATTATTAAATTTTGAGCTTAAATCTAAACAAATGTTTAGCCATTGATTTAAAGAAAAAAATAAAACTGAACCCGACGGTTACTTAATATAAAATTCATTTGAATTTTCGGCATATTATTATCATACGTCAAGTATACACTAAACAATTACAATTGTCAAATAATTCGACTATCTTTTGTTAAGAATTCGTTCTAATCTTTTTCTCTTACGTTCACCATAATCATATGCTTTAGTTATATTAGCATAACTAGATTCGACTTTCACCTCAGGTTCCGTTAGTACTACATCAGCCTTATCTTCCGCCTCAGATACGACAATCGGTTCAATAATGGTCTGGGCTTCCTCTTCGAGTTCCTTGACCTCCACCTTAGGTGCAGCGATCAGTTCACTACCATCTTTTGAACCACCTTCTGTTTCGTAATTCTCGAATACAACCTTTGGTTCTTTACTTACACAAACCGCCTTACCTACAAAGACATCTCGGTCCAATGCTTCATCAATCATAGTATCAATTTCAATGGAAACCACACGAGCCTTTGCTTTTAGTAAAAATAGCTCGAATAATACAAGTATCCCAATAAGATAAAGCATATAATCATAAAATAAAACTGGTGTCATAAGAATAATACCGAACACTAAAAACTGTGCCCACCAGTTCCATCTCCTAATAACAGTTATAACTAGTAATAAAAATAGCACAACAATAGCTATTACGTTACTATGATATAAAATAAAGTCCAATTACCTCACCCCACTTGAGCCGAATCCTGATTCACCTCTATTAGTCTCATCTAAGTCATCTACTTCTAGAACATCAACCTCAGGCTGAACATGAACTACCATCTGAGCAATTCTATCACCTTTTCGTACTAAATACGTACCGTGTGGCTTCATATCCATTACGTCAATACTTACATTCGAATTATCCGTACCAAATACCCAGTTCACCCTGTAGTTCTCATTAGATTTAGTATTATGTACAATTACTCCAATAGGACCTCTGTAATCATTATCAATAGTCCCTGTAATAACATTAAGTCCAGTTTTGGCACTAATACCACTTCGTCCGACAACTTGTGCGAATGTACCTTTCGGCAAAGCAACCGCAATACCAGTCGGTACGATTACTTTAGAACCTGGTTCAATAAATACGTCTTCTAATGCATATAGATCCATACCAGCTGCATCATGATTTTTTGTAGGTATAATTGCGCCGTCATTTAGTTTTTTGATTTTTAATTCCATCTTAGTTAAAAACTCCTTTACTGTTAAATTTATTATAATAACTATAACAATATAATAACATATATTTAACAATTTGTCCACAGAAAAAACACCAGAGATGACCAATCTCTAGTGCTTTTCTATTTTAATTATCTAATTCAGCTGCAACTGCCGCATCGAAATCCCCGTCACAAATGTCTTTCCATGTTTTTAAGTTAGACATGTGTACAAAGAACGAATCCATTATGATGTAACTTGCGTCAATAATATCACGAACACCGCCACCTTCATCATATATACGACTATTTGCATCACGAGCAGCTTCTTCGAATTGCTCAATAGCATCTATATCACCTTGCGCTTTAATTAAAAGTGTTCCTTTCGCAGTGTATAATGACCTGTTTTTAACCATAAATTGTGGATCTTCTGCAAAACTATGAATAAGTGAACCATAAACACTCATAAACACACCTTCTAATTGTCGGTTAATACCTTGTTTACCATTTAGGTCCATAGGTCTTAACTTACCTTGAGCAAATCTGAAATCTTTTTCAGCCATGTTTTTCTCATGCATAAGTTTATTAACTTCTTGCATAACTTCTTTATTTTCTTCCGATTCACCTGTATCGAACATAGATTCATAATTGCTTAAATCCATATCTTCACCATATTTTTCAGGCATATCTTCTGCTAATGTATTTGCAATAATTTCCATAATCTCATCAGCCATATTATCAGGGTCTAATTGTTGCATTTCATAATCACTATAACCATAAGCATTTTGGTACATATCATATGCAGCTTTAGCTACAATAGCTTGGTCCAGACGTTTATCGAACATCTTCATAAAGTCTGGTTGATTTTTACGTACATCAAAATGCATAGCTTGCGATAATGTCGGTAAAGTCTGTAAGTTATAATCTTTACCAGGTTGTTTAATCGTATTCTTGAATAAACACCATGCCATCGGTAATACTGAACCATTTCTGTTCCAAATTACACTATCCCCTGCCCTAAATACTATAGAGTTACTTGGACTAATAAATGCAAAATCATTGTATGAAATTACAGGTACCTCCCTTGCAGTCTGAGTATACGATACCTTCCCTTCGGTAGGCATAACCAACTTAGCCATATCTCTCGTAACTGTTTTAGAATCTTGGTACACCTTGTGTGTCGTACCTGACATTTTAACCATCGTATCTATCATTGTTTCATCTGTTGATTTAAGGAATACGATATTTGACGTGTTACCTTGTACAATCTTATCAACAGAATCCCCATATACATCACGTAATTGTTGTAAAGTCTGAAGGATAATTGTAAATTGTTGCTCTTGCCCTAAACCGATTGATAATAGGGTTGCAAAACTATTGATACCATGTCCTTCTGACTGTAAGTTACCTAACTCATCCAACATATAACGCGTTTTATATAGCGGTTTTTGAGAAGATTTCGTTAAGTAAGACACACTAAAGTTGTAGTCTACTAACTGTTTAACAAATATCAGTACCAATTTAGCATACTCCATCATATGTGGCGGAGTAACTAGGAACAACATTTTGCTCTTCTCTGTATAAGATACACTTGTCATTAATATTGCATCAGTGTCTTCCATTGATTTAAATGGATTCCACTCAATATTAAGTACTTTTTCTGTTTTATATTGTGTTTTAGCTTTCTTATAAACAATCGTTCCATCTTTTCGTTTAAATGGTCGTAATTCCTCTAAATATCCATTCTTAACGATTTTCTCATCAAGTACAGGGTCAAGTAAATATGAACGCCCATCTAAAGTCATAAGATAACTTTTCGTAAATTTGAAATAAAATGTTTTAACCAAGAAATCTGTAGCCATATTTACAATCTCAAGTTTTAAATAAGCTGTATCCTCTGGGAAAATCCCATCAAAATAGAACCTAGCCCAACCTACAGTCGAAACAGTATCTTCGTGGTAAAAGTCTTCACCTAAAGATTCTTTAAAGTTCGGATCATTATAGGCTTGCCAACGAGCTTGTAATCCTTTTAAATGATATTTCATCATAAAATCAGGGTTCATACGAACACCTAGTCTTCTTGGGAATGAGAATCCTCCAATATCAACGTTCTGACTTGGTGGTCCAGATGTTAATGTCGAAATTGTTGGATCTGTAAAGAATGACATCGCTGTAACAGCAATACCATATACAATGACGATAGGTAACATTCCAGTTTTCCCCCGCCCCGCACCGAGCATGCGACTTTCACCGCACACGGCGCTCCATCAAAATTAAAAATAACTATTGTTTACGTCTACGTAAACCAAAGAATCCAGCAATAGCAATAAGTACTGCACCGATTCCAGTTGCAACAAGTGCTGTCTGTGAACCAGTTGATGGTAAATCTTTCTTACCTTCAGCTTTAGCATCTTTTGCTTTTGCGTCTTTATCTTTTGTATCAGCAGCTGGGGCTGATGCTAACAATGTATCAACAGATTTTTCTAATGCTGTTAATTTATCGTTATAAGTATTAACATTGTGATTAGTACCTTCTTTTTCGAATTCTTTAGCTAATTTATCAATCTCAGCTAAAACTTTCTCTTTGTCAGCACCTTTACTATTTGTAACTTTAACTTTTAAGTCTTCTAAAGTTTTTTTGAAATTAGCCGTGTAGTCACCTTTTGAAGCAACATCTACAGCATCATAGATTTTAGTTAATTTATCTAAATGTTGATCAAAATTAACGTAACGAGTATCTTTCTCAACTGCTTTATTTAACTCATCAAGTTGCATAACAAATGATTTGTATTGAACTGAAGTCATATTAGTATTATTTGTAGCATACTTATCAGTAAATGCTTTAGAAGCATCTTTAACTAAGTCTTTAGTAGTTTTAGCAACTTCTTTATCAACACCTTCTACGATTTTGTTAATCTCAGCAGGAGTGGCTCCGTCTTTAATTTCCTTGATACCGTTTTCGAAGTACTTGTTATACATATCAAGGTACTTACTTGCCCCCTCTTTAGTTAAGAACGACTTGTCTAATTGTTTTGTAATCGTTGTTAACTTAGTGTGGAAACCTTTACTTACACCCTCTTTATCATATGTTAGAGGTCCTTTAGTATCAACGTTACTAGTAGTTGTAGCTTCTGTTTTTACTGAATCTTCTGCGAATGCAGATGGCACAAAACCCGCAACACCAGTACTTGCAACAACAGTTGCGACTAATAATGTTTTATGAAATTTGCTCATAAATTTCTTTTCCTTCCTTTTATCGTCCTTGGACGTAATTTATATCAATATTATACCACGTGATAAACAAAAATGGCAAGTCTAAACCTTACGTCTAGACTTGAGTCGCTTTATGTAAACACCAATGTTATCTAAAACATAGCGAACATCACGTACTTCGTACATACTTAAGAACTTATCACCTTCAATAAGCAGCGAAACATCACTCGTTCTAACATAAGTATCGCTTTCCCACGCACTTATTTCCATATTATTATAAGTTCTAATTATATGCTGATTATCATACAAATAACCACATATATCCAAATATAATTCTTCAAGCCCAGGGTTTTCTTTTCGCTTTTGTTTATAAAAATAAGCATTATAAGCCTTTTGTTTCGATTTGTACCCATAACCTTGAGCATCATCTAGTATTTCACCCGTTTCTTCATCTATAACAATCCACCTGTGATTAACACCTGTGGATAAGGATTCACTTTTGACTACCCTCATTTATTCACTTCCTATCTGTTTTACTTTATGCAAATCTATTATAACAAATATATAAAAACTTGTCGATAACAAAAGAAAAATAGACATCCGAAGACATCTATTCTCACGTTATTTTTAATTCTGACTTGTGACCATCACTCCTCACCTCATTACAAGGTGTATCATCACTTCGATCACTACTTTTCAGCAATAATTAAGTAGCTTATTATTCTTCGACTACAATCTAAACGATTATTACCTTTCGCTGTTCCGAATAACCTATCCATCTATATCATCACTTAGGTCGATGTTTTTCTTAAGCAGCCCCTTTTTAAAATAAGACGTTCACTTAGTCCATCATTACTAATCTTACAAAACCACAAAAGTTTTCATTCACATCTTCGTCAGATACAATCATACTAACCATATGATGCTTTCATAGACACCCGCATCGTTGTTATAGCCACGATACGACTTCACCGAGCTTCGTACAAATATATGCACGTCGGAGTATTAGTGAGCGGGTCACCCCACCTCGGTTATTCAGTTTATGCTAATGCATATCGTAGCTTTTCACTACGAAACAACTCGCACGAACTAAGCATTTTTTCGGCTCCACCAATAGCCTTTAATGAATCATCCGCGTTGTTTACTAACGTACGAATACCATTGGTACTTAACAGCTTGGTCGCACTGAAGTACAACGTTAACATATCTGATTCGGGTTGGTCGTTCCAAATACTAGATATGATTTCGTACCTGTCTTGTAAACGTTGGAATTCATCTTCATCCATATTATCAAATTCACCAGCTTTTGCACGAGCTTGGAATTCTGTGTATGGATTTTTCTTCTTACGAGAAGATAGCCTAGTAAATAATTGATAACAATTGTATAACGTAACTTTAGCCCAAAGTTGGTCAATTCTTTGTTCTAATAACCTTGTGTTCCAGCCTTCTTTACTAGCTTTTCGTCTTAATTCTCGTTCTTCTTCTAAATAAAAATCAATCATACCATAAGCAGCACGCTTAAATGCGTTGTTGGCTGCGTTCGGCCACAACGGATCTTCTCCACCATCTAGTGGGAAGAAAACAGCTGCTATACCATTTACGTACTCACCACATTTTACAAAGTCACCCTCACGGGCAGCCATTGCTGCGAGTCCTAATGGATTATAAATCATTGTTTTCATTGCGTTCATTAAATTGAACTGCATAACATCATATCCTCTGACTGTTGCTTTAACATAGAAGTTAAGAAGCAGCTCTCCCTTTGGATCATTTATTACCATGTTATGCTTACGTTTTTCTCGCGTCCACATATCAATTGTGGGCATAATTACTGTCTGACCTTTCCCTGCACGAGTTATAGCTAACTTTTATGTTAAGTTGATAACGCAACTCACCAACCCATGGCTCAAAGAACCATGCTGTATGTTTCCATACAGAGCAGACTATTTCTTCAACTCCGAACGAGTTGTTGGATTTTTCAAAACGTCATTTGCTTACGTCTCTACTCCCCCGTAAGGGGATAGTCGTTGAACGTTCTGCTTATAAATCATTTTTAAAATACCACAATTTCGAACCAGCAGTATAAACTACGTTATACCCTTTTTTTAGACCACTACGTGTCTCCATTTTCGTTTCAATAAACTCACGTGTACTCATTGAACCATCATATCCCATTTTACTAAGAACACCTGATTTACCACTCCAAGGTGTATCTATCATCCAAGAATACCTATCAGTCGGATCGAATAAATTAACGAATAATTTAGATGGACCTGTTTCGCGAATAAATTCACCACCGGCTGCTTTATAACTTAAACCATCACCTAAGTTGTTATCAGAATAACTCATTAAGTCAAAACCTGGATACATATCCATAAACATTTTAATAACCTTAGATAATCCACCTACAACCTGAACTCCTGGTAAAAAACACATACGTTTAAGTTCAATATTCTTTTTATGCTTCACAACTGAAGCAACCCCTATTAACAATTTATCTGAATAAATAGAAAGGTAACCATTTGCACGACCGCATCCTTGCGTATGATGCTTATTTAAGAAATCTCGACATCTCTGGGAACGTTTTTTACTAGTTTCAATCTTGAAATCACATTTACGAGCATAATGCTTAATATCATAACCCAATAATAACGATCTAAGTCTTGGCTTAGTAATATTCACCCAAGTATCACCAGATAAATCCCATTCATATAATTGAATGAGTTTAATGCCCTTATCCATTGCTAATTCATACTTAGAGTAATGATAATACTTATCTTTTGCTTGCCCCCTCATGCATCTACCTAACGCATACTCATTACTAGAATGTGTATACGTCGGACTAACTTCAATTCCAACTTTTAGACTTGGAATATAAAAATCAATCTCTAGATTACCTAACTGAACCCTTGTGTTTTCAACATAATCCACATTTAATTCATCTAAATATTTAAGAACTTTAATTTCAAAATCAGATTTACTATTAAATTCTATAATAGCATCTACCAAACCTTTATCAGATAAATCCTTAATATATTTTTTATCAAATTTAATCCTTGGGCTAAAAATAACATCATGTGGATATTTAACTTTCTCACCATTAAGCTTAACATACAGCTCAAATATCGGTAAAACAGTTGTATTAACATCACCTAAAGCAAAATCTCTGTGATATGGTAGTACAAAATCTTGATGATTAATTACCTTTAGCCACTTCTCGTCAGTACTTAATAATGAAACAAAATCCGTACGCCATCTTTCTTCATTTACCTTCTGGCAAGCATACATATGTCCATTATTTTTCAGATTAGAAAGCTGACATCTTTTCTTAACCTCATCATTTTTCATCGCATTTTCAACACCATATCGCTCAACAGTTGTATTAATTCGTTTCTCACGAACTTCTGGTATCACACTAGTATGAGAAACACCGTACAACATCTCTGTTGTTTTTCTTTGTCTGTGTTTCTTTGATTCTTTCCATAAACCATTAATGAAGTCTTCATCAAGTAATCTTATAGCGAGCTTCTTAACATCTTTATGAAACACACCGTACATAATAGATAAATCTTGAAGACTAAGTTCACCCTTTGAAAATAAAAGCACATCTTTCTCAAGTTCAACCCTATCTGTATTCTCTACAATCATCTCAAATGCTTCGTTTTTATTTTTAGCAATGTTTTCATTCTTTACTTCTTCAAATAAATATTCTAGTTCATCATAATTAACAACAACCTCACGCAGCCAAGACGGCATAACCCTTGCAAAAGCTAATCGTTTAAATTCAGTTGGTGTTAAAATTACTTTTTCAAAAAATTGTGTAGTATTTTTTAATTTAACTAATTGTCCTAATTTCTGCATAATATACGTCCTTAAACTTAATTCTTGTACATATATTATAACATAATTTTTTGACCTTTACAAGCAGTTTCGCTGCTAAACACCCATTATTCCAGCCCTTAGGATTTAACCATAGACCATCACTCTCCTTGTTTCTGCTTTCGCTCTATAATTATATAGCAAGAGTGCTTTAGGGTTTCTTAGCAATTAACCCAAAACAACATGCTTGTCACCAAACATGCGGTGCTCGCTTACACCATAGTATTAACTGGCGCAGTATCAACAATATATGCCCCTGCTGGACGCTGCGGTTCATAATACGGAAATTCCCACTCGTTATTAATTAAGTCAGCGACCGTATCATAACCTTTAAGTTTATCTCTATTTTTATTACCTGGATTATAAGGTATTTTCGTAGCGTCATACCACTCACGTAAGCTATCAACGCTATCATCAACAAATGATGCTTCGAATAATTCTGTAGCGAATTTCTTATCGAAAAATTCTACTCTATCAAATTCGATGTCACCATTCTCATCGACAACATAATCACCCTTATAGGTAACTTCGCCATCTTCATCAACAAAGTCCTTCTTATGTCGTCTCGCTAAATCAATCTTCTTAATACCCTTATTACTAAGTGCAGTATGTGATATCATACTGGAAACTGATACAGCACTATGTGCCCCAACATCTGGGAACCAGTCATAATTCCTATGAACTTCTTCTGGTAACTGAATATGTTGGTCGTTTTCATACTGGTTAATATCACTAGTATCAGCAAGTAAGTTCTGAGCACTTAAGTTCTTCATGAATACAGCATATAATGCAAAGAATGTTAATAAACCTGAACCTAAAGTTGCCATTAGCTTAAGTAAAGTTAAGTTCGAAATTTCTTCTCCGAAATTACCCTCTTTCTCAAGTCGTTCTTTGTTAGCTTTAAGTTTTTCTTTATCGTAATTGTTATTCTTAACATCATCTTGTATTTCTTTTATAGAACGAGCTTTCCATTCTGTGTACCAAGCTGGAACTGGCACGTCAGCCTTACTACTATACTCAGCTGCTCTACTTGCAATTAAACCTCGCTCATTAGTCTGCTTATAGACAACACTGTTAGTCTTTGCTGATTGAGTCTGCATGATGTAAGTATGTCTATTCCCTTTTATATCTAAAAACGAATACGGATCCTCATCACTGACTCCGCCTTTTTCAGCAACATCTATAATAGCGAGCTTCTGGTCAATCTGCTTAACAGTTGATTTATTACTGAAATTAGAAAAACCAGCCGATAGACCACTGAACAAGAACCACACACCTATTGCAACAATTATTCCAGCAATTGCAGCAAGTATAATCCGAGATGTCGGTTTAATCTTTTTCTGTAACTTACCACGCTCTATTTGTTGCGTGCCATGCACATCACGGTACCTGGTACTATCAAGCTTGGACTGATCTTGCATCTTATCCCACGCCGACTTATCACGTGGAAATATAAAATCACGTAATGACATAGTAAAATGTCTCCTTTCTTTAATAATTATTAAAAAAATTGTGCATAAAATGAATCACCTCATCTTATGCACAAATAAATTATCTTAAATTATTGAACGGAACATCCAATGCTTCATAGAAAGTACCTGTAATTACATTCGCTACAGCTTCTTTAGAGCTATGAGTATCATAACCTAATTTAGCACCAATTAAGATACCAACAAAGACTGCTGCGATAACAGCTGCAATACATAACGCCCAAATAATAGTCTGAGTTCGTTTTACTTGTTGTTGGTTAATTTCTAATTGAGATTTCCATGAATCTCTTTCAGAATTTAATCGTGTAGCTTGTGCATCATATAATTCTTGTTTAACCTTTTCTAGATCTGAGTATTTATTTTCAAGACGTACAATCTCTTCTTTAAGTTGTTCTTCACGCAGACGAGCAGCCTCAGCAAGACTCTTATATTGCTCATCCTTACTTCCAAGTTGAGTATGTTGGTGAGCTTCAAGCTCTTGAATACGAGCGACCATAATAGCGTGTTGTGCTTCGAAGTCTGCTTTCATTTGAGTAATACGTAATTGTTGTTCTTCTTCTAACTTACGAACACGTTGGTCTTCTTGTAATTGCCTGTTAAGAATCTCAGCACGCTCAATATCGTGTTGCCTATTACTATCAACAAAATGAGTAATACGATCTTGCCAGAAACGACGACGATCTCTTTCATCAACTAACATCTTATCATAAGTATCTGTTAAACCTAACATAATACCACTTTCAAGAACACCTTGTAGTGCTAATGCTCTATCTTTACGAGTCTGATTTAACTCGTGTAATTTTCTAATACGTTCGTTGTTAATAATCGCATCTTCTTCTTGTTGGATTCTAAATAACTTCTCATCACTTTGTTTTTTGTTTCTATCATCATATGCTCTGTAAGCTTCTAATTTAGCAGCATTCGCATATTCATCTCGCTCTTTATTATAACGAGCTTTTTCTTCATTAACCTTCTCTTTAACTCTTTCATCTGATTTCTTACGTGTATTTTCAATAGCTTCTTCAATATTCTTACGCTCTTTGAAAACATCAGCTTCAGGATTGTTGTAATCATAAGTATTAATGATATGATCTAACGATCTGTTCATTGTTTCTGTATATTGGTTTTGAAGTTGTTGTCTATTGTGCTCACGTAACCCTTTTAAGTCTTGGTTCGCTTCTGTTAAAATAGTACTAACTTGCTCGATTAACCAACTATTTTCAGCTTCAATTGGAATCTCAAATAACGGAACGTTCTCTGGTGTGAAATCACCAAATTGTAAGTTAAAGTTTTCTAAACTATAACCAACAGATAAATCATCCATTTCTACAATACGTTTATACGCATTATCAACCTGTTCATCTTGGACATCTTCAACAGGTACTTCTTCTTCTTCATAAACTTCTTCATGTGTTATTTCGTCTTCATAATAATTTCCATCTTCTACAGAGACCGATTCTTCGCCAACATAAACTGGTTCTTCAGCTACTGGCTCTTCATAATAATTTTCTTCATAAACAGGCTCATCATACGTTGCATCCTCAAGCGTCTCAACATCTTCTTCATAATCATCTTCAATTTCTTCGATTTGATCTAAGTTAATATCAGCTGCCTTCTCCGCTTCAGAAATAACTTCTTCTTCATCTTCCCCAATGATGTCATCGATATGTCCATCATCATCATTTAAAATATCTTCGATATCTTTATAACTTACTTTATAATCAGTTCGCTCAATTGAACCGTCTTCATGAACGAACAGTAAATCGTACTCAGCTGCTGTTAGCATTGAGAACTCAGACATACTATCAATTGTTCCAGGTGTTGGGATAAACACTAATTCTTCGTTATTTACTAACTCATCAGTAGCATAAACCTCAATTGAACCACCGTTGATTAACTCAACTAATGAACCTTTATCTTCTTCTTTTTTAGATTTCTTAGATAAACCACCTATGCGTTCTGTTGGTAATGATAAACATACATATACATTTTCACCTTCGTCATTAGCTGATTTGAATAATTCATTTTTATCCATAATGTCTAATGCTGTTTCAACAACAGATGGTCTGATGATTGTACCTAAATCACTTTTTTTATTTTTCTTAGCAGCTTGTTTTTTACCAGCTACTTTTTCGTCTTTAGATTCGTTTTCGTTATTTTTTTTCTTACTAAAAAATCCCATCTTAAAAAAAATTTCCTTTCATAATTTACTTTCTAGGTACTAGGACGATAAGATTCAACAACAATCTCACCTTTTGATTCCTTACTAAACTTAGTTTCACTTGCCAGTTCACCTTTAACCGACACTCTTATATACTTAATTTGTGGATATTGATTTATAAACCTAGATATCTCAGTAGTAACCTCAGTATCTAGTTTATTAATTACAGAACGTCCACCCCCATCATTAGCATCATCACTTAAATTATCTTTGATAATATAATCAAGCACTCGCTTATGAACTTGTAAAGTAACCCCGTGTTTATCATACACAAGTTTCTGTAATTTCTTAACTTTAGCTGTCGCAATCTTATATTTAGTATTTTCAGATAACGGCTGGAACGGAACTATCGCAGTTAAACGCCCCAATAGCTCTGGTGGGAATTTATTTTCACCCATTGTAGTACGTAATGACTCCTTAATAATAGGCATCAGCTTCATTAATCCTTTATTATTCTCACCGGTATCGGATTTCATATAGTGAGCTACAGTTTCATATATCTCAGCCCCAGCGTTCGTTGTGATTAAAATATAACAGTTTTTAAACGAAACCTCTCTATTATGTCTGTTAATTAAACGTGCGTCATCGGTAATTTGTAGCAACATCCTTGTAACATCACCACAAGCTTTTTCAATCTCGTCAAATAGTAGTACAGAAAACGGTCGTTCCCATACTCTACGAGTAACCTCATCCCTAAAACGCTCAACACTACTCGGTTGAGAATATTCTGTCATATCAAATCGTATAAACGATCTTGGGTCTTCGAATAAAATATCAGCTAATCGTTTTGATATCTCCGTATTATGCGTAACAATATAATCATCAATTAAATATAAATGTTCAGGGTCATCAACATAAATACATTGTGCATTATCAACACCTACGTATTCTATACTTTCAATACCAACAAAATCATAATTAGTACCACCTGTATCATCAATGTGTGATTTAATCTTCTCTAACTTATCATCTAGTTTAAAGAATTTTAATTTATCATCGATACTTGCTTTAACATTCAATCTATATAGGTCGCCCTCATTTTTAATAAAACAACCAAAACCTAAACTTCGAACTAAGGTCGCCATTTGCTTTATTAATAAATAATCATTTGATTCATAACCTATACTACAACGTTTATCATCTAAAATAAAACCATTTGTATCAAATAACCCTTGTAATAAAAGCAATCTATTAGACTCATTTTCAACTAAATAATCAGAACTAAATAATGAACTATCACCTTCAGCTATAAGTCTACCAGTTGCATAGAAATCTACATTTGGATGATTATTTAACTCATATGAAACACATTTATTCTTATCGATCCACCACTTCGTAACAACTTTACCGTGGCGCTCTTTTGTAACTCCAGATTTATATAAATCCACTGTCGTTAAGGTTTTACCATCCCTGTCTTTACGACTGTTCTTCGTAAATACAGTCCATAAATGCTCACCACCGACAACTACATTTCGCCCGTCTTTTAACGACACTTTGTACATATCCACATTCTCATGCGGATGGACACTAATGATTTTAATAGGTTCACCCTTACGGTTAAACACTAAATCACCTGGTTTTAAGTCACCATGTCTTACCCACTTACCACTTGGTGTTGGAACTAAAACATCATTAGCAACCATTTTACCAACCCCTGTCGAACCTGTAAATAACAATGTTGACATAGGTTTATCTGGGTTATTTAAACCAGCTAAACAGTTCTGTAAACTATCTTCTATAATTTGTGTTGCCATACCTTGGGCATATACTTTAGCATCTAATCTTTCACGAATAGTCATCGGGTCAACATTTAACGTAACCCTAACACCTTGAGACCTATAAAGCATCTCACCAATAAGCTTGGAATCAATGTCAACACCAGTAAGACGGTGTTCACCAATCATACCATCCAATAAATCTAAAGACTTACGAGGTTGTGAGTTAGCAGGAATATACCTATTAGTAAACTCAAATATTTGTTTAAATACAATCGGGTCTACAACCGTACCAGGAATATATCTATCAACCATACCTTTAAGAATATTAACAGTAACTTCTTCACCTGGCTGTGTTAAGTTAATACGTTGTAAACGTTCAACCAAGGCTTGGTTACCAGCAATGTATTGGTCAAACTCCCCATACGTTGTCGCACAAATTATTCGAATACCCCGAATACCTGAGTTCGCTAAAATTGGTTTTAATGCCTCCATCGCAATATCAGATAATTTCATGATTTGGTGAATCTCATCCATGAATAATACCACTTCTGTTTTAAACACCTTACCTATATCTTCTACCTCATCGGCTAATTGCTTTAAGAAAGCACCCATCTCGTTAGCATCCTTAGCACCCGCAACCATCTTCGATAGGTCAACCTCCATATAAAGTCTACCTTTCGGGTCTTGCAGGGCAAGTCCACTAACTAATGTTGTATTATGAGTAACAATATGTTCATACCCCACTTGATATAAATGACTCGGATTATCGACCATTATACAAATAATCTCCTCCTCTTTATTCCTTGGGTTTATGCTCACAATTCTTGTAGCTGTCGCAGTTGATTTAAAATAAGTTCCTGTTAATAAATCAAGCCATGTATTACAACGATCTAGTAAATAAATAGCTAATTTCCGATTACCCACAAAGCACATCTTATGTTTAATACCAAATTCATAAAGTACCGATCTTGCTTTATCCATGTCATCTTCATCAATTAGAAAATAAAAATTACCATCTTCGATAACTTTATTCTTCTTGACAATTGAACTTAACCACTCGAACCTAGCATTTTGTGCATCTTGCAGTTCAGGTATTGAACGCTTAATAACACCATTATCAAGTACATAAATACATTGACCTTTATCAATAAGCGACCTTAACTTATCAGTTGTATCAACCATAAGTTCAGTTTCAATTTCGTAATCAGCAAATTGATAAGCCCATAAATGTTCACCATTTACAACAACACTACTTCCATCTTCGAAAACAACGTCATATGTCGGTAGTAACCCTTGTGGATAAACACCAAGTACTTGCGTTGCACTACCATATTCATCGAAAACATAATCACCTACCCTAAGATCACCAAACTTAATGTATTCACGTTCATCATCCACCGCAATAATAGTATCAGGTGTATGCCCTTTACCAGAACCAGCATCCCCTAGTAAAATAACGTTCGATATCTCAGGTCGTTCGAATGAAGACAACACTCGTCGCATCTCGTTTTCACGTCCAATAACAGGTCGGTTCATTTTAGTTACAACTTTTGTATACTGTGATAGCATTGGATAATCAGGATTATCTGTTATCAACTCTAAAGCTTTGTCCTTATCTAACAACGATACCTCGCTCCTTTCTTTTGAATTTATTGACAGTACCATTTTACCATACTTTAAGAAAAAAAACAACAAAAAACCTGTTTAACAGGTCTTTGTTGTTATAATGATCTGACAACAGATTTAACCATTTCTTCCAAATTTGATTCATAATTCGTATCAAGTGGAACTGTCTTACTTCTTCTATATTGCGAACCAGTCGGTCTTTTCGCTTCAAGCGTACCTGTTTCAGATAATCTATCAGCATATTGTTTCATATATTCAATATCAACACCTGGTAAATACTGTACGATAACACCCTGACCCGTTGACTCAAGATAATTTTTAGCATCATTATATGCGTTATACCTTCTATTTGCCATTCTAACAAAATTATCAACATTACGTTTCGATACATGCGTATCATAAGCCCAGTCGTAAACTAAATGATGCATATCAAGAGCCTTAACATCCTCGAAATCATAACGAGGCTCTTTTTTAATACCCTGCTTATCCATAATAAGACCTTCTAACTCTAACTTATCTCGAAATGCTTGAGTTTTATCTAATATATTTTCAGACATTTTAGCAAGTCTTCTTTTAAGTATTGGTTTATTGTTTTTCCAAAGTCTACCACCAGCTTGTCCGTAAACTTCCATACCATAATCTTCAGCGGCTTTATCAGATCTAAATCGTGAAAAAGTCTTATCATTAATCATATTTTTTAAACTATCATATTTTCGTTGATAATCAAGTATTTCATCAAACTCTTCTTCATAGCTTTCTTTATTAGGTACAAATTTTAGAAAATGTTGGTACTTAGACATACATTTTGCATTATATTCTTCTTCTACATCATAGAACTTATAAAGAACACGTGAGCTCACTGATGAGTTAGGTTGTGCTTTATAATGTTCTTTAGCATCACGATACTTAGTCGTTTCAGCCTTATGTTTATCAAGTCTTGACTTATAAGACCTAAGTTTAAATCCAAATTCAATCAAAGGATCCGACTCACGAGCCGTGTATAAACTAGAATAGTCCATACTCATAACATCAAGTGTTGGCGTTCTAACAACTCGTTCTTCTTTCGGTATACTTTTGAATACACTATATACACCATTGACAGCATCTTCAACCAACTTATTACGACCATTTGCTATTAACTGACGATACTCACCTTCTGAAAGATTTTCCCTATCTTTACGTTCCAGTGCATATTGTCCTATACTACGTAAAGCATTATCGTATCCAGAATCGCCTCTTTTAAACACTTCTTCAACGAAAAGTCCAGCAATATAATTAGCTTTACGCATTTCATGCCGATTCGTACCATATCGCCATAATGATTCATCTTCAGGTAAACACGCAAGTAAAAACTGCCCAAAGCCGTTCTTATCCATCATATTATGAGTAAATTTCTTAACAAAACACTTAACATTACGTTTATCCTGATAAGCATTACTTGCCATGAACTGAACAGTTCGTTCTCTATCAAGACTCATATCAATACCACGCCTAAGCTGCAATTTATTTCGCTCGCTTATTTTACCCTTTTGAGTACCATCTTTTGCAAGTGTACCAACACCTTTATCAACCATAGCTAAGTGACAATGTACATTATCGGTATCTATTTGAATAACGCCGACATATTCTAAATCATCATAATCCATCCTATCCAACCCATTCATAATAGCACGTCTAAGCTTAAGTTGATCCAAGTTACCTCGCCAATCACCACGGGCTGTATGTTCGAACTCATCATCTAAAAGTCCATGTTTCCTAAGGTATTCTTCATTAAATGAAAGAACTGTTTTTAAAACAGTCTTACCATCCTCAAAAGCATCTTGGATTGCTTTAGATTTACGTAATAAATCTTTATGCGATAGTGAAATATCATTTTTACCAAAAGACTTGCCACCATACATCTCAGCTCGTTTCATCTTACGTTTCACTTCAGGTACAGTATCAGATGTTTCAGTCGCTTCGTCTCTTAACATATATCTTTTTATAAAATCATCAGCTGAATTATACTTAACAGGCGTTAACGTCTCAGCTGCATCATCCCTCGCCATATAACCTAAAATATACCCACTTGGTTTATGACCACGAGTACCACTACCGTCAGGAAGCGGTATACTAAACTGATTTACAATTACGATATCTTGTTTTAAACCCAATTACAATCACCACCTATTACAAATTAACATATCCATTTTACCACAACCAAGAAAAAAAGTCGATAGCTAAGCCACCGACTCTACTCATTATCGTAAAACTTGATATAAGATATTAAATATAATAATTACAAATAAAATAAAATATACAACAGACCTAACGAATTTCAAAGTACCTCTATCACTAACTTGTGCGCCAAAGGCATTACCTAATGTCTGATTCTGAGCTGGAAGCGAATAAATGATAACACAACCAAGTAAAATCAATAATACTTCCACTATTAATAACCATATTAACACTATTCTTTACCTCCTAGTAACTCATTATAAGTTCTACTAACATATAATCCGTGAACTTGTTTAAAGAACTCAATAGACCCACTTATTAACAAAATTAAACTAGTACTCATAAAGTACGAAATCTCACCTATATTAAACAACTTAGTAAGAACAAGTGGTAAAACCACAATAAACGCTAAGAATGGTGCACCTAAATGTGAAGCTTTAATAATATTATTATTAATAACTTTCGCCATATCATTTGGTGCTACATCTTTCATATAGAAATTACTATGTTTAAGTTGTTTTTCAATATCAGATGGATTTAGTTGTACATAGTTGTACCAATAAGTAAATAACCAAGTTGCAAGTCCGTATAAAATAATACCTCTATATCTTGTTAAATCAAATATTCCAGAAAAATTAAAACCACCATACGTTTCAAGTTGATTTATTAACCCGAAAACACTACCTACGATAATTACAGGTAAAATACTACTAGCTAATATTTTAATTGGAATATAGTGTAATTTATCATCAATCGAATACGCGGATGGATAAACATAAACACGTCGCTCCATATATAAAGCTACAATTAAAATGGCAATTAAAGCAAGTATGCCAACCATAACCGCAATATACTTCCACATAAATCCAGTACTAAAATGATTAATTAAATCACGTGTTTTTAAAATAATTGATTCCGGTAATCTTACAGCAATACCCGTAACAATAAACATTGTAACACCTGATCCGATACCTTTTTCATTAATTCGTTCTGCTAAAAACGCAACGAATAATGAACCACCAGCTAGTATAATAAGTAGTAATGACGTTACAAACCAACCTGAACTCTTAAGAATACCCATAGCCTCAAGTGATGGTAAAGTAACTGTGATTACACTAGCTTGTAATAACGCTGTTATAAATGTAAGAATATAGGTGAGCTTCTTAAGTTTTTCTTGCCCAGCTGGGCCTGACTCTTTCCATTTATAAAACGGTAACGACTCAAAAACACTAAGCAATTGAACAATAATACTTACCGTAATGTAAGGACCCACACCAAGCATAAATAAACTTAGCTGTGACGTTCCGGCAGTTAATTGAAGCATATTCTCAACAATTATATTTCCTTTATGTGTGCTTGCTAAAGGGAGTGGTATTCTCCCAATAACATAAAATAACAAGCACATCATGAACGTGAATGATATTCTTTTAAAAATCTCTTTATCTTTTAAATAATTCATTAATAAAAAAATTCCTTTCTAACTAAATGTACGTTAATAGTTTAGAAATTATACGTCCGATAACGTAAAAACATAAACTATAACCTATAATAAATAACAATACTCTTGTATATAATTTCCATGAAAATTTATAATAATAATTTTTTAACAACTTAAACACCTACCTATCTTATTATCGTTACATCAGAATGGAATATTTGCTCAACATTCTCTGTTTCATATTTTCTAAGTAATACCAAACGCTCACCAAATATTCTTACAATATCTGAATCCAACTCATCATAAAGTTTAGCTGCTTCTTCATGATATTGAACTAATGGATTATCACCACCATAAGCTCTATAATGAATACCAGCTTTTAAGGCATCAAGTTTTTCCATATGATGTATCCAACTAACATCAAATGCAGCAAGCAACACCGCACGTAATGTATGCGCGACACCCCTACCTTGAATTTGTTCCATTTCCTCTAAATGCTCAAGAACGTTTTCATCATTAATTAATTCATGAATATACTTCAATATTAAATCATCATCAACTAATGTTAGAATATAGTCTCTTTTCTCATAGAACATTTTACTATGTAAATTAAGAACACTATCATATCTAATAGTCTGCTTCCTAGCAGATGAATGTAAACCTTCAACTGTAGCAACAATATCAAGAACGTGTCTATTTAATAAATTAGTATATTTAGAGTCAATTTCCTTACCTCTAAAATCGCCTTTTCTCATCATTAAATTCTTCATAAATTCATTCGTATAACGCTTGAATAAATAATCATCTAGTCCAACTAATGTATAGGTCGTACCTTTAGCTCCTTGTCGTCCAGTTCTACCTAATAATTGTTGATCAATACGTTTACTCTCATTAATATCCATATTAATTACAACAAGTTCGAATCCTTTATCAACAATAATATCACTACCACGACCGGCCATATTCGTTGCAACTGTTATACGTCCTTCGTTACCAGCTTCTTGAATAATACGAGCTTCTTCAGCATCTTGTTTCGCATTAAGAACCACATGTTCATATCCTTGATTCGTAAGGAACTCACTAATAACAAGTGAATGCTCCAAGTTAGATGTACCGATTAGAATCGGATTTAACTTGTCTTTACGACTTAATTCAATCACTCCAATAAGCCCAACAGATAACTTAGAATTACTGTCGATGTAATATTTCGGTGCAATATCTTCTCTAATAAACGGCTTATGAGTCGGTATAACATATACATCTAAATCATAAACTTCTTTAAATTCTTTCGCATCACTAAGTGCAGTACCTGTCATACCTGAGATATGTTTATATAATCTAAAGTAATTCTGAACAGTAATACTAGCTGATGTTGTATTATCACTAGCAACATGAACACCTTTATCTTCGTGCAGCACCTCAAGTGCTTGGTGTAATCCGTTAGAATAACGACGTCCCTCCATTGTACGCCCTGTGTTTTTATCCACTAAACATACTTCTAAAACACCCTCAGCATTTGGTTTTAACACATAATCTATATCATATTGCTGTACAAATCTAGCTTGCAAAGCTTGATATAACCAATGCACAACAGACGCTCTATCAATATCAGAACCCATGTGTTCTTTGAATTTATCATAACCAGCATTTGTTAGCCATACCGCATTATTTCTATAATCCACTTCATAGTCATCTTTTTCTAATAACTCAGTGAATTTAATCATCTTATCTAATAAATAAACACCTTCTTCTTTATTTTGAGCAAGAATAAGTGGTGTTCTAGCTTCATCAATAAGAATTGAGTCTATCTCATCAATAACAGTTGCAATATTATCATAATCATAATGAACAACCCTGTCATTTGTATAAACGACCATTCTATCACGTAAATAATCGAAACCAAATTCACTAGCAGTACTATAAACTATATTTTGTTTATACACTCTTTGTTTTTCAGCTCTGTTCATTTTAGCTGAGTTAAAACCAGACGTTAATCCAATTGATTTATAAACTTTTGATAAATATTTCTCGTCACGCTCTGCAAGATACTCATTCGCTGTAACAACATGTACTTGATCATAAGCTAACGCTAGTTCACTAATAGCAAAAATAGACATTAATGTCTTACCTTCACCTGTTTTCATCTCAGCAAGACCTTTATTTATAAGAACTAAAGCACCTTCAAGTTGTTCATCATAGACCGAAAGCCCCAGTTCATTTTCCACTATAGCCGATAAGATGGCAAGTCTCCTCACCATCTCACCCTTACCTTTACCTAGTTTTACATAACTAAGTTTTAAATCTTCGTATTTTTTATCTTTATAAGTTTTTTCTTCCACCCGAATTTGTGACACAATGTCACGTAATACCTTTTGCTTACTATAAACCATTCGTTTATCTAAAAAACCTAACATTTATCTACCTACCTAATCTTAGTTATTTCTTTTATTACACATAATCTCGTTCAACACTATCAGTACGAACCTCAGAAACTAATTGTTTAGCCTCGTTTTTCTTATCTTCTTTTTCGACTGTTTCAACATGTTGAACCACACGTTCTACTTTTTGTTTTTCTTCAAATTCTTGTTTACTAGATTTAATACCAGCTAACATATTAGCAAAAATACTATCGAATCTATCTACTTCAGCCTGTGCTTCGCGATCAGCTTCTGTTTCTTCTTTTTCAGATTTTTTCTCTTCCCCGAAGATGATTTCTTTAGATTCTTTTTCAAACTTAGGTGTTCCGTTTACTAAGTTACTTTCAGCTACAAATTCATCAGTGAATGCAGCATCTTCTTTTGTTAAACCTAATGGTTTAACTCCTTTAGCTTCTTCATCAGTTGAAAGCTCTAAATCAACCTCAACCTCAGGTGTCTTAATAAATTTACTAAATTCGTTTTTATATGTTGCTTCAGATTGTTTACCAAAGTACTCAGCCAAGTTATAACCAGTGTTATCTCTTGTTAACACCATATTGTTAATATCAATAACATTTGCTAAAACAACCGGTATGTCATCTTCTAATGAAGTAACCACTGATACTTCAGCATCCATATCAATTTCAAAATAAGTATTTTGATCAGTTAACTCATCTGGTACTTCAAAAGTTGGAGTATATAAACCTTTACCAACTAATTCCTGTAATTCATCTTGTGCAAAGTCATAAACACCGATGAATTTAGGTTGATCTGCTGTATCAAACTTAAGTTCAGTAACACCTTGTGGGAAGTCACCTAATAATTTCTCAACACGTCCACTTAGTGCTAAATATGGTCTATAATTTTCAGCACGTGAGTGGAATTGTAGGTCCACAGTCTGCATATATACTTGACCTACAACTTGCCCTTTATAAGGTTCAACTCTTAAATTTCTTTTTTGCATAAGTAAGCTAACAATAGCACTATTATTTATCGTCTTTACCGATTTTCCCATCTTTTTCAATCTCCATTCTTTGTTTTTTAATTGCCTCACGTATTTGCTCTTCGATTCTATCAAATACCACAAATACTAATTTTCTTAATTTATAACACGCATATCCTAACATAATAGCTAAAAAGATTAAGAAGAAAATACTAGGCGCAAGCCAGTACATCACTTTAATCTCCCAATCCATCCCGTACTTAATACCACCAGCTGATGCTATAGATCGCATCGCATTTGGTACTACATACATAGATATACCAAGTGTTAACCATCCGTCAACTAAAATCCAAGCAAAAGACCTTGTGCTTTTAAACAAGATCTTTGCAAAAGATTTCAGCATAGGTTTTAATATAGGTTTTTTTTCTTTTTTCGCTTTATCTTTTTTTCGTTTAAACATCTAATCTACTCTCCTGTTACTAGAGTTGCTTTAATATCTTTAATGTTACCGTCTGCATTAATTGTTGCTTCGAAGATTGTACGCCCAACAGCTGTACCTTCATTTTCAGATTTCGCAACAACGTTTACTTCAACAAAATATGAATACTCAGTTGTATTAATTTTTGTAACGTGCACTTTCATATCTTGATATTTTAAATTATAACCATTAATATCAATTCTGTTATAATCTTTACCATTCATGTTTTCATTTACTACCTTCGGCATAAACACTTTCATGAATGTTGAATCTTCTTTTAAATTATATTGAGCCATAATTTTAGCTCGTTTTTCTTCATATTGCTTATAACTAGACCAATCGAACACATCCGACATGAATTTTTCAAGAATTTCTTTGTCTTTAGTTAATCTCTCTTGTGATAACCCATTCTCATTTGATATAATCGCTTGAACTTTTAATGAATCTGATTGCTTAGTGGCGTTTACTTTATTTTGTAAAGTACTTACCTCAATATTTTTCTTCCCAATTTTTTTATTATTATAATTACCATAAAAGAAAGACCCTAAGCTAACGACTAAAACAAGAGACCCACATACAATATATAATAAATATTTTCTCATAATTAGTTACCCCCTGCTTTTCTATCAGCTTCGGCTTTTTGATCTTCACTACGAGTATCTTGATTATTAGTACCAATTAACTTACTTGTGTTATTAGTCGTTACTTTCTTAATTTGTGAAAATAACCCAGTTTCAGAGTCATAAATAGCCGTTGTATAAGCATATATATCACCATTAGTTTTATCTTTATTAATCCATAATGTATCAACTTTACCTGGATTAAAACCATAAGTTGTCACAAATTCCCAATTAGGCTCTAATTTACCTTGAATATAATCCTTATTTATGTATAACCAAGGCACACCCGCATTTGAAGTATCTTTAGTAAAGAACTTACGTAATTTGTCCGCGTTATCTTCAATATTTCTATCTTTAGACTTCGTGTTTAATTTAGCATAATTATTTTGTAAATCAGCAACCTCTTTACCCGCATTAACTGCGTTTTTTAATTTAACTTCAATAGTTTCTTTGGTCTCTTCTTTCGACTCAGATAATTTTTTAAGCTCATTTTGTAAATCATTTATTTTCCCGTCTAACACAACAGCTTGTTCCAACGTGCTTTTAGCGTTATGCTGTACATAATAAACATCACCAGCAAGTATTACGAATGTACCAACAAGTACACCAATTTTAACAAATTTATTCACAACACTCACCTACCTTAGAGCCACACTGAATACAACCAACTTGTTGTCTTCTTATTCTATCATCAGCAAGAAGCATATTAATATAACTACTAACTGACATACCATATTCATTGGACATATTATTTAAATATTTTTTCATATCTGGTTTAACCAAAACTACAATTCGTTCTTTATCGTCCTTTTGAACCATTAAATATCAACTTCCTTTCAACCATTTTTATTATAAAACATGTTATAAACATTATAACATAAGTGTAAAGACTGTACAAGTAAAAAAGAATAGATGCATCACATACACACCTACTCTTTCTTTCTTTCATCTATTTGCTTTTAATCACATCACTCGGTGACCCACCATTTGTACTAGGGTTTTTACCACCCTCTAAATTAGCATATTTAGAACTTGGTTCTTTATGCTTACTTCTATATGCTTCATACATATAGATGAAACCTGAACCTGTCTTACCTGGGTATGAATCAACACCCGGTGAACGTGATGGGAATGAAGCATGACTCTCATGGTGGCCTGCTGCATTTCGACCCTCTGGTGGAGCCCCAATAGAACTATGAACTATAGTATAAGGTAATCCATCACTACCAACAGTAGGTTCGCCTGTTGCCTTAAATGTTTCCTCAATGAATTCCTTACCAATCCAGTAGAATATATGTTGCCCTTCGTTAACTAATATATCACCTGGTTTAAGAAGTTTATTAGCCTCTTCCCATGATGTTGTACTTGGAACCCATGTATCCACTTTTTCCCATTTATCTGAAGATCTTAAATAAATAACTTGCGTACCTGTCGCACCTGGTGGGAAATCATCATCAGCTCCAGCCCAACGAACACCTGTAGCTACACCTCTATCACAACTTTGGAAATAAGGATCCCCTGGGAATATAGCTTCGTGTAAACGTTGATACAATGGTGTACCATCATTCGTAATGCTATCTTCTTGTTTATGCCAAGCTATACTTAATGCAGCTGCCGCAATTGATGAATTATCATAATTTTGAGCACTATAACAATTGTGTAATGCCGCACCTGCACCATTATCACCAGCTGCTGATTTAGCTGTTTTAGCTAATTCAAGAACTGAATTTGCATAGTTAGCATCAACTTGCATTTCATTTAATTTAACAAACCAACCAGCTGCACCGCGAGCGCGTTCACCAACAGCCATAGTACGGTTACCTTCATAATGCCATGCCCACTCACCAGCTGCTTCTTCAGGGCTTGAAACTGGATATTTCTTACCGAAATTAACAACCCATTCTGGGTCATTTTTCTTGTTAACACCTGCTTTATCAGGACCTAACGCAAAAGCTAACTGAGTCTTAAGATCAAATACATCAAAGTTATTTGTTTTTGCAAAACTACCTAATTGTTTTTCCCTTGTACCTGTCATTTGGAATAAACCAACACCGACTGACCAGTCACCACCATTTTGATATGTTGCCACATCTAATGAAACACCTTGTTTAGCATATGCTGGCTGTAGTACATTATAAAAATGATCTTTCATATTATTATAAGCGGCTTGTGTTTTTGGACCAACTTGAAACGGTTCATCTAAAACACCCTCAATCGTTGTTGGGTCTAGTCGCGATTCAGCATTAGCGTTACCTAACACACCCGCAACATGGGCATTTGTATATCCAACTTCTTTAAAAACAGAATATATCTGCTTTGCAACTTGCTCTTGAGCTGCATTGAAGTCAGTTGCATCGAACTTTATAGATGAGGTGGCGGCTTTAACCGCATCACCGCAATCATGTGCATCGCCATCACGCACACCATTAGACCCACCACCACCTATAAAGGCGGCTCCGATATAAGCAATACCACCGACTATAAAAGTACCAACCGCAGCCATACCTGTAGCTGCCGCAGTGAATGTAGTACCAACCGCAGCAGCAACTGTTGCAACAGCATTAGTAACCCAAGCCGCAACAGCCTGAACTACTGCTCCCCATAAATTAGATAATGCTGACGCACCCATTGATAACATATTTTTTAAAAAATTTATAGTAGTCAATAAATTGAATGCCTTAACACCCGCATCACCTGCTTGAGTCCCTATCTCAGCAGCTCGTTTTGTTTTCTTTAAACCATCACTTTTCTTATCATCATCTAAACTTTCGTTATTTCCACGTTTTTGTGAAGCCTTCTTACTAGCATCATCACCCTTGGTTTTTTGAACCGACTCATCATCAAAACCAGCTTTTGACACTGATCGATTTGAATCATCTTGGGTAGCTAAACCACTAGACGAAGGTGTCCTTTTATCTTTTTCTTCGTTCAAACTCTAGCATCTCCTTTCTAACGATACATTTTAAGCACATTATCGTCTGTATTCAAAGTATAGTTAGCTTTAACATTTTGTAATGTAACTTCTAAATCAATAAGTTTACTTAAATCTTGAGTCTGATATTTACGTTTATCTTGTTGATATTTTTGCCAGTTTTGTGTTAGTTGAGTAATAGTAGTAGTGGCATCTTTAACAACACTAATATCATTATTTCTAAGAGCTAGACTCTTAATTGACGTACCATCTGATAAGAACCAATCCATATTTAAGAAACTACTATCTTCTTTTTTCTCTTTTTGACTTCTTACATCGCCAAGCCACTCAACTGTCGACTTACCTTTTGGTTTTATATCATCGATAAATCCATCAACCACTGATTTTTTCTGCCAATCAAAATTAAATCCAGTTGGATAAACATACTTAGTTTCAAGCCTTAATTTACCATCTTCTTCGACAACCTTGTCACCTTCAATATCCTTAGGTCTCTTAGACTCAGTGACATGCTTGCCATCAATACTAAGTGACATTAAACGACGATCGTACTCATTAATCGTAGCTAAATCCGTACCTAATTGTTTAAGTGATTTAGTCAACTCTTCTTTAATTTTAGCCTCTTCAGGACCCACTACTAACTTCTTGTATAATTCCTCAACATCTAGTTTATCTGGATCCAATGCATCCGTTACAGTTGCTGACGTTGCACCAGGATTAAAGAAAAATTGTGCTTGGTCATATTTCGAAAATGAAGCATCTCGTTTTTTATTATCTTCAGTTCTGCTGACATCGGCTTTTGTCACTAACTCAGCATTTGCCCTAATAATCATATCATATACTTGTGGTTTAAACCCTGACTCTTGAGTTAAATAAATTCCCATATAACCAGTCTGTCCGAAAACATAAATGCTGGCACCCGGCTTACTATACCTTGTATAACTATTACCACTCACCTTAGCTTCAGTCATAAATAATTGATAATCTGTAGCTTGTGTTGATACTTTAAGTATATCAGAGAATTTTAATAAAACAAAAGATTTTGTTTTCTCTTTATTAACAAAAACATTCTCAACTGAAAGCTTAGTATTCGTCTTACTTGTACTAACTTCTTTATTATAAATTGCTTTCTCAGCTAAAACCGCACTATCTTTCGTAAATTGATTATACAATCCCGCTGATAATATTAGAACTAACGAAACCGACATAGCACTAAATGTTGTTGTGAATCTTTCAATACCATTATGGTCACCTAATTTCCTTTTAAATAACATAAGAAATAAAAAGTCCCCTTTCATTAATTTTTTTCTTTTCAATTCACCTAAAGAAAAAGGTAGGTTCCACCACCAAAACCTACCTCTCACTACTAATTAAGTGATTTATTATCTTCTTTAATTATAACACTATCGTAAGAACAGTAAAATCGTTCCACCTAAGTCTTTAATAGTAGCTGAACCACCATCTGCGATGTTCGTAATTACGTTAACACCTGAAACAGCAAGTACACCACCGATTAATAATAAGGCAATAACTTTCACCCATTCAACCTCTTTACGGTCTGACATTAACCCAGTCCCTAATTTATAAAGACCTACAATAATCATTAAAATACCTAGAACAGCTAATAAATAACCACCCCAAGTTTGAAATTGTGTCTTAGCATTTTGTAAGAAGGTACTTAAGTCCCAGGCCATCGGGTGCGTTAATAAATTTAACACATATGAATTCATTATACCGGTATCTCCTTTCTAAGAAAGTCTGAGTATAGAACTCAGCTATAAACAATAGAATCAAATCGAACTTTGTGGTATCATTCGACCTAATTTAGATTATCAACGGATATATGTATGTACATTATCCATGAAATCATTATATCACATTTATGAAAATAGAACAACAGTTTTGAATAAAATACCCAAAACTGTTGTTCTTATATTAAATCCAGTCTCCTGAATCTTCTTTTTTATCACTTCGGTTTACAACACCACTCTGTGTAGGTTTCAACTGATGGACTGCTATATTTCTTATTTCAGATTTAGCATGAACACTTTTCACCGTATTTAATTTACGTTGTACTTTTTGTTGTCTATACACACCTACCGCACTACGAACTTTAGTACCTAATGTTTTAGCCGCAACCGCTGTAGTACCTCGTTGTTTAACTTGCTGAATTTGAACCTTTTGTTGCTGTCTTCGTTGCTGAGGTTTAGCATTTCTATTACTTGTAGCAACAGCACCACCTCTATTAACTTTAGTATTATTGTTACTTACTTTTTCATTTGTAACTTGTTTAACATTATTCTGGTTATACCCACCAGTTCTACCCATTAAGATATCACCAACACCAGCACTAATATCATTATTCGTTCTACTACTTGTAGCACCTAAATTTGTACTTACATTATTTACAACCTTAGATTGATTAGTTGTACCTTTGGCACTAACTGCTGATTGACCAGCTGTCGCAAGTGATGTTGCTTTACTAACAGCTCCCGCAACTTTACCACCTAGTGTTTGTTTACCACCCGCTGTTGTATTCGTTGAATTATCACTAGCGTTAGATGTACTATTAGCGTTAATTGTTGTTGATCCTCCCGAGCCACCATTTGATGACGGACCTCGTGAAGCCATACCTGTAGTTCCACCTGAAGAATCACCTGTAACAGCGCTTGGGGATGAACCACTTGTTCCCACGCCTGGATTAATCGTCGGTAACGATGCTGGTAAATCAAATGGTGTTCCATTTGGATATGGAGGTGGTGTTCTACCATCAGCTGTCATACTTGCTGTCGCTTTATCTATTTGTATAAGTTGACCATCATTCGTTCTATAAACTGGTGTACCTTCTGATGTTTTACCAACTACATTATCACGATTGAAGCTTTCCGATTTTCCATCATAAGAAATATTACCAGTGCCACTATGATATGTTGCTGACGGGAATGAAGTGGCATTTGCCCTGCTTGATCTACCGCCAGGGCTATCATTTCTTGCACCATCCAATTTCTGATTAGCTTCAGGATTTTTATCCATAGCACCTTTGATGCCCTTAGTCCCACTAACAATATCTTTTGCACCAGAAAGACCAACTGCTGCATTACCTGTAGAAACAGCACCCGCAACTTTAGCACCACCTTGTGCTAATTTACGAACACCACTGACAGCATCTTTTGTAGCTTCTGCTTTAGTTTTAGCGGCATCAATTTTCTCACCAACAGTAGGTTTTTCACCTTCACCTAATGAATCTTTTGATAACACACCTGTACCTAGTTCACGTTCATCTTTATCATTATCAGGTCCATCCCCCGAACTTGTTAGTAATGGTGTACCACTGCCTAATTCACCTTGAGCACCATCCACACCATGAATACCGCCACCACCAGGGTTATTAGGATCGTTAGGATCACCAGGTCCACCTGCTCCACTAGGGTCTCCTTTACCTCCAGTACCAGTCGCTATACCACGTATAGTACCATCAGATTGACCGCCAACTCCACCGGCGGCTTTACGCGCACCATTCATTAATTTAGAACCTGCACCTAAACCTGCCGCTGTAGCTAATCCAGCACCAAGCCCTGCAACAGTTCCAGCCCCTGGCGTTCTACTTCCAGTGTCAACACCACTGCTTCCACCATTAGTTCCTAGGAAGAATTTATCAATTACTTGTGTAGTAGCGTCACTAAATGCTTTAACAATATGACCTCTAATTCTAATAGCCTTAACTGTAAACCAGAATAAAAGAATTACTTTAATAATTATTAAAAGAATCGAAATAATATGTCCGACTACAGGAATTGTATCAACTAACGGTCTAACAACACCAGTTAATATGTTATTGAAATCCATAATAACTGAAACAGCTACTGAATACACCAACATTGATATTAATACTTCAGCTATCATAACCGCAGTATAACCAACAACCTTAGCTATCTGACTAAGCATACCAACCGCAGCAAATGGAACTGCTAATACGATTTGCATCATCCTAGATATATTATTGATTAAAATACCTATTGCGTAATAGAACCCTATAACAATAAGTACCAACATTGACATGATTAAATCTAACCATATAAAGAACGATTGGAACCCAGATCCAACTAAGTTCACTGATAAATGGTGTTCCCTTACAAGCCCACTTGACGCCTTCTCGTTCGAGAATACAACCAAGTTAGTTTTATCGAATTTAGTAGATAAATAATTATACATCGCAATAGCTGACATAGTAACGCGGCTATCTTTACTATCAAATCTACCACCAGTGTTCCATACTTGGTCTCCATCAAAATATAAGCCTCCACCAAAAGTACCGAAGAACGGATCGTTATTTAAATCCTCAATATCCCTAATACCATCAGCATCTTTATATTTCTTGAATTTCTCACCAATGTCTTTATCACCAATCATTTTACTCTTAACATATGTTTCAAAGTCCGATGCATAGTACTTCTCAGAACTCATATAACGCATCATAGTTGACATTACAGTAGAAAGCTCACCCATATTCTTACCAGTTCTATTATTAACATCACCTGTAATACTTGTAGTCATATTTATGGTATCACCTTTAGCTGCACCTTCACCCACATCATAACTGATTCTATGTCCAGCTAAGTCTAACCTATTATCTTGTGCCCACGCTTTAAAATCAATAAACGTTTTATTAATCAAATCACCTGCTGGGTTATTTGTACTATAACTAGACATCATGTCTAAAGACATTGTATAGGTTGAACCTAAAATAGGAATACCGAAGAATATAAATAGTAATCTAAGAATGATCTTCTTAAGCCTACCCCAAGCTCCTTCGCCTCCTGGTGACTTTTTAAACAATAACACCCCCGCTAACATCAATGCAACCGAAACTGGTATAGTAAAGTAAAGCCCAATATCCTTCATACCCAAATATAAATTCGTAAACAACGGAGCAATACTGTTCATCCAACCCGGCATGCTTTCGCCACCTAAAAAACCACTTGTACTCGGTACAAGCATAGTTGCTGCTGTATAAAATAACGCAAATGGGTTAAACCATTTAAGTATAGTTGCAGTTACAGTAAAGAACACAGTTACTAAATAACTTAATAAAAATACTAAAATAACCGGAATACCTACTAAATAACGACCAAATCCTAATCCACCATCTGTATCAGTAGAGTCAAGACCTAAGTCTTTAAGTGACGCACCTAAATAGATATAACCTTGTGTTTTAAGATTGTTACTACCTTGTGCTTTATTCTCAACCGCACCAATACTATCATAAGACATAGATGCCGAAGAACTTGATAGTAAAGAGTTAAAGAATCCAGTAAGTCCTTTTGTTTTATTGCCGTCACCAAATCCTAAAAGACCACCCGTAACACCGGCATTACTTTGCGATTGGAATTGACCAAGACCTTTAGCTTCATCCGCCTGAGGCGCTAGCTCCTTATTAAAAAGTACAGAACCAGCTGAAGCCAATTTATAAAACGACATTTCTTTCGCTTCGTCTTCAGCGGCATTCGCATGTATCGAGTTGCTATTATTAAATCTACTATCTAAATCAGCAGTTGGTCCATTAAATGTTAAGAATACTCCTAACCCCACAACTGCTAATAATGTAAACAAGGGTATAAACCATGTTTTTATCCTAGAAAACATAATTAAGCACCTCCCCTACGTCGACGTTTTTTCTTCCTACTTTTATCTAGATTTAATCCTAAACCTAACGATAAGTCTTGTCTGAAAATAACGTTATCATAATCACGCCTGATATAACAGATATTTTCACCACGTCTTGTTAGCAGTGACGCTAAGTCAGGAGAAATAGTCTGACCTAAACTTTTTTGATAATCATTCAATACATTTTCTGTCATATTACCTAACACTGTATAATTAGCTTTATCAAACTCGTTAAACGCCCTATCTTTTATCATCTTATCAACACTATTGTAAAGATAAGCTACTCGCCCACCTTTTTGAAAAAGATGCTCGAACTGAGTAACCATATATTTCTTAACTGATTCACTCTTAATTCGTTCAACACCATGAATAACAACAGTATCCCCGTAACTTAAATTACCAACAGCATAACCAATGATATTAACCAGCTGTGCCATCGCAATACCTTCACCACGTAACATTAACGCAGAAAAATCATAAATAACACGCGGTTTATCAATTACTTTATCGATCTCTTGGTTCGTAATCTGGTTAAATAAATCCCCGTTATTACTAAGCATTGATTTAAAAATCGAACGAAGTACGTTATATGCATGTAAAAGCTCAGTATCTTGAGCAGCAGCATTAAGTAATGCTTTATGTCTTGTATCTAAATAAATTGTAAATCGGTCCAAAGTCGGAACCTCAAAGTGAGGAATGCCAACAACACGTAATGAATCACGGTTTTCTTTAGCATTCTCTGCCCACATCCCTTCACTTATATAGAACTTAGTAAGGATCTCCTCTAAAGACCCACGGATAATACTTCGGTCATTTGATGTTGTTTCAAAGGCTTGTTCAGCCATTAATTTAATTTTCTCCATTTGACTTGCAAATATCGAAAGCTCATTTTCCGTATCACCGAACATCTCGAACATATTAACGTCACCATGTTGCATATTAATACGAGCTGTTATATTATCAAGCTTCGGACTAATATCATCAAGATTAACCCCGTCCAAAACAATATGTACAACACGTCCATTATTTAACAAAACACTTTGTCCTAACTTACTACCCCATAAATCTGAAACATAAACTCTGTTCAAACCATGGTGAAAATTATCATTAGCAACAACAACATGATGGTCATATCCATCAACATTGAATAATACAGCTGAGTTGTTTACATCCCCTGTCATTGAACCAACAAATTCACCATCATAATCAGATAAACCATTGGTAACCAAATTATAATTACCAGCATACTCAGTCGAAGTGAAATAATACCCACGACCTCGCTTCATCGCATTATTTTTCCATAAAGATGATAACTCTCTACGCTGTTCACCTGGGTAATGTTCTATATTTAATGTTTTAAACCTATCCACATAAAGACGTTTAATTTTATCAACAGCCGCGTCTAATTTTTCCAATGTAGGTGCTTTAACCATCAATCTAAAATGAACATGTAAATATGCTGCCCCATCATGAAGTTCTGAAGCAACAATTTCTAGGTCCGCATTTTCCATCTGAACCTTTTGTTTATTCATCTTAGTTCCACCTTTTTCTTGCTCACTTTCATTGGACTTAGCAACACGCTCAGTCCTACTTTGGTTAGTCGCAATCCAAGAATCTGTTTTTCGACGTGTCTGTTCAAATAATATCGTAGTAATGTCTGCATCTAAACCACCTGGAATCATATTAACGCCCCAGAATGCAGGGAAACCATCATTCGCCCCTTCGCGGTGAATAAATGTCATAATAGTACCACAACCACCATCAACGTCAAAATAATCAGAATGAAACACATAACGCTCTTTCGGTCTCGCTCTATCTAAGAAAGGGAAATTTTCATAAGTTATATCTTTAAGATTATCTTGTTCTTTTTCTTCTGTATTTTTTTTCTTGAAAAAACCCAAAATATTGAACTCCTTTCTTTTATATTATTTATTTGTAATCACTATATGCATAGTATAACCATATTATATCATATCTTGCATTTACAGTAAAGTGATTAACCAAAAATAAAAATAGAGCCTCATCGACTCTATTGTTCTTTATAAATACTTTCCATCATTTGGTCAATATCATATCCAACAAGATGTGTACATTGTTTAATCATTAATGTTGAACTTTCAACTTCTGCTAATAATAAGTTGACTGCAACCCTTAAACTTTCAGCATTATCCGCCTTAAGTATCATATACTGATGTATCGACCTATATTGTTCACCAACATGGTGTTTAAGTATTTGGAATTTTTCTTCTTGTAGTTGTAATAACTCAGGGTCCCTATTTTGTAAATTATCATACTGCTCTTTTAAATACGCAGCCTGATGATAAATCTTCTGAGATTCTTTTGTTGTAATTTTTATAATCTCAACGTCAAATCCCATTTTCCTATAAAAATTATCAACCCTATCTAAAATAGCCTCTTTATCATCTTCAAATAACAACGCTGAAGCGGCTCCGACAACTCGGTACATCGATCCGAACGAGCCATCTAAAAACTCAATTAATCCTGAGTTTTCATCTATATTTCTAATACCCATTAAATAATAAAATGGCTTAGCAGAACGTTGTTTCCTAGTTACGCAATATCTATTAGCTCGTCCAAAATAACGAAAAGCAGCTATAACCTTAGTATAAGCTAGATCCCCAGTCTTAGTATTACCTACAAGTAAGTATGTAAGCCATATCCATACAATGACAAATGGTATAAGTAACGCACCAGAATTTGCCATAAATGATTTCATAACCATAAATATAAGCATAAACGCACTAACAATATAACACGAAATAACCTTAAGTGTAAGTGGTTTTAAACCAACACCCTCTTTATTCTGTAACGTTATTTCCATATCCAATGCATTTTTATCTAACGCTGTGGGTATTTTATAAAACTTTTTCGCCATGAATCAGAAATACTCCTTTCTTTAATACGATTTTCAAAAACCATTATAACATATTTGGTACCAAATATCAAAAAGAAAGCCACTCATCGTGACTTTCTAAAATTACCTAAAACTTAGGTATAATTCCTTTTCGCCCTGTTTCTGGATTAACACCGTAAGAAACGGTAGCATTAAAAGTATTGCCTGCCTTTGAAACGAAACCTTCGATATACACTTCCTTACCGCCTTCTAAAAGAATTCTTTCATCCTCAGTAAACCTATGATTACACCAAGATACTGGTACTGAATCATTTTGAACAAAACCTAAATCCTTAAATCCAACAAAATTAATCTTCTTACCACTGCCATTAGTGAATGATTGTTCCTGTAACTCACCTTCAATTTTATAAGGTGTGTTATTCTTAGACATTAATTCAACTTGGATTTTCTCACCATTACATAATCTTGCACATTCGTCATCTGTAAACCTATGAGTACGCCATTTTCTAGTAAATGATACTTGCTTACCTTTCCAAGTTCCTTCGTATTTTTCTTTTGTTTCATATGCCATATCTGTTTTAACTCCTAATTTATCTTTAATTTTCTTAGAATTTTCTTCCATTACTTTTATATCATGAAGTACTAATCTAGCAACTTCACTAATAACTTGTTCAGGTGTCACTTCCCCTTTTTCAACACGTTTCATGTTCGTAAATAGTCGTTCCGTCATTGTTAGGTCACCAATCTCAGTACCCGGAAGTAACATATAACTTCTCTCACCAGAATCAGTAAGACTAAGTTTACCACGAGTATCTTTCATAAGCGCTGTTTTACCAGACGTTACATCTGCTAAAGTACTCGTTCTTGTAGCCCCTGTACCAACTTCATGCTTATCAAGTTGTTTCATAAGCCATTTAACACTAGGTTGCGTTGGTTTTGGTGGGAATCCTTCGTGAACAAATCTACTAGCTTCATAACCAATAGACTTACCACTCAGTGATTCATCATCGTCATCATTATTAAATATTGCTTTAAAACCATATTTTTTTGGTGTATTTGCTGTCGCAACATACGTCGGACATAGTTCCAAATGTGCTTTTTGCTGCTCGTACTCATAATCTAAAGCAAGCATTGCAAGATAGTTTTTAGCGAGTATCTCATATATTTGAGCACCAACCTTACCATAAGTCGTTTCTAATGTTGAAAGTGACATCGGTACGTTTTTCCCTGGTCTATTAGCCCCGTGCGCACCACCTACTTTAACATGTGTTTTTCGAGGTACTCTATGAAGTAATAACCCTTTGTCAACACCCACAACATCTGCGATTCGATCAACTAACGGTAATAACTCATTAAACTGCTCAGGTGATATGAAATTATCTTCTGTTCTAGGGTATGATACAATTTGTGCCTCATACATTTTCTGATAAACATTAAGCACTTCTTTTGGTTTAACACCTTTATCTGCTAGTATCCCCGAAAGCCCAGCCAAGTCAAGCAACTTAGGTGGTGCTGATGTTTTCGTTACAGTACTATCTATAATAATCTTCGATTTCATTGGTAATGACGCTAATGGCACCTGTTCTTTTGTCGGATACATACTTGCGTTAGGATCCTTAAATACGTTTCCGTTTTCGTCTTTAAACCTTGCTTCATAGAAAGGTACTTTTTTGTAATTCGCTATCGCTTCAAGTTGTTCACCAACAATTCTAGTCATAGCTGATTTCAATCTACCTTGACGAAGTACCGTTTTATTATAACCATAAGTTGTTGCAATACGTGTAAACTGCATTGTTAGGTAATCATATTTAGCACGTGTTAACCCTTTTAGATACTCAGGAAACACTAATGGATTACCGATTTGTTTTCGTCCCACAAATGCTTTTTGTATTTCAACTTCTGATTCATCTATAAAATACATCCTAGTAAATCTTTTATTACCAATTAAATTTAATTCATCTAATATTTCAATCGCTAAAACTGCACCTTCACCTGTTGGGTCAACGTCCGTTGCAATTACTATCTCACTACACTTAGATAATGTATTTTTTATATCACTAGCTACTTTAGATACTTTCGGTTTTAATTTCTTCTTCCATCCAAAATCTTCAGCTCGCCATGGTAGATAACTCATAGACCATGATTTATACTTAGCTGCAAGTGACGGATGTACGTGCTGATCCGGATCGACATATTCATAGATATGTCCAACCGCATTCACAATCACATACTCTTCACCATTGTATCTACCTTTATTACCACCTAGTGCTTTTGCAAAATTTCGAGCAGCTGATGGTTTTTCAGTTAATATACCTATCATTCGGCTATCGACTCCTTTTCAATGTTTATTTTATTATCAATTCGTTACCAATTTATTATAACATATTTACAATAAATTTGTCAATCATTTAATTAACGCTATTTCTTTTTCTATGTTCTTCGCTTAATTTTCGAGTAAATCTATTGTGCTGGTCAGTTCTAACAGTCTCCATAAGTCGTTCTATATACTCATCACCATTTAATGTGAACCCACTAAGTTTTTTCTCATCACGAGCAATATCAGTACCATTTACGCTGAAATGGTCAAGCCAGAACCTAAGCATAGTAAGCTGTAACCCATCCATTGAAGACTTATTGAAGCGAATTAGTTGTCCCATAAGGTCCACCACCTTATCTAACTTCTCATTAAGCTCACCATATGATTCTTTATCGTTCTTCTCAAGCTCTGCTGTACCACCTAATTCGAATAGGATTTTATTAAATAGATATTTCGACGCATCTGTTTCTTCCAACTTATAAGTGTGCGATAATAACGCAATCATAAGACCATCCATAGTATCTTTTACACTATAATTATCAAGTCCATAATATTTCTTAAACGTTTCAAATAAATCCTGGTCAACAGTTGGTCTCGTCGTGCGGTTACCATAGTCAAGTTCTTGTAATGCATCTTTAAATTTTTTGATAACTGTCACCTCCTCTTTTACAATAGCAGGTGGATTAGCTACCCCGCTATTTTCTTCTTTAATACCTTCAGACTCACTCACACCTTCATTATTTTCGAATTCATCATTCTCATCAGAATTTTCTTGGGTAGTTTCTGAGGTAGTTTCTTGGGTAGCCTCATCACTATCAGTACCATCAGTAGACTCACTACTTTCATCGTCACCCTCGTTAGGTTCAGTATCTGTCTCATTTTCATCAAATGGACCATCTGTTTCATCATCACTAGTACTAGTAGTACTTGAACTATTCATATCGGTTGCAATAGACATCTCCATTAAGTCATCATATGAGTCCTTACCGTCTCCGAACTCTTTAAACGGACCATCTGTTTCTTCACCTGTAATACCTAAGTCTGATTTCAAATCATCAACCTCAGTATAAACTTTATCATCATATATGTAGTAATCCGTTATTGGTCGATACGTATCTTCTTTATCGTCATATAGATAGACTAAATTAGCTTTATTATTAGCGTCATAATAACTACGACGCTTCCTAGCAAGCCTAACACTATCTTCCATCATCTCATCTAATTTATTCGTATCACGAGTTGTTTCGTACCTATAACCCTGTGATGCACGAAATCTAGCCATCGTTCTTGCTGAGTCTTTATTGAAAAAATCCAATGCTTCATCGGATAAACTTCTCATTAAATATCACCTTCTTCCTCATCTAGTAGATAGTTATCACCACGAGTTAAGTTAAGTAAACTATCAAAACCATGTACTGTCACGTTCTCAAGTGAAGCTACATTCATACTTAACACTTTAATGCTATCTATTAATTGATTTAATCTTTGTTGTTCAAGTGTTGGTAAATCATAATCACGATTTTCATACGCAATCATGTGATCAATCGCATCAACAATATATTGGTTCATTGAACCATTCGTTCTACGCTTAGCCCAGTAACTAACTCTTTCATATGTATCATCATCTAGTCTTAGTGTAAGTCTTTTACTCATCGCTACCACCATCCCTATACTTAGCTAAACGAGCAGCTGCTTCAGCTCTTTGTTCCTCACTCATCACACGTTTCTTACTAGGTTTTCTTGATAGATTGTATCCTTCATTAAGAACACAGTCCACAGCTGTTACGTTACCGTCTTCGTCAGTATCTTTTGATATTATAGTAACGCCAGTTCCTTCTAAATTAAGAAAACGTCTCACGTCAACTGGGTAATTACTATAAATATAAGTCTTTTTATCTTGTACATCGTACCTGATTATAGTTTCTTGTTCATATATTTTAAATCTCACTTATCTAACCATCCTATTTATAAACTTCATAACAATCGGTGCTACGTAATTTACCAGAAAGATATTTCAAAAAATCATACCCTTCTCGCTCTATACCACACCTGATATCTCGTTCCATATCTCTCACTTTTTGTTGCAAAAAAATAAGATCAATCTCACCTATAACTTTACTTTTCTTACAAATATCTTGTAACGTGTAATTATCATAGAACTCCAATATAACCCTATTTCTTCTAATTATTCTCTGAAACATAACTATCACCTACAAACGCCATTAATTGAACTACATCGTCATCAGTATTCGTTAGTTTACATATAGTAGTTTTTCTCCAGACACTAGCTTCATCGTCTTCAGATATCAGTACACAATATGTTAGATCTAAATCAAAACAAACTACTTTCCTTTTATCTTCAGACATGTCTTTATAAAACACATGAAAATCATGTACCTCAAAATCTCGTCTGAACCCTTTTCTCATTAAGTAATCAATAATTCTCCCAACATAATCGTTATACATTATCGTACACCTCATCTAAAACAAATGAAACGTAGTAACGAAATTCGGAATTTATCGGTCCATTACATGTCGATAAAACTAAAGTCGGAGTATTTACATCTGGTGCTTCGCCTACAGTCCAATCAGCTTCTGTTTTAAGCTTATCCACATATTCTTGATATAAACTTGTACCAAGTGGTCTAGGTACACTATACACAGTATCTGTCTCAACAGTCGCCTTAGCTGAATACACTCTATATCTATATGCTTTACCTTTTTCATATACATAAATATACTTATATTTATTAGCTGTCTCTGGGTTTCTATACCATGTCTGTAACTTAGCGAACATATAATCACCATAAACAGCATGCATATAGTGCCCAAATACTAATAATTGCCCGGTTGTAGAACCTTCTGGTATAGCAGGTGTAAACAACTCACCTTCTAAACGATATCCACCGTACATACTATGCCTTTCGTAGAAATATTCTCCTACATTTGGCTCTTGCATCACAACTTGGTTCAGATTTGTTCCAGGTAGATATATCCAACGTGTTGCGTTATTATTAATAGATTTAAGATAATTAAAATCAATACCTTGGGTTAATTGTTTATCTGACGAACCACCTTGATTACCATCATTTCTAGACCTATCTTCGAAATTAACAGGTGGATAATTTTTAATACCATTTGCTACTTTATCAACAAGAGCTACATTATCATTACGTCCTTTAGTCTGTGAAGTATAGTCGTAAACGAAATACCCACCACTAAACAAAGACATGCTGATTAAAAATGAACCAGCTATTACTAATCCTTTACTTTTACGTTTTAAAACCACAATAAAACACTAACTCCTTTCTCATATAATTATCATCTTATTATAACATATTTATTAAACAATATCTAATTTCACCAACTGATAACACCTATCATAACGAATCGGAAAATTTTGTATCAAATGTATCAACTTTTTTGAACTTTTTTTTACTACGAAAAATGTGTGAGTTTTCACAAACAATTCTGACAATTTATTTAACCGTTTACAACGTTAATATAATCATGCTTTAATAGTACTAATAATAGTACGTATTTTTTTTCTGTATAAGAGCTAGTTGAAAAAAAGTGATACATTTTGATCAAAGCGTTTACATTTTGAGCAAATCGACTGAGCCCCAAGGGATTTCGATGTATCACTTTTGTCTTAAAAAAATTGATACATCAAAAATGCCGAAATGGACCTTTCGGCTTAGCAAGTGCGTTTACGATGTATCAATATGTATCAATTTTGACCTATTTTGACCTTCAACGTTTTTGATACATATTGATACATCACTGAAAACGTTACCTCCCTTCTCCACCATGGTCTAAGGTCAGTTTTACGATTTTTCCATGTATCAGTTTTTGATACACGTTTTTGATACATTCAAAAAATCGCTTACTCACATGGTGCTCTAAACGTTATTTAAAATTCTTGAAAATCGTAATGCAGTTCGTTTTCAAAAAGCACCTATTGACAAAAAACCTTAAGTGTGGTATATTATTAAGTTATGCGAAAAACAGCAATTTTAAACCTAAATTACACATTCGGTACGATTATGTAAACTAAAAATATAGTTTACTCATTTTGAGTAACACCTTATCAGGGCACACTACTAACATATTTGTAACAACTATGAAAACATGAAAGCGATTAATTTCCATGCCCTACTCACATTTCCCAAAAAATCATTATGAAATAAAAAGATATTTAATACTTTAGTTATCCAAAAAGTACGAAAAACCTGTGTCAATGTGTTAAATCCGAGACTTTTTCTCAACCAAGGGCAAAACTCACATCGCTATCTGTTACATCCGAACATTTAAGCTAAAATTAATTTCAAGTTCGTATATTACGAACAATTATTTATCCCAGTTACAACAATACTTTACAGTGGATCTTCACCTTATTTTTATGGAAAGTTCATTAAAAATCTGTATTAATATACCAACTTTCTACTATGGTAAAAATATCAAAATTTTCAAAAATGAACTATTTTCAATATGAATTTATTTCAGTTGACATAAAATTACGAAACAACAGTTTCGTCGAATGTTTAATTGGTCCAATCGGACTAAATAATGAACTAATTGGTCTTTAGGTAGACCTGATTGATTTTCCTGTCAAGTCAAATTACCTATCTGTTCAACTTTTTGGAATTTGGGAGATATGAGGTTCTAAAACCACATATCGAGTTCAGAATAATGATTCCGAGCGATTCCAAATAACCTTTTGAACGTAATATATATTTTCCTTTTGGTTGTTTATTAACCTACCAGTGCGGTCGTTTCTTTCTTACATAAGATCTCTCTGTCAATTATGCACCATAATGACCGTACAAAGACGTTAACCGTCAGTTAATTTTTCTCCTTTTCCTGTTACATTATGGTTTAGTGTATGCCTAATGTAACAAAAAGTAATTAATCTGAAAATACACCAACAAGAGTTTTTGGCATGAAACTCCTGTCACACACCTGCGATTGTAGGTGTGTATTTTTTTTTTGTACGCCAAGGCGTACCGAAAGTCGTTCCGTAAATCTGAAAATATCTCATATTGATGATTTAAAAATGAAACTCACTTTGTGGTCGTAGATTGTTGAATAGAATTTATTCTTGCAAACCGACGTCATATATGATATGATGTTCTTGTCGCGTATGAGAACCAAAGTCAAATTACGACCACACCTTATGGGGTTACTAGTGTAAGTATGGTGCAATTCCATGCGACCCCGCCACGAACATAAACTAACCTATCTCCTTTTAGGTTACGGGTGACATACAAATGGAATGTAAAAGAAAAATAAGAAGTCAGAAGGCTTAATATATGAACGACGATGTAAAATGTTTTATTGATTAGACATTTACATCACCTCCTTATAAATAAATAAAAAACAATGAATTATAGTAAACTAAAATGATGATGATAATAATGCATTTTTTTTCATAGTAATAATAAATAGAAACGAAGCAAGTTCACCCGTTTATGTTCAAAACAAAAGACAGTCTATATTAGACTGTCTTTTTATTTTTATATATAAATTTATATGCACTAAACATGCATCCAATAATTATTAGAATTAAACCTATCATAAAGTAGTAACCATATCGTACAATTGCTGATTCAGGTAATTGTTTCGGTTGGTTATTTTTTTTAACCCCTTCAGCATGAACGATTGGTTTAGTCTCAGTGTTAACATCTCTTTTCGCTAACTTCTCTTTATCCGATTTTTGTTCATCAGATTTCTTCTCTTCTTTTTTAACCTCAGGTTTCGCCTCTTCAGTTTTTTTCTCTTCTGTCTTAGTTTCAACTTTAACCTCAGTTACACCATTACTCACCTCTTGTTTCGCAGGTGTAGCTGCTGGTTGTTCATACACTACAGGCTGAGTATATTGTGTTGTAGCAGTCTGTTGGTACGTAACTTGCGGTGTATATTGAACAACAGGTTGTTCCACTTTCTTAGCCGAGTACCAGTATGATGTTAAACCATCCATACTAACCGATTTACCAGTGTATGTATAAACATATCCATTGCTAGTTATTGACCCACTTGGTGCGACATCTGATCCGTAATATGCTATTGTTTCTTGACCAGGTGTGTCGGCAATGAACATCGTATTACCAGCGTTTGCTGCTGATGTTATACCTAATGTTAAACCAAGACCAAATAACGTTGATATTATAAATTTTCTCATAACATTAATGACCATCTTTCTTTAGATTTTTTTTTATTTACTTATATCACTAATTTTAACCTATCGAAACGTTTTTGTCAATTAATATTCAGGTCACAAAATGTGACCGATTGATTTATTAGAAAATTCAATATAATATAATCACGGAGGTTTACAAAATGAACTATTCAATTTCTGAACTATTAACTTATAACAATATCAGTACCTCACAATTAAAAGCTCTTAAAAAAGAACTTAGATGGTCTCTTGGAAACCCATCTAAATCAAAAATTAAAACAGCTATTGCTGAAACTATTGATAACTTAAATAGCGAGAACGCAAGTTTAATTGATTTTTGCTTCGCATCTAAGTTACATGAGCTAACTATTGGTGATGTGGTACCTGAAAAATTACTAAAAGAAAACGATCGAGTGGTTTTATTCAAAATTAACTTAAACGATAAGCTAAAAGAATTAAAACTAATGGTTGAAAACGGTAGATTATCAAATATTATCTACCCTACTATCTAAAAACCAAAAGGAGAAAAAAAATATGACACCTAAATTAAGAACTGTATGCAATAACTGCCATTTTGTGGAAACTGGAGAAACTGATGTATTATTCAGTTATGATACACCAGTTTTGGAAATCAAAGACTATAAGATTGTACGAGTATTTGAAGCCTATAGCTTTAGTCCAACTACATCAAAACACATCAATAAGTTTATTGACAGCTTTGGTTTTATTCAATTAAATGGGCAAAATCTATTCACACTAGATAATAAAAAACATAAAAAATTACTTGACGAATTTTACAAAAGTCCGAAAAACACAAGATAACTTATACAAAATCTTGCAAAAAATATAGCAATATTATATAATAAGCTTATAAAATTATTAGAAAAGAGGTTTTTATTATGATGGACTCTACAACTAGTTTTATAAGTTTTTATCAATTATTAATGATAGTTCTAGGAATGTTTTCTCTAGAGCTAATTACCAACTACTTTATTTTCCGTAAAATGGATATCGAACCTTGGAAGGGACTAATCCCGTTCTACAACACTTTTGTATATTATAAAACATTTTACGGAAGTGGTTGGATGATGTTGTTAGTATTTATTCCTATCGTTGGAATATGGTTCCAATTCGGATTATTAAACCGTTTAGGAAAAGGTTTTAATAAGTCATTAATCTGGCGTATCGCCCTTCTTATGATCTTATCACCTATTGGTAAGTTAATTCTTGCTTTTGGTCATGATGAGTTCGACTGGGAATAACATAACGCAACATAAGACTGTACGTCACTCATGGCTACAGTCTTTATTTTTTTTTTTACACAGGAGACAACTTATGACACAAAACATATTAAGCGCATTACAAAAAGAAGATATTATATTGGAAAGTAATATCGCAAAACTATTCAAAATACCATTCCATATCAAATCAGCTGAAACAATTACAGATGATTTTTACGAAAAACATAAAACCTATAAATATAGGTCCAATGATGGTAAATATTTAGAGCAATCACTCTCACTTCGAATTGAATTGAACAATAATTTAAACACTGACGTAACGCTTATTGTTAAAACAGTTGGTAAATTCTCAGCCGAGTCACAATATGTTACAGAAACTTACCCAGGATTATGTAAAAACATTGTACTGAAAGCTGTACCGGAACTAACTAGAGTTTTCTATACAAATCTAGTTTTAACTAACGACCACTGCACTGTTCTAAAGAATGCTCTAAATTATGAATGGGTATAACAAAAATGCAGCTCTTCGAGCCGATTGTTATAAGAAAATTGTTCCGACTTTTGTTTTATACAAGTTGGTTCAAAATACGTTAAAATATATACCAGAAAGGATATTAAAAATTATGTACAAAAAAATCAATGAACAAGAACCAATCCAAGTAATACTTAAGGTTCGTAACTATCATAGAACTGAAAGAGATGTTATTGCAGAAGTTGATACTTTTGACGAAGCATTTGATGCTATGAACGAATGGATCGAAAAGTATTCAAGAGTTAAATCACATTATAAGAGGTTCCATAACTATGAAGATACCCTAGTATGTGACTATGGTGCTCATAATGCTAATTTTACATTTACCAATGTAAATATGGGTGAATAATTATGGAACAACAATTCATTGAATTCTTAAGAAATTCGAATAAATTTATTATAGATAAAAACGGAAAGCTTCACTATAGTGAAGTTTTTTCTGTTTTTACACATGAGATTAATATAGAAAAAATAAGACAAGAACAAGGTTATGCCGATCATGTTTCAAATGACGAAATCATTAGATATTATTTAGAAGACAAAGGTGAATCGAAATTTAGACAACTATCTATAGATCTTATAGGGAAGTTTACTACAGAACATGACCTGGATTTCGACACTAATGTTGATAGCCTACTCGATATTATCGAAGATGTTGTTATTTACGAGCCGATAATTAGCTATTGTCAAAGTTGTTAAATACATTAACCCTAACCTATTCCTGGTGGACCAAGAGCGTGTTCGATTCGCACTATAGGTATATTAAATACAGAAAGGATATAAATATGAGAAAATTACTAAAAATGAAAGAACAGTTAGAAGAACAATTAGCTTCATTAAATAGAAAAATAGAAGCTGAACAAAATAAAGAAAAAACAATCACCACAATTAAGGCTAAAGTAAAAGAGCTAGAATCACTTTTACAAAGTATGTCAACTATTAAAGTTTATTATTTTGAAAAAGGTAATGAATTGTTAATAACTGAAAAATCAGAATTTGATTACAGTAATTATGATTCCAACGATGAAGTAACATTACATTATAAACATTTCAAAGAATTACACCAAACTCTAGAAGAATTAGACAAAGCGATTGAAAATCACAATATAATTAATAATAAATTAAGAATAAAAAATAAGAAACCGTTATTAGATGATTATGAATATAATTATGGCAATTCATTCTTTGATAATACTTTAGTACTTACATCTTCAGATACCATCCAAACGGATTTTTCAGAACCATTTGTTGTTTCATTATATGTAAATGTGAAAATTCCAAATGAAGATACCGTCGATTTAGAAATTCAAACAACAATATCTTATAATCACGATATCGAAAAACACTATTCAAAAACAGTCGACAATATTGAATTTGATATCAAATACACTGATATTTCTGATTATACTAGTCGTTTTGAAAAACTAACATGTACTATTAGTGATGTTGAAATAAATAATCTCTATGACGTATTAAAACAAGTTAAATCATTAGCCTTTTCTAATTCACACATAGTTAAATTAAGTACGTTTAAAAATTAAAGAAAGGATATCAAATTATGGAACATTTATACAAAAAAAGAGCAAAGCTACACGAAGAATTAAACAAAATTGATCAAGAAATTGCTATTGCTGAAAATTATAATACTATCAAATCATCAATCGAAAATAAAATCGAACAATTAACTGATAAATTTAATAAAATCAATATACCTATCGCAGTTGACCAAAGAGCTCTAGACTATTGTATTGAAATATACACTGAAATCAAAGACGGTAAAAATAAACTTTCAGCTCCGATATATCAAATAGAGGATCTAGATAACATTCAAGATGCTGACTATATCCTAACAACGCTACTCGAAAATTTCGAACTATTGGTATTAAAAAGCAATATAATAAGACAATTATCAGAAGCGAATCCGGGGATGTACATAGAGGTTGGTTCCAATTTAAACAAATTAAATATATATAAAAAGACTACACTTATTTCAAACAAAGTGAATATTTCATTTATTTCACAACATACATTAACAATAAATAAAAACAATACTATTAACATTGCATTTACACATAATTATGAAACAAATGACCCCCTTAAAAAACACCAACAAAAAAATATACTTTGTAAAAACATTCAACACGATGTAGAGCATCGATCACTTGGATCTCAAACAAGTGAAGAATACTTTTCTGGTGAATTCAAAAATATAAAACCAGAAGACTTAACTCAATTCATAAAAACGCTTGAAAGTGAAATAGCACGAGAGTCTGAAATATTAAGTTTCAAGAAGTTAAAACTTGAGTATTAATTATACAACAACCTATTCCTGGTGGATTTAGAGTGCGTTCGATTCGTACTATAGGTATATAAAAATAACTAGAAAGGATACGGAAATTATGGCAAACGAAACATCTGCATGGGGCTCAGTAACCATCTATGCTCCAAGCAAAGACGATTTAGAAGATTTCATATATCTTAAAATCTTATCAGAAAAAGACACAACATATAGTACCGAATTTTCGGACTTCCCGCAGTATACAATAAATACTGAAAATACATTCTCATACGAAAAAAGTAATCCAAGCATTATATGGTAAACATGATGTGTATATGAACGAAGATGGTTCATGTTCTGTCAATATAGCACTATGTGGTATCGGACGTTGGTCATTTAAAGAAAATGCCCGTTGGTTCTTTTCTTACCCATTTGAAGGATTCGAATACGAAACACCTAGACAAAATAAACTTCGTGATACACTTAGCAAATTAAAATTCAGAGCTGAATTCGATATCGAAGAAGAAGAAGTTGATATTTCCTATTCCCATGCTCGTTACAAAGTTTCGTGGGATAATGGAAAAGAAGATTTTAAAGAAGAAAATATTGTATATGAGAGAATATTGCCACATCACGACGAGTTCTCAATCGGACAATATGATTAACCACCCATACAAGAAAGGATACAAAAAATGAAAGAAATTACATATAACTTTATAACTGGTTTAAAAGAATTATCGGAAAAATATAACTTTGACGGGTTTTTAGATGTTGAGGTATCACCATCATCGTTTAAAGTCCATAGCTATTATACCGAATTTTATATACATACTGATGCTGAAGATTTCACAGCACTGATGATTTGTAAGCTACTTGATGATATGAGAGAACTATTAACAAAAACAAAATACCCTGTTAATCTAGAATATGCTTTCAGTATTTCTTCAAGTGAAGGAACTATCTATAACCTATTTGACGACTCTTACGAACCTACAAAAGAAAATAGACAATCAAACAAAGCTAAATTCCCTTGTGATTACGAAAAAGAAGAGCAATGCTACACATTGTCATTAGATAGGGGTAAAATCACTTTGAAAAAAGACCATAGTGATAAAGAAGAGTACTTTAAAGAAAACCCTGAAATCATCGACTTCCTAAACTCATTTATCGACAATAAAATTCCAAAAACTGTATCACCTACTGTAACAGAAATCATAAAAGACATCAGAAAAATCCGTGAGAATATAAAAGATTATATGAGTTGTAACCTGGTAAGCCCATTAAATTTCGGATTACACTATAACAATAACGAATTAACAGGTGTTTATTCATTATTTGAGTACTATGTGTGTAAGGAGGATTATTATATCGATAGATTAAATGAATTAAAATTCACAAGTGACCTACCAGCTTATGCGTTATTCAGAAAAGTTGATATGGCAAATCTCACAGAAATACCTATGGAGTATACTAAAACAAGACCTTTTACAACGTCTAAGGTAACTAATGATAAACAATATTTTGAGAATGTCATCAAAAGCTTAATTCAAAATACAGATATTAAGTTAGATAACATCAAATCACTTTACATTAACTTAGATATGTTAGATTACGGCTCAATGGATGTCCAAAACGGTACTTTCAAAATAACTGCCAGTAATAAATTACTAGCACAAGTAGAATTCGTAGATTATGATAAAGTGTCGCAACCTAACGTCTTTAGATTAAAAGAAAACATTCACAAATTCCTATATGAAACTCATAGTGACGGATATTCTATCTTAGTAACAAAACTTGAAGATGATGATTCAGAATATGGTGGGATTTCCTACCCTGGATACACTTTACTTGAATTTATCCAAGAAACTGGCGAATCATTAAATATCATCAACGATAAAGATAAGCTTAACGCTGACCTAAAAGATGCTGGAATTAAACCAATCAACTATTAAAATAAAATTAACTAGAAAGGATACAAAAAAATTATGCAAAACAAAATTGATGAAAAAGACTTTATAGAATACTTAAAAACTCGTGATGAGCTTTGGGTCAATCATAGTGGCCAAATTACTTATTCAGAATATTTTGATTACCAAGACCAATTAAGCTCAGAAACTATGGCTAAAATCTTAAAAAATAAAGAATCTGACATATCTATACATACAGCAGTCCACTGGTACTTAGAAGAAAAAGACTGGCTTTCTTATTCGGATGTATTTTATAAAATCAATAAAGAATATGCCGAATCACGAAAATTAGATTTCGATGATGTTCAAGATGAGCTGTATGATTTAATCAGAGATAATGTTGATTATGACTCAAATATCGATACATTGCTTGGTAACTCTAGCCCAGACGATCTTCACATCATCTTTAGAGACAATTGGGATGATGATTACGATAAAATGTATCGATGGAATGAATATAAATCGTACTTAGAAGATAGCGAGACAACAATAGATGAGCTAAATGAAACTCTCCTAGAGACTGAACTTGGTTGGTTACTTTCTACTCAAGGTTATAAACCATATGATGTATTTGAAAATCATAAAAAACCACTTGGAAACGAATTCTTAAACCAAGTCTATTCAGAATTATTTGAATACGAAGATTCACTAGAAGGTACTCAGTTAACTGCTGCACTGGAATCGGACGACTGGGATGCAATTATGGCAATCCATGATCACAAGCCTTTTATCATAAAAGCCGGTTCAGCTTTTGGTTTATATAATAGTGTACATGGTTCTGGTTGTGGTTTCGAAATCCGACTTGAAAAAGATATTGTCGTAAAAGGTAGACAATATGAATATGGCATCTGTGAATCAAATAGTCCTTACGGATATAGTCCATCAGATACTTATGGCGGAAGTCCTGCTAATGGACGTAATAATATCTCACTTGCTTAAATGATATCCATACTTACGGTGAAACACCGTCGAACGGGCGTGAGAATATAAGCTTAGTTTAGGCTTGCTATTATAACACATTTACGTTATAATAACCTTATAACAACTTTGCCTGACTCGAACGCGGACGCTAGCCCACCTGAGTCTTCAAAACGATGCGAGCGACCGGTCCCATCTAGCGAGGGATCACGCCGAACAAGCACGAACTGGCAAGTCGTAGAACTCAGCCGAGCATGACTCTGGGTTCAATTGATAAAGATGGTGCTAATAATGATTACAACTCTACTAAATATAATTGCTTCAAATCACCATCTTTATCCTTTATTATTATTATGGGAAAAATCGAGTGGCTGAACCTCGGTATAATTCCCGCCACATTTTATTACCTCACTTGTAAAGTATGAGCTAGAGCTTTACAAGCAATCTTGTTTTGGATAGCTTATTTCTCTAAGAACTATACTGTAATATACCAATTTTATTTAACACCTGAGTTTTAAGTTAATCCAAAACAATTTTTTTTTCACTATTTTTGAATAACATAAAAGTTCATTTTATCTTGTTCAAAGATAGCGAAAACCAAGCTATCTTTAATTTTTTGTATCCAAGTTCTGTTTTGTACTGTAACGATTTAAGCAACAAACACTTTCCACAATAGTAATATCAGGTTACTTACAAGACAGAACTATTTTTATTGACAAAAATTAAATAATAAACTATAATAAATACTTGTGAAAAACGCTGAGGAAGTTATAGAGCTTCGGCGTTTTCTTTTTGGAAAAATATAATAGCAGAAAGGAGAAAAAATCATGGGATTAAGATCTTATATCGAAAAATGCCCGAAAATCGAAGCAGTTTTAACAGAAGAGTACGTGGATTCACACGATGGTTACTACGAAGAAGGAACTCGTGGTAGAACAATTCAATGTTACTTCACAGAACTAGCAAGATGGCAAAAAAATTACGAACTAGACAATTGGTTTAGAAATAATATAAAAGATTACTTCAAAACTAATGAGTCAAAAATCTATGAAATTGATATACCAATGCTAATCAAATTAAAAAATCATTGGTCTAAAAACTACCCAGAAGATAGGGATACAATTGAACAGATAAATTCAGTGTTCAAAAACTACAACTCAGAACTTGAACGTTTATATTATAACCCTAGTCACTAACCACAGTCGTAAAAACTGTGGTTTTTCTTTTTACTCAAATGCAACCTAGATTTTGCGGCTCAACTATGGTATAATTATCTTATATGTAAAATTGTTAAAAGAAAGGAGATGCAAGTAAATTGGTTTCAATAATAGAAACAAGAGATTTGTTACGAGATACAATCCGTAATGAAGGATTAGTCTATTTCAAATCTAAAAATGATAGATATTTATTAGCCTTAAATTTCATCATCAAATTAAAAAACGATAAATTAAACTCGTTTTTAACAGATGATTTCGGAGCTAATATCAATAAAACATTTAAAATAAAACGAAACGAAAAGATAAAATATGAAGAACCGCCCTTCACACTTGATATCGAATTATCTAATATAGAAACTGGTTCAGTGCTTGATTATAAAACAATAGACTCTGATTTAGACCATAAAATTATATCCATAAATCACCGTACACTTTACATACCTCATGATTATATAGATATTTTCCAAAGACAATCTGAATTGTCAAAATCAGCACTAGAATACGAAAGTATTATGAGTGGTGATTCACATCGTTGTTATATTGTCGAAGATAATGATATTAAAATGTACATCTTTTCAAAACCCGACCTATGATTGGACTAACTGGAATCCTTTGGATACCTTTACTATCATTGTTATTATATAAGTTAGATTATACAAAATTAATAAGGAAAAAAAAGATGGGAAAAATAGAAAATATAATGCGTATGTCATTGGATGATATCAGTAAACAAATTGTTGAAGGTATCAAGCGTAGTCACAATATGCGAGTTTCACTTCATGGTGAAAAATTACTGGTTGAAGTGCAGAATTTTAAACCAGGTTATTTAAATGTATACTGCTTAAATACAAACCAGGTAGACAGGACAAAATTTGATTTAAAAAAACCAACAAGTTATGAGCTGAAACTCACTGAAGATATAAAAAAAGATCTATTGGATAGAGCAAAATTATATGATAAATATAGAACTTAACTACACCACGGTGTAGCGATAGACATTTGCTTACCAAATTAACTAAAAGGAGATGTGTCGGAAACCGACCACTCCTTTTTTTAGTTCGAATTACTTTGAAAGGATTGGAATAACTATGGAAAAAAGTACATTAGAACAATATCTATCTTGGTCTAAACTAATGAGATCCGAGATGGATAATTATATACGTAAAGTATTGCCGAATATGTTCGGTGAACTAAAATTATTATATCCAGAAATTCATGAACTACATGCTACAGCGCATTTTAACGAAGGTACTCGCCCTTTTATCAGAATATTTTATAAAACTGAATATTTCGGAAGAAATATTGAAGTACCTTATGTAGAAGAAAACATGAACATCAAGATTTTAGCAGAACTAATGGAACCTCTTTCTTATTACAAAAATCAAAAGTAATTTTTTTGTCTAAAATCTAATAATATGGTATAATAATAATTGTAAATATACAAATACTCTACACTTACACCTCACGTTTCGTGGGGTGTTTTGTAAAAAAATAATTAAAGAAACGGAGAACTTATATGCAAGAAAAAAAATTAATACAAGCAATTAAATCTGATACCAAAGGTATCTTAAACCCTGTTGTATTTAGCGCATACAGCCTAACACCTACACCCAAATACGAAATGGTTCAAATTGCAAAATCAGTTAACCAAAAATTAGGATACACTCTTTTCGAAGATTGCCACTACCCTAGATTAGTACGCGATTTTGCAATCGTAGCAAGAGCTATGGCTAAAAATGCTGTTAAAGGAGTGAATTAGAATGAGTATCATTGATAAAATCCAAGTTGAAATGAAACACTCAGTTGACCTTCAAAACGAGTTGTACGATGATATCGTACTACCTGCTTTAGGTGAAGATAACTACGAATCAGCTTATAAGAAATACATGGAAGAACTTCATGGTTTTGACGCACAAGCATTTAAAAAATGTTTAACTGAAATTACAAAATTAAACTACAGTGATCCTGCTGAATTTGCTAACTGGGCTGACAGATTTAATTATATCCCTGAATATATCGTACACAGAAATGAATTTGATAAGAAAACAGATGAAATCAATGAAGTCGATGGTTCACCTCAGGATAAAGAATTATTATTCGACGCACTTGACAGAAAAAGAACACGTGCTCATAATGGTGTAATTTCGTTATTCAATAAAATAAATGAATTTGCTGAATCAAAAGGTATAGTACAACCATACCCTACTACAAAACCTTTCAACCCAAAAGATCCAGTAGACCGTGGTCGTGTCGCGGACATACTTACTAAGCAAGAAACTCTTCTAGAAAATATCAACCTTATCATTCAAAAAGAAAAAATCCATGAAAGTGATAAAGATAGATATAGTAAAATGAGTATTGGAGAATTATTCCAAGAAGCAAAAAAGACTCAAGTTCAAAAAGACAGTGAACCTGAATTATAATTCTTAAGGATGGTGACTTTATTTGATCAATATTATAGCATTAACTTTACTTGCCATAGGCATATACATTTGTGTTGAAACATATGTGAAACATAAAGAATATGAAAAATACATAAAACCACACCAATTTAAAAATAAAGATAACGTACTGAAAGTTCAAATGAGTTCATTTGATAATGAATATATCATTAAAATAGAAAATAAATCAGAACACCCTGTCGACACAGTACTTTATGGATTAGACTCAATCCCCTACATAACAACAAAAACATTAACATCAAATATAATAACCTTAGATAAAAATACATTGGAAATACTAGACTCTAAGAATATTGAATTTCCCAATAAATGTAAAAAATTATCACCTTACGATATTGAATCACTAAAGAGACTTGATTTAACAATATCGTTTAAAATTAAAGAATCATCACGTGAATATATTATGTGTTGGTAGCTGACTCCTTGTGGATTCAGCTTTTTTTTATATTTACTATCAATTTCGCGACTAGTCGCCGATTGATGTTAAAGTAAATGCGGACAAAAGATGGTCCATTTGGGAGGTTTACGTCAACTCGTATGCCGAGTTCGTAATCTATTACGAGCGATTCCAAATACAATTTCAATTATTCAGACAATCAGAAACCAATATGGTTTCTGATTTTTTTTAACTCACCCGCTAGTATAGTCGAAACGACTATCGGTTGGTATTGGAAAAAAATATAAGGAGAAAAAAATTACTATGAAATTTAACGAACATATTGCATCAATTCGTGACATTGAATTAGAATTAGAATCGAAATATGATTTATTCGCTAATGATTTATTAAGTGAAATCACTAACGAAACTATTTATAACTTTACAAAAAATTTATTCGACCATAGAAAATACATTCCAAATTTTAGAGAATTAATTGATGAATATATTTCATATGGTTTCCACAAGTTAGATGTAAATACTTTATTAGATTATAATGATGATATTATAACTGATTATGCAGTCGGTTTAGATAATCAAATAGAATTCGAAGCTTATTTTCTAAACAATTCTAATGCTTGGTCTTTACACCTATGCATTGAGTTTAATGAAAATAATGAAGTTAGTGAAATCTCAACTGCAATGAGAATACAATATTAAAGGAGAAAAAACCATGAAGAAAACATTATACTTGTTCGTAGATACTGAAACAACTGGTCTTAACTACGAAGACGGTAATTCAGTACCTCGTGATAACAAAATGCTACAAATTGCATTCAAATTATACGATCACACAATCACAAAAGAATTAGTTGCCAAAAACTATTATGTGAATTATACTAGAGATGAGCTACATTATCTTTACAATTCAATGAATGATTACGTTAAGAATATGCACACATCTACTGGTCTTTTGAACAAATTAGGAAATCCTAGTCTTACAACACCAGTTGCACAAATTGATAACGAATTACGTTGGGTTTTGGATAAATGTGAAGGTTATCAAGTATTACTTGCTGGTAATAATGTGCAATTCGATTACGAAGTTGTACGCAGGCATTTACCAAAATCAGCAGCTAAATTATATCATTCAGTATTAGACGTTAGTTCAATCAGACGTGCATTCTCGACAATTAATTCAAACTTTGGACAAATGGTTAAAGAAAATAAATCATCTAACCATGACGCCTTAATCGATATTGAAGAATGTGTTAGAGAGTTAAGAGTCTATCAAGGAGCGCTTTATTCTGGACTAAAAAATTAGGAGGATTGGGAGGTATATTAGCTAACAACGTATACCGAGTCCCGTATTACACAGGCGATTCCAATTAAATTTTTCAATTATTCAGAACCTATCCCTGGCGGGCTTGAAGTACGTTCGATTCGTACTATAGGAATATCAAATAAATACGAAAGGATACAAAATACATGAAAATATTAAAAGATTATGAAATAGGTTCAGTTCGTCCTGAATTTGATTTTATTATAAATGCTTTACAACATGGTGTTCTTTTGGATCAAATCCAAATAACAGACCAAGGTTTTGAAACCTTCATCAATAACTTAGAACACGCCCTTGATTATGAAGATGTCAGTATTTACCTAGAAAATGGTTATGCTGAATCGGAATACAACCGTGGATATGATGACGGATATAGAGACGCCTGTGAAGAACATGAATTTGATTAAAATGAGGTAAAGATTATGGAAATTAAATTAACTAACGAACAATTAGCGCTGTTACTAGATGATTTTGATAGTGGAATTATTGACTATAAGTGTTACAAATACCGCGTCCTTGACGCTAAATTAACTATCAAAAACTTGTACGATGACCATGTTGATTGGGACGTTGCGGAAAACCCTATTGCATTAGAATACGGTAATACAGTTCTATTACCTTACTTCACATTAGGTGACGCGTTCAACTACAAAGGTATTGTTTATGATACCCTTATATTATGTACAAAAAACATAAAAATAGGTGAAAACACAAGAATAGGTTTCGATATCATGTCTGAGCATTTACAAGAAGATAAAATCGATACTGTCCAAATCCATATCGCTTGGGATACATATGATTGTGGAAGTGGACAGGATGTTGTGGACGTTAAAAATGATAGCATTGAGATTCCACAAATTAGAAAAGATACTGAAGTTATCTTAACATTAACTCTAGAACGTATTATTGACGATGTTACAACACTTGACCACCTGTTAGGAGATTATATCGCTAATGAATATAAAATCAACCTTCTAAATGGCGCCCATATTGAAGACCACGGAGATATTTACAACTATATTCGAGGTTTTGTTGAAATATTAAACAATGAATTAGAAAAAGATGAAGACAATGAAGAAGAATATGTTTATATGGAAAAAGATAACGAAATTATTATCTTCAAAACATATATTTCAGACGACTCGTTCTTCGAACCAGATTTCGGCCAATATCCTAATAATGTTGAACTGAAATTCACAATCAAAAAATAACTTATCCCAATGGGCTTAGAGCACGTTCGATTCGTGCTATAAGTATAAAAAATAAAGAAAGGATACAAAAATTATGAATACAAATATTACTTACGTTGACGGTTACGTTGAAATATACGCACGAACAAAAGATATTCTAAAAGACTTCTTATATCTACAAATGATCTCTGAAAAGAATGCATTTTATACCACAACTATCAACGACTTACCTAACACTAATAACTTTCTCGACTACCCTACGCATTATATAGATGATGTAATTAAATCTTGTAAAAACAATGAATCTGATACTTATTATAAAATAAGAGTGCAACTAAGCGGTAATGGTTATTTAACATTCAAAAACAACATGGAATGGTTCTTCACCAATCCATTAACAATGACATATAGCAAAAATAGCTCATTAGCACCGAGACTAAAAGAAATTACAAAACTACAAGAAAAATTAAGAAAAGAAACTTTTGGTGCGTACTTTGAAATTAGCGAATATGATGATAACGATATAACAATTGGTTATTATCTAGCAAAATACAAAGATACTGACACTAAATTAACAACATGTGGTGAAACAGTTTATTCATTTAATGCAGAAAATTGTCAAAAATATGATGTTTTCAGCAGTGAAGCTTATGACACTGAATATGCACTAAATCATTTTGATGAATTTCTTGAATTATTAAGAAATGAAATATCATCAAATGAACATGAAAAAGAAACTTATCAAGAAATGCTTGGCAATCAAGATAAATTAAAAGAAGCCTTAGGGCTTATGGGGTCAAAAGTTTACTATGATTTCAATGAATTCATGTGCGACTTTACATATAAAATTTGGGTATAAACGGAGTAAAAACACATGCGTAAATATTATTTCAATAATGTAGATGATTTAGTAAATCATCTGTTCTATAAAGAACCTGATATCACACCTTTACGATTACAAATCACTCTTTACTTCCTATTCGCTTTTTATATTGGTACATATCAAAACCAAAATGATTACCCAGAATATCTATTCAATGCAGATTTTGAAGCAGACCATTATGGACCTATTATAAGACGCGTACATCTAAATCAAGAAGAAGATAAATACGAACCTCGTGAATTTATCTTTGGAAATCATGAAATAGATCAAGAAATAAGTAGATTTATCAATGGTCTACTCAACCGAATTATAGATAGATCGGACTTCATGTTAGTCGATAGATTACATGAAGATACCACATGGCGAAAAGCGATGAGCAATAGTAAATTCAGCATTATGTCAAAAGAAGATATTGCATCTGAATATAAAAAATTATTCAAAAATTAATAAAGAAAGGACACAAAAAATTATGAAATCAGAAATTTTACAAAAATTTATAGGTAAAATTAATACAATCGTACTTAATAACCAGATGGTTTATTGTTCCACAAACCATATCCTAAGGATAATTGAAGAAAAATTCGGAGAAATCTATACAGATAAATTCATTGCAGAATTATCTTACGCAATTGAAAGAATTTCAATTAAATGTGAAGATTTTACACTTTCGGATTTAGAAAACTCATTAGAAAACGCTATTGAACTCGCTGATAAGTTCGAAGATATCTATTTCGACTACCACTATATCCCATCAGACTTAAACGAAAGATTAGCTGCTGGCGAATTTACAAAGTAGGTGACACCATGAATAAAAATCGATATAAACAAGCAGTTCTTGACATCCGTGAAGCATACCCAATTTTATCAATCGAGAACATTAAAAAAGATCTTCCAAATACATTAAAACACATTGGAATAAACATCAAATACGCTGCGATGAAACAACCCGAATTAATGTTTTCAGAATCATATGTTCATTTTGAAAATGGACAACCTGAAATAGTACTAAAACATAATTTGGACTTATTCCAGAAGCGTTTTGCTATTGCTCGTGAATTAGGACATCTGTTTTTACACACTGAATGGTTACCTAACCATACACTCGCTATTGATCCAGACGCTAATATCACCTATAAAACCAATACTATAACTTATAATAATTGTGGAAATATTCATGAATCAGAATTTTTCGCTATAGAATTTTTAGCACCTATTTCAGCAATTAAGAAATCATTAAAAACATATAAAAAATCAGGTATAACAAACATTGCTCATCAACTAGATGCACTAGTTATGGAATATAAAATACCAAGGTATTTGATTTATACTCGATTACCCCAAATCAGATAAGAAAGGAAACCAACTAATATGTACAATTACGAACACTTTAAAAGCCTAAATGAGCTAAAACAAGCTCATTACGGTGTTGCAACTAGATTATTAAAATATGCATCTGACCCCGAAGGTGATTGGACTACAGAAGATATTTACTTATACAATTCACCAGAGGACTTTGCTAAATACGAAGTTGAAGACGGCTGGTACTCTACTACACTCACACCTGACTACAATGGCGCGCCATCCCTTTATGGACATATTGATTATTCGAGTCTCGCTAATGCATTAATTAGCTCATGGGATGAATCAATATATTATCATGATGAACTTACAGGTTTCATCCTAACAACAAGCTACGGATGGTAAGATTATATGCAGCAATACGAAAACCTAGAAAAACTAGCAGTAAATCATACAAAACTTGCAACAAAACTAACAAATCATTTCACAAAATATACATCTTGGCAAAATGATACAATCATAATATTTGAGACAATCGGTGATTGGATTACTTACGAAATGAAAGAAGGTTATCTTTCATACATAATAAAAGAACTTAAATCCAAATATCCAGAAATCTATGAAAGTTTAGATTACCCTAAACTTACACAAAATATGATGAACCACCTTGATCCAGATTATTACTACTATGATAATGAAATTGGTTCAATAATAATGATAACTCCGGAGGAATAAAGATGAACAGAGATTTAATTAACTACGTTGATTTCGTTGAACTAATGAAACGAGAAGAAAATAACGAACTTAGCTTTGAAAAAGCATTAGATTACCTTAGTAACAATGTATTATATGTTACAAAAGACCAACTTGACACTATTTACCATACATTATACACCAAAATAAGATTATACAATGTAGCAGATGGTCCAAGCATATTCAAACGAAATAACATAAGGTTATATAATATTGACTATGACCTTGACGATGAAGGTGCACTATTTGCAATCAGCATCGCATTAGACTATAAGGTAATACGAATGATCCATATCAATGCAACTATCCAAAAAGAATCCGTTGACGATATGGACGCATTTGTAGAACAATACGATAACATATTAGCTAACAAAATCACATTAGTCGATTTCATAAAATTCACTAGCCGTAAGAGCTACGTTTTCCATAAAGTATTCCAAGATATTTTAATAAAAGATATGGAAAAAATTGTTGACTACTTCAATAAAAATTACGAACAACAATTCGTTTATCGTGTCGTTCTAGATCAAAAAGACAAGTACATCCTGTTCTACGAAGTAAAAAACAACAAAGTTAGCAACTCATACTACTTCCAATGGGAGTTAGAAAAATAACAACCTATCTGCGGTCAGCTAGAGCACGTTCAACTCGTGCTATAGGTATACTTACAATACTAAAAGGAGGGAAAAAAAGCCATGCTCACAATACTTTATAAAACAAAATTGATACCTGACTTTTCAATAAAAGAGTATATCCTTGCTGATGAACTATTGTTCAAAAATAAATACGAAAAATTATTTAAAGAACAAGGACGTACGTTCAAAACATATCATATCGATGATGAAACAAAAGATAAACTTGAACAAAACCTTGAGTTACTTGAAAAAGAATATAAAAACCAAAGTGCTTCAGACTATATTCACGAATCAATACTCGAACCACTATTTGAAGAATTACCTTATATGACAAGTTTAGATCAACTTTTATATAATGAGTCTAATAAATTCGAGCTAATCTTTAATGTTTACTATCTAGTTGATAGTGCAATTTTACAACACTTAAAAGAAGTTTTAGATGAAATTTGTAAAATCATATCATATCCAGATCTTACAAACCCATATCATAGAAAAATAAAAGAATGGTTAAACGCTATTGATGCACTATCTATTGATTTTGAAAAAGAAATACTGATAGTACAAGCTTAGAAAGGGAAATTATGACAGAAATTAAATTCGTAAAATTACTAGATAAAAACAAGTTCGCATTCACAGCAAAAAATGAATGGAGAACAATCGAAATTACAAATAAATTAAGTTCAAAATACGTAAACATCTCACCGTATTATATGCTTGATACCGATGAGTACGACTTAATTGAAGACGTTAAGTTCATAGTAATCATTGATCGCGGAGACACCTTGCTTTAGTGAGGTGAGGAAACGATTCCTTTCTTTTAATTTCTTATTTTTTTCTTTAGTTTTAATAACTGTTTCTTCCTTGATTTCAATAGATTTTTATGGTATAATAAATGTATGAAATAAATCTAATGAAAGGAGTTCAAATATGGAGACAATTGAGATTAGTCGCACAATTAAGTCACGCATCATTTTCAAGGATGATAAAGATATTCCGAAAATGATTGAATCACAAGAAGCTTTTAGGCAAGGCTGTAACTTTGTATCGGAATATATGTTTAACAATGGTTTTCCAATGAATACCCTTGGTTTAATCAAAATTCTTTATAATGATTTACGTGAACAATTTGGTTTAAAGTCACAGATGGCTCAATCGTGTGTTCGTACCGTAGTAGCTAGATATCGTAGCGTTCAGGCTCAGTTAAGTAAAGAGTATGTCTGGGATGGTTATAAAAAAGATAACCATGGACGTGAAGTTAAGAACTATGTTCCTAAAACACTAGAATACCTATGGTATCCCATTGACTTTAAACGACCACAAATTGACTTGGTTCGTAACCGAGATTATTCTCATAAAGATGATGGTACTATGACTTTAAACACAATACACGGTCGAGTTGTTGTTATACCTACGTTTAAAGGATTTGAACAGTGTTTTGATGGTACTTGGACATTAGGTACAGCAAAAGTATTAAAATCAGGTAAACACTGGTATTTACATATTGCAGCAACTAAACAAGTTGAACAATCGGAGTTCAAATCATCTCATGTAGTGGGTATTGACCGTGGTTTAAGACAATTGTTAACCATCTATGATGAAAAAAGTCGAACTATATTTGTTAATGGTAAAGAGATATTGCAAAAACGTAGATATTATAAAAATTTACGTAAAGAGTTGCAATCTAAGGGTACCAAGTCAGCTAAACGTAGATTAGAAACTATTGGTCAGCGAGAATCCCGTTGGATGAGCGATGTTAATCATTGCTTAGCTAAGACACTCGTTAACCGTTATGGTAGTGGTACAATCTTTGTTTTAGAAGATTTAACAGGAGTAACGTTCGATACTGTTTCAAAACGTTCTAAAAAAGATAGATATGAACATCATTCATGGGCGTTTTATGATTTTGAACAAAAATTAACGTATAAGGCTATAATGAATAACTCACAAGTTATAAAGTGTGATGCACATTATACTAGCCAACGTTGTCCGAAATGTGGACTTATTGATTCAGAAAATCGTAATAAAACGAAACATGAGTTTTGTTGTAAATCTTGTTTTTATAGAACGAACGATGATAGAGTCGCTGCAATGAACATACAGTTCTTGGGTACTCTTTATAACAGTGGTGTTCCTAAACCAAGTTTTGAAAAATTAGAAATATTGTAATAAATCTCATATGGTTTATTGCAGGGTGGTTGCCAACCCACCCCTGTGTGATCTCGCTATACTTAGGAGTTGTTGAAACGTTAGTACTAAGTTAGAGTTTACAAGCCACCTACTTCAGTGGGTGGTAGTTGACAGATGTTTTAGACGAACTTGAACCAAAATTAATTAAAATTTTTAAAACGAAATTTAAAGTAAAATTAGAACTAATCAAATTAATAACGGAGGTGAGATAATGGAACAATCATTAAAGCATTATAAAAAAACAAAATTTTTAATAGCTATTGGAAAAATAACTACCACTACATTTGGTCTATTATTTTTCCTAAATGCAGTCAGCAATAAAATCCCTACCATGATGACAGCCATTTGCTTAATATTCACAATTGTATCATTCGCAGCACAAATATTTTTAGAAAATTATTTACTTGCCTTAAAAGATGGGATGTTTACGTTACTAGAAATTAACAATTACATTAAATTGAAACGTAAATTAATTCATACTTATACGCTAACCGATATTAAAGAATTAATAATAAACGGTCAAACTATCGATATGTCAACAGGTAAAGAAGAATCAATAATTGTTTATAATCTAAACAAAGGAACTAAACCCGAAAAATTGCTAGAAGACTATCCTGATCTAATTAGATTAAATAGTTATGAAGTAACTACAAAAGTAATTAAGGATGATATTATATACCGAGATGTAATCAACGAAATTACAACACCAAAAATGTTTTACGACCACGAAATTATCGTACCGAATGAGGAAGAAACTTATGGAAAAAAAGATTAAAGACTCCGTTAACTATATTATTGAACTGATGCCTGATATTACTTTATCGCGTTTACAGTCTATATTATACTTAACTCATGCATATGCATTAGCACTAGATAATAAACCACTATCTAATGAAGGTTTCGAGGCTTGGCACAAAGGACCAACATTGAAGTCGGTTTATAATAAATTCAAAAATAATAAAACACTAACAACATTAAACGGAATTTCGGAACTAAACTATGACGAAAAAGATCTTATTGAGGATGTCGTATATTTATATTCAAGGTTTTCTGATGAAACATTAAGCGAACATATTCGTTCAACAGATATTGCATACATTACAGCTCGTAATGGACTACGTTCGTTAGATCCATGTCATAACAAACTTTCGAACGAATTAATTAAAAAGCAATATTTAGATTTAGTTACTAAATAAGGACATTACTATGTCCTTATTTTTTTTTTTGTAGTGACATAATTGAATTATGTAAAATCATATTTATCTTCACTCCCTACCAACTCACCCTGTGAGTCGATAGCAGCGACGAAAAAATATCGGAAAAAAATTCTGATTAAAAATTATTACTGAAAGGAGATCATCAACATGAAGACTAATGTTTTTATAAAGACCATTGACTTAAATGGTAAAAAAGAAGTATACCAAATACCCTATAAAATCTCACAACTTTTATTACCAGAAATAAAATCCAATTACCAAATGGTTAAAAATATGTATAAAAATGCATTAGTCAATGTACCTGATGGATTATATCAAGATGGTGTTGCGAAAATGAAAGTCGTAAAAGTACTTGGTGTATTTACTGAAAAGAAACGCAGAACTAGGTTCGCACGCGGACAGATAATAACATATGACGCTTGGTCCACGTCTTTACGTAACGTTAAAAAATACACAGACTTTATGGCTCATGATTATCAAAAGATTAATCAAGCCAGAATAAAACGCGACATCTTCAAATGGCACAAAAAAACATACGAAAGGAACTTATAATGATTCAAGAAGAACACCTAAAACAAGAAAAAGAAGTCTTACTTAAGAAACTTGATTTGATAAATCACAATCTTCAGAAATTAAAATCACTAGATGTTATAAGAAAAGACTTATCACGCATCAGTGAATCATACTTAGAACCACATGGTTTAAAAATCGTACAATCAGAAGACCTGACAGTATGTTCTATCAATGTAGTATCTGATAACACTATATTACATATTATGTACGATTTTAATCTTCATAACTATAAGGATAAACTATCAGATATTATATCACTAATAGGTAAACTAGTTAGGTTCAAAAATCAATATCTTGAAATTAAAGAAAAACTTCAAGATTCTAAGTTGGAAATACATAGCTTGGATTTTGATAACAGACGTATTCATCTGATTGAACAAAATAATAACTATACATTAAAACTAATAATCAATTTAAAAAACGATACAGTATCAGCTCATGTTGTAACGAAACTCCATGAGGTAGATACTAAGTCAATTGTTGTTAAATCAAAAGGTAGAGAAATTAAAGTAAAATACGATCTAAGACAAGATAAACAATATTACGCTAAACCTACTTTATCACAAAAATTTAGTACTAAATTTGATTATTTCGAAATTAAAAATATCGAAATGTATCGTAGAGAACTATTAGAAGCAAAAGAAAAAATAGGTTTTACAAAACTAAAATAAGAAATGAGGAAAATAAAATGAACGTAAATACAATTAAATCAAAATTAAATAACGAAATTTCTAAAATCAATGTTGAAAAAATCAAAAACAATGCTCAAAAATACGGATATAAAGCTGCACTAACAGTTGTTGAATTTAGCTCAAAAGCTGTCGGGAAAGCTGAAGTACTTCTTAAGAAAAAAGATACTCCAACTGATGAAGTTTCTATTGAATTTGAGATTTACCCTAAAGATAAAACTCGTAAAAAAATCAATAGAAAAAGACACGCTAAAACTAGAACAATTATTATCCGTAAATAAGGTGACTCATTATGGAAAATATTGAAATTACCTTTAACAAAAAAGAATTACAAGAATTGCAAATCATTGCTAATAAGTATAAAATTAAGCTAGAAGATTTAATTAAAAAATTAGCTCTAGAGCGAGCAAAAGAAATCACAAAGGAGGATGCCCATGTCAAATAGACATATGCTATACCTAACAAATAAAAGAACTAACGAAGAAGAATGGTTCCAACTATTTGGAAACCATGAATATTACGAGACATTTGCAAAGTATATCAGATCCCTTGGTACTGAAATTTATGACGAAGAAGAATTTCTGTTCGATAAGGTTGAAATACCAAATCTAAACGACCTTATTAAGGCTATTGATGAAAGTATCTGGAACGAAATTATAAAAAATAATGTTAAACCACATGAAATGAGACCTTATCAATACTACTCAACTAGCCTTGATTTCTCAAATAATCTATTAAACCAAAATGGTAAGCCTTATTGTTCAATCTTCACAGCAGCATATCAGACTCTAAATTATTCATATATGGCTATGTCATATTCCGTTTACCTATGGCTAAAAAGCCATAATGCTATCCTAGATGAGCATATACGAGAGATTGAACATGATTACCTTAAAGATTCTGATTATATTATCATGGGTAAACTAGACCCTAATTTTACATTAACTATATCAAGGAGTTAAGAAATGACCACAAAAATTGAATTCAATAATATTAACGAAAAACTATTAGAACAAATTTTAGATAAACCTTGGAACCAACTATCCCAAGATGATTTACTTACCATCAGTAGACAATTAGAAAATACATTTGTTTACAAAACTCGTAACGTAAATAAGCAAGAACTATTAATCAATCAAGCTGTTAATCTAATCACAAGTACCGAATATTATAAACCGTACGAACAACGTTCTTTACCTGAGTTCACTGTTGATCACATATTGGAATGGATTGATGAGAACGAAAATTCAGAGCTGAAATTATCAGCATATAATGTATTAAACGCATATCTTACTAATGGAACTCTAACATTCAATAGACAAAAAAGTATTAACTATATCCATGCTTTTTGGGATGATTTTATTAAAAGTGATATTTTAGAAATGGAACACGAATTTGTTTTCAAAAATCCTGAAATATTCTTGTTATCACAAGTTTATTATATGGCAAGCAAAATCCTTGGTGAGCTTTCTGAACGAAACTTATCTAAAACTGAATGCAAAGAACTTCTAACTCAAATAGATTTAGAAGACTTAGAAGAATTAGTTTATTAAGAGGTGAAGTCATGAAAACCCCAAAAAAATATCAAGATAACCTTAAAAAAGGAATCATCACAGAAGAAATGTTCACTGACTGTTTATACTCAGTGAACAAACGTGCTAAGAACTATCGTGACAAAGCTCGTGAATATAAAAGTCGTTACAGACACTCTTACATCGCAGTTGACTCGCAATATAATAAAATGAACGAATTTTATGCGCTAAAAGAAAGATTTCTAAAATATTTAGAACCAATATGCATCCACAAGCAGTTCGTTGGTTACGAAACTGAACGTGTTTATTCTTACGAAAAAGAATATCGTAACAGAAAAGATAAAATTATTGTCTGGGAAAACTGTTATTACGACTATGAGTTAGATGATGAAGTGTGGTTCTATGATTATGAGTTAGATACCAAGAAATACCTATATTTCCTCTACTACGAACTTACAAGTCGTTCGTTCCATACACCTATCGATAATCCTAATTCTTATAACCTAGAAGTCGTTGAAATTGATAGTGATTTCACAACCTATGGTGATGATCCGAAATATCTACTATCACCACAATTCGTAAGGAAAGTTATTGACACATTAGATAATCTGAACTGTAAACTTGTATTAAATACTGGTACGACTGAATTTACCGATAGATTACAATCTGAATTACCGAAAAAGACAGTTGAGGCTCCAACTGAAAATCAACTTAATTTTATCAAAGATACCTGCGAGTTTTACGGATTTGATTTACCTGAATTAAAATCGAAAAATAAAGCAAAAACTTGGATTAACAATATTTTAAAAGAATATAATTTCCATTCTGATAAACGAAAAGCTGAAACGGATAAACGAAACAAGCTTCTTTATAAAGACTTTCTAGACGGAATGACTCATAAAGAACTTTCGGAAAAATATTTTATCACAATCGGTACTGTTCGATTGGTAATCAGAACTGTTAGAAAGGATTGAGAGGCGAACAGCTAAATTTAAGCTAGCGCTTAGGTGATTTCAATTAAAGTTTCAATTACAAAGATAAAAATGAAAATTCATTTACCATGAAAGAGAGGTCAGTCCATGACAGAACAAGTATATTTTAACTACAACCCATTTTATTTAACAAAGTTAATGATAAATATGTATGTAAATAAACAACTCAACAATTTTGGAAATACTAAAGAAACATTTTACATACAAAAAGCTGTGCAAGATACTATGGAATATGTATCCGATGAATTTCTTGAGAATATAATGGAAGCAATTGCAAAAGAACATGGTTGTACTGAAGAATTCAATATAGCAAATTATATCGATATTATATTTGATAGAGTCGTAAAAACAGACGAATTCAAGAAATATCTAAAAAACGCATTTTTCGATATTCCACCATTTGATAATTATATTATTGATAAAACAACCGACAAAATATATAAAACTAATTTTGCACATCATTTCGAAACAGTTATGGGTATAATTCAACTACATCCTGAATTAGATACTGTGGAAAAACAAGACGATTTTGTAATGACAAAACTAAAATTAGTCGGTACAAATCATGAACAAAACTATTATACCCCAAAAGATTTAGTGTACCATGATAATAGTAAGGCTAAACTGAAAAGTTTTGATTATTACAATAATTTTTTAAAAATGTATAACAAATATAAATTGAGAGGCGAACAGCCGAGTCTTTGCTAAACTCTTAGGTGATTCCAATTAAGTTTTCAATTATACAGATTAATATTAGAAAGGATACAAAAAATATGAAAACATTAACATCATACGAAAAATATCAGTACGAATGGCTTATGGAACATCGATACTCACTAGACGATTTTATAAATTCACTAGATGAATTACAAAAAGAAGACCCACATGGGTGTATAAAAGAACTATTCAAAACCTGGGAATTTCATGGTTTTGACGGTGAAATATACTCATGCGGTTCAGAATTCCATGATAATGAAGCCTTAGAAACACCAATTGAAGATATCGATATTCCACATAACAGTAAATTCATGAAAGAAGGTAATACCCTACTTATCAATTTAACTGAACTGGGTATTTTCTCAGGATTATATGAGAGCATCTGGCTAAATGAAGGTACTGATGAACAAATTATCGAAGATTTGTTACTTGATCATACTCTAAAACCAGAAGATATTGAAATCTCAGTAGATTTTAAGAAATATTTACAAGAAATCGGTGAAACCTATTGTTCATATTTCGAAAATCAAGTAGGTGGAATTTGGGACGTATATAGTACATATTCACCAAAATACTACAATTATGAAACAGATGAAATCGTAATTTGTTGCAAAGACTGTAACGCATTTATTTTAAATAATGCTTTATCGTTAGAAAGAGAATTAGACTCAGAAGATAAATATGAAGTAGAATGTTACGACATTTATGACGGATATCACGGTTACGAAAATTACGAAAGATCTATCAAAATAAACATCAATTACAACTAAAACAAAATAATCTGTCCCCGGTGGGTTTTAAGCACGTTCAACTCGTGCTACAGAAATAATAAAAAATAAGAAAGGATACAAAAATTATGGTAAATCAATCAGACGCATATGGAACAGTAATAATTTCCACAGAACATAAAGAAGACTTAAAAGATTTCATTTATCTACAACTATTATCAGAAAAAGGTGCCAATTACCCCACGACTTTACTCGAAGTTTTTGATTACGGTAGAATTAATAAAGAAAAAAATTTCAACATACTAGAACCACTTATCACTAAAGATAAAAATAAATATCAAGTGACTCTAAAAATTAGAGGTATAGGTTATTGGTCCTTTAAACACAACATTGAGTGGTTCTTCAAAAAACCATTAACGGAAAATTATAAAAATAAAACTATCAATAACATTAGAGATAGATTACAAAATAGAACACTTCAAGCTGTTTTTGACTTTGTTGATGCGGAAGCAAGCTCGAATTATATAGTCAAAGCTATTTACAAAATTGAAAGCATTAATAACAACTATGAGCTTACAAAAATTAAAGGAGACTACCATGGTTATAATGCAAAGAACTTAATGTATTTTGACTATTATGATATCGCAGTTGACAGAGAATATGCATTAGGACATCTAGACAAACTCAAAAATGAAATGAAAAAACGCAATATAGATAAGGAAATATTATCAGACGATGATAAATTAAGAAAAGCAATATCAGAACTTGATAATACCATTCACACAGACTATACTAGTTTTATCGATGAAGTTATAGAAAGGATGTAAAATATGATAAGTTTTAAATTTATTGCAACTGACGGAAAAGCAAGAGTTATTAGATCGGAACGAAATTACGATGCACTAATCGAACAGCTTGAAGAAAAAATGAATAAAAAACCCTGGTATGAAAAAGAATTTGAAACAATTGAAGTTCGTAATAAAGAAAACAAAATTAATTTCAATCTTCATGAATATAATGAAGATTACACAGATGTTAATATTATCATAAACGCTTTAGAAGATTTCAAACACTCAGAACTAACATTTGCTGACTTTATCGAACTTCAAAGACAGATAGGTTCATTCGTTACGCATAATGAAATTTCGGTTTACGAATCTGTAGATGAATTTCTAAAAGACCAATTAGATTACCATACAATCAATCTAGAAAACGAACTAAAGGTAGATGATTACGCATTTGATTACAAAAAAGTATTCAACATCGATTATCTTAAAGACTTAGTTCTAAATGCTGATAACGTACTTGTTACAGAAAATGGATATATCGTTATCTCAGATAGACATTAAAGAAAGGTGGACTAAATTATATGTTATACCCATCCGATGATTTTGACAAAATTAAACCAAATATTATGGGACCAATCTTATCAGGCGATATGAAAGTCCAATATGTTTACCAAAGCATAAACATGTTAAAATATCCAATTATATATCGCATAAATCCAGATTTGATTATACCAACTGATAGGATTAAGTATCATAGAAAATTCATAGAACAAAAAGAAATATTAAAAGATTTACAACAATATCAATATTATAAAACTTACGAGATACAAATATGAAATATATAGACATAGCAAACCCAGCCATTTTAGAACAATTAAAAGAAAACAACATAGATATCTCAAATTTTGAAGCAACAAATGATGAATATGTTGACATAAGAAAATTTATAAAAGAATTTACATCATTTGAAATCAAAGAAAAACCTATGTATCGACATCAAAGTAAAATAGACGGTAATAATATAATTATCAATATTTGCAACAACGAAGATATGAAACGATTTTTAATTGCGTACGAATTCATAAAAACATTATCAAAAACTACAAAACGAGAAAATAGCGAGTTTACAGGTTTAAATAGATTTCTTGAAAGTTTCCTTGGTAAACAACACGCAACAAGCCTGCTGCTTCCAGATGACTTACGAGATAAGCTTATAAAACAAATTATTCACGAAGAAGGTTTTGAAAATACAGTTATAACAGATTCTATAAAAAGAATCATTGTTCGTAAACTATCAGAAAAAGCAATCATACCTATAGCAATAGCTATTGATAAAGTTGAACGATATCAATTTTAAAGAAAGGTAATAAAATTATGAAATCAAACGAACATTTTTGTGATAATCTCTTATCCAAAACAAACGCAGGTAGATCAAAAACATATAAATATACAAATATCATACAAAGTATCAATAATTTAGAAAGGAACATGCGAATGACCAAAGCAGACCAAATTTTTAAACGAAATATAGAAAACATATTAGAAAGCGGCGTTATGAGCGGTGACGCTCGTCCCGTTTATAGCAACGGCGAAAAAGCAAATTCAAAATACGTAACGCAAGTATGTGATACATATGATTTATCAAAAGGTGAATTCCCTATCACAACACTTAGGCAAATTCCAATTAAATCAGCTATTAAAGAAATCTTCTGGATTTATCAAGACCAAAGTAACGAGCTAAGTATTTTAGAAAACAAATACAACGTAAAATACTGGCGTCCTTGGGAAGTTGGAAATACTGACACTATCGGTAAAAGATATGGCGCTGTAGTAAAAGAACATAATATCATTGATAAAATCTTAAAAGACCTAAGAAAGAATCCTTGGAATAGACGAAATGTCATTTCCCTATGGGATTACAAAGCCTTCGAAGAAACTAACGGATTACTACCTTGTGCATACAATGTTATGTTCGATGTACGTAAAGTGAATGATACAATGTACTTAGATTGTACACTAACTCAAAGAAGTAATGATATGCTAGTAGCTCATCATATTAATTCAATGCAATATGTAGCATTACAAATGATGATTGCTTGTCATTTTGGTTGGGAAGTTGGTAAATTCTGTTACTTCGTTAACAACCTACATATTTACGACAATCAGTTCAAACAAGCTAACGAATTATTATCACGTACTAGTAAAAATTGCAATCCAAGATTAGTTTTAAATTGCAAACCTAAAACTAACTTTTATGATATTAAACCAGAGGATTTCGAACTAATTGATTACGAATATTGTACACCTCAGTTAAAATTCGATCTGGCCATTTAGGTGGTTATTATGAACAACTTAGAACAATTTATAATTAAAAGTTTTACAGCACCTAACTGGTTTATTTATCTTATTACAATATGCATACCAATAATAATTCTTGGTATAATTTCAGAGATTTTCAAAATCTCAGAAGAAAAACCTAAAGTAAACATATTGTTCAATACGTCATGTATTGTACTACCATTACTAGCAGTATTAATAACATATTATATTAAACCAGAATATAAAACACTAGAATCATTAAACCAACATTATAACATCTTAATCACAGAAGGTGATGGCAAAATCCTTTTAAAATATGATTTAAAAGAGAATAAAACACTTCTCAGTGATAACAGAACAATAATTATTCGAAAAGAAAACGAAAAATATTATGCAAAAATTGGCAGCAAAGAAACTGAAACAACTCTTAACGAAATTAAAGACATTGTTAAAAAATCCAAAAACAAAAAAATCGAAGAAAAACTAACATTAAAAGATCTAGGTGAAAACAATGATAAGTAATATATTTAAACATATTTTAGAATTATTCAGTTTTCTTGGTCCAAGAAAACCATTTGAATATAAAGGACCAAAAGAAGACAAGAAAGCTATTCAGTCAGATTTCGAACAAGTCGCTAAAGACTTAGGATTAACTAAAGAAGATTTCTTAGCAAAATACAAATAAACTACCATCCTGTTTCTGGTGAACTTAGAGCACGTTCGATTCGTGCTACAGGAATTTATTATAAGAAAGGATACTAAAAATTATGGGAAAATTAAAAGAACTAAGACTAAAATCCAAATTACAACCAATCCAAGTTGCAACATATTTAGAATTATCAGAACAAAGTTATAACAATATTGAATCCGATGATATCCAAGATATATCATTTGGTTTAATTGATAAACTAGCTGACTTATACTGCATGAGTCCATTTGAGATAATCGAAAAACCGATTGAAGAACTTGAACCGTATATCTACGATGAAAAATTAACAGACAATGAAATAAAATCTATTGCGGAGTCTAATAAAATATTTTTAAACCAACTATTCATGGAAAAACTTCTTGAGGTGAAACCATATGCAAATTAAAGAATTATACGAATATAACCAAATTGTACTAGACTGTATAGAAGACCAAGATTTCCTTGAACTTGAATTAGATGATGAATACAAAATCCCATTAGAAAAACTTGCAGAATATTATTCCGTAGATTTAGATATCGACCAAAATAGATATGGTCATGCCTTTGATATTTGTAAAAAAATATTAGGTCACCATGACGAACTAAACGATATAGCTTACAGGGCTGTTAGCTATCTAACTCGTAATCTAATACCGCCTAACAAATTAATCGAACTATATTTAGATAAATATAAAACTATTAATAACCTAAATAATTACGAAGATATCAATACTAATGACTTCATAAACTATATGTCAGACTCATTAGAATTATCAAGGGATTTTATCAGAATAAACCTAGAATTTCTTGATGTAATTCAATAAGAGAGGTGAAAGTATATTATGAACCAATCACTTGAAGAAATTGTTGAACAAATTAAAAATGGAACGATTAAATTCCATAATTCACGTACAGTCTTTGATGAATATATTCCAGATAATATAAATCAATTGATTTATATTATAACCAAAGATTATATTATCAATTTACTCATGGATTTAAACTCATTTAACGTTAGTTTTGATTTTAAAACTAACAAGGGATACGTATCAATCGGCAAAACAATAGACGATGAACTAGAAGCAACTGGAATATGTTTTGATATATTCGCTAATAGAGTTAGCTCTTGTCTAATTGATATTGATTTTCCGATATATAATAAAAACACATGTTTTAAAACATATATTAATAATTTATTAGATTACATCGATTCTGAAATCATACACCAATGTATTAATTTCGATTTAAATAAGCAATATAAAGAATTATATATTCGTTATGATAAAGATAATGCCACTGATGTTTTATACAAACTAAATGGCAGCCGACAATACTTGGAAGTCTTCGCAGAAAGCGTAAAAACATATAGATCAAAAAATTAAGAAAGGAAAAATTAACATGAACCAACTGACTTGCGTTATTATTTACAATTATGTGACTGAATTAATCGAAAAATTAGGAGCAGATTCTGATATTCTTCATTTCCGTACCGACATTCATCATATGTCGCTTAACGAACTATTGAAAGAAAATGTTGAATCAGATTCATTTTATTTTAATATCTATGCACCTAACAGAAATGATATTTTTATCGATTTAGATATCCCTGAATATGATGAAAACACAGACTACACAGAATATACTAATAATTTACTAAACCTTATTAATGAACATATTATCGCACGTTGTGAAGAATTTGATGCAGAATATAAATTCAAAAATATGCAAAAATATTATTCACACTGTGCACCAGGACTTGTATCAGCAAACCTAGTAGAGGATGAAAAATTCTTTAAAGACTTTGCTAAAAATATAAGAATATACGGTCCTGAGAAAATAAGAAGGGAAAACTCTAACCATGAAACAAACATTTAGCCAAATTATGGATCAAATTAAATATGAAAAACCTATAATTCCTTATTTGAACAATATAGTACAAGTATACGACCCTAAAAACCTATCGCAATTAATACCAATTATAGCAACAGTTTATCTGCGAAACTTATTTGGTAGCCTTAATAAGTATGTTCACGACATTCGTTTCACAACCGAAAATGGTCGTAAATTAACATTGGAAGATTTATTAAAAGAAAATGTAAATATTGTTGAGTTAAGATTTAACATCGAATCACCAAAACATATAAAGCTTCTTGTTAAAATTAAAATACCAGAACATACTGAAACAACAGATTTTACAAAATATCTTGACAACTTCTTAGAACTAATTAAAGTCAAAACAGCTTATGACTGTCTTGAATATAATGATGATGAAGAACATGCTCACTTTGTAACACATCACTCACCATTTTTATATAATAAGACCTTAAGCGAGTACAAAGAAGCAAAACGCTTCTTCGAAAACTTCGCTAGAGTAATAAGTAAAGGACCACAAGAACGAAAGGAAAAACACATGAATCAACCATTTCACGAAATTATAGAACAAATTAAAGATGGAACAATTACATTCCACAACTCAGAAACAGCTTTGGATGATTACACTCCTATGAATGTTGATCAGTTAATCTACATCATAGTTGAAAATTATATTGCCACATTAATCGACGACCTAGGTTCACATATCGAAGAATGTTTCTTTAGAACTGAATACAGTGACCTATCAATCACAGAATTATTAAATGAAAATAAAGAAGCAACTGGAGTTTACTTCGATATTAATGCACCAAAAGAAAGTTGTCTTTTTGTTGAGATTGATTTTCCTGACTATGATGAAAAAACTGATTTTGAAGAGTACATCACCGACTTACTGGACTTAGTTGATGATAAAATTATCGAACGGTGTCACGAATTCGATGCAGATGAAGAATTCAACGAACTTTGGGATAAAGGTTCGCACTACACAGCAAGAGAATTTCTAGAAATGCTAGACGAAGATGAAGAATATTTCAGAGAATTTGCTGATGACGTAAAATCGTACAAACGATAAGGAGGAAAAATGCTTAAAGAAAACATAACAACCATTGTAGATGAAATCTACGAAATATCTAAAACGAATGGTGCCAACATCTATCACCTACATGTATTTAACGAAGGTGCTACTTTGAAATATAAAATCAGCACGTCCGAAAGCTCACCATATAAATATCAAATCTTTAATTTTATACCAAATGAGCTATCAGCTCTTACAAAAACTGAGCTACAAAAATACGTTGCTGAGAAAATCACTCATGGTTTAAATAAATTACACCATGATTTAACTTTACTTAACAAAAATATATTACAAGTTGTTGTTGATAATCTTGAAACGATTATCGAAGATATAGCAAACGCAGATAAGTCGGAGCGATATTATGTTAGTTTTAATGATAGATGTGAATATTCATTAACCGATGCTTGTAATACGTCTTATCAGTATCAAATTTTTGATTCAAACATAAACTACATTACGAAGCGACACTTAGCTGTTAAGTTATTGGACTCAGTGCCTATCATCCAAAAAGAATGGCAGTTTATATTGTCAAGTCTTTAATTTTGAACGCAACATTCTGAATGTTCCATTCCGAAAGCTTTTAGAGAATTAAAGATAGAAAGGAAAGTTGCTATGGAGCATTATTTGAACGAATTTTTAAATAAGTTATCGAAAAACCTAACTGAAAATGATATTGCATTAATTTTAGAAGATTCTGAGGAAAATATTTCGTTATATGATGAGAAATACTTTGATATTTACATCTATGACGAATTTTCTCCTCTATCTTTTAGTGAAATTGAACAAGGTCATTTCACAGATATGGGTTATTATAAAACCCTTGATGGTAAATACATCATGGAGCAATGTTTATTCTAATTGGAGGTAGAGAATATGGAAGAAAATAAAACAATTCACGTTATTTTATTCAAAAGTCGTAATAAAGATAATAAGCATATTGATGGCTTCAAAGAACGAACTAATTCGTTCATTTCAAGCAGATCATATGCTGAATTATTACCGGACTTTAAAGCATTCGTAGAAAAAGGTGTTACTGGGGAATTGTGCAGAATGTACATGTCAGTAAACCCTCGAAGTAATTCTAAGACATTCAAAGCATTACAGCACAAAATGATTGATGGTGAATTCGACATATCAAGCTTACCACAAAAAGTTGCATCAATTGCAGCATTAAAAGGTAACGCTGATGATTCGAAAAATCTTAAATGGTTATTTGACTTCGATCCAATCCCCAACACAGATATTAAAGAATCTGTAAAAGAATTTGTAGAAGACGTTAAAACTTGTTACGAAAACACAGAGCGCAAAGACAATTCACCTATTGATGTTGAAATCCGCAAAACCCTTAATGGATACGCAATCATCACAAATAAACGTTTCGATACCCGTTGGTTACTTAATAAATGGAAAAATACCGAGTTAAAACGTGACGCTATGTTATGTTGCAATTGGGATACGAAGAAGTAGGAAAGAAAAATCATGAAATTTATTAAATTGGAAAGCATCTACGGTGGTTCAATTTGTTTCAATATTGAGGACATTATCCTTATTGAACAATATAGTAAAAGCGATAATTCTGCAAAAATCTATTTGAAAAATTATCAATATCATATTAACACAAAAGAATCACCTGAAGAAATTTACGAAATGCTAGTTGGGCTAACAAAATAAACACTAAATCATTCCTGGTGGACTTGGAGTACGTTCGATTCGTGCTATGATTATATAATAATACTAAAAAGGAGAAAAATAATGAAAAATAATTTTTTAGAAAAGAATTTCGAATATATTTTAGACGAAATATATTCTTATCAGGGCGACCCGCATGATACAGAATATTTCGTATCAGTCTATTTTGACGAAGACGAAAATCCTCATATTTTAATAGATGATGTGTGGTCATTAGCTTATACTATTCAAATTTATGATTTTCGTGTAGAAGATATCAAAGACTTATCAAAAGATGAATTACGCGAAATGCTACAAATAAATTTAGATCGAACAACAAAATCAGTAGCTCACAAATTAGAAATACTAATTACAAAAACTAAAGATTTCGTTAAAAATAATATTAACGACCTTATAGAAGATGTTAATATTTACCATCAACATAATGATACATATTATTTAACATTAGGATGCATAAATGATAGATTATACTACCATTTTGACACCGTTACAGAAAACGCATATCTTTACGAGATTTATGATACCGAAGAAGACGCTGACCGAGACGATCTTATTAGATTTAGACTGATGAACAGTATGAACGCACAAATTTCAAGATGGAAAATCGCGTTAGAGTATTTAAAATAGGTGAAAAATCATGGAAACAAGACAAAATATCATAAATGTTGCAAAGTATGTAATAAAGTATGCAAACGACAATAATCATCATTTATCAGTTTTTAAACTTGAAAATTTGTTATATTACGTTAACATATATTCATTAATAGAAACCGATAATCCAATGTTCAACTCGCAAGTTGAAATCACAGATTATGGTATCAGATACCCTGAAATTAAAGCTTACTTTGGGCGCCTAGATTACATGCATATGTGGCATAAAGATGTATATTTAGAGGACTCAGGACTATTAATACCTAAGGAAGTACCATATGAAGACACATTGACAGACGATGATAAAAACATTGCACACCCTGTTTTGGAAAAATTAATAGATGTTCCTGAAATTTATGTACAAGACCTCATTCGAAGTCAAGAACCCTACATTATAGCAAAAGAAAATAATATTAAAATATCATATAAAATGTTGTATGATTATTTCAAAGAATAAAGGAGGAAAAAAACCATGGAAAAATACAAAGAATTATTAACTGAATTAGAAGAAATATCCAAAAAGCATGATGTTGCAATCCACACTGAGATACAAATCGAAAATGGGATAACTACCATTAACACACAAGCATTATGCATTTCAGCAGATAAGAAAGTAAATACTGACTTATTAATCAGTGATATCCAAAAACTCATTTCTGGAATAAAAACTTTCACAATTAAAGTCACAATACTTCAGTACAATAACGATAAACTAGACATTTTCAAATACCCATTTGAAGATTAAATATAGCAGAAAGGATACAAAATTATGGCAAATATCTCATCAGCATTTGGAACTTGCTACTTACGAGCAAAATCAAAACAAGACATTTTAGACTTTATCAGATTACAAAAAGCATCTGAAAAATTCGTAATTGAATACCAAACTACATTATACCCTAACGACGAATTATCCGGTGAAATCACAGAAATAGAAGATGGCTTTTATGAATTTAAAATTCGTATCGATGGTACAGGTCGTTGGGACTTCAATTACAATATGAAAGGATTCTTTAGTTTCCCATTTAATCGCAAGTTTAAAAATAAAAAATTAACAAAATTACAAGAAAAACTTAAAGAAAAAGAATTTATCGCACAATTTAGCATCATTGACTACGAAGCTAGCCAAGGTTTCTTAGCAGAAGGTGAATACGTAACTACGTGGCGAAACGGACAATCTAACTTCGATACTTGCTCAGAAAATTCAATGGATTACAATGCTAAAAATTGTAGACTACTTGAAGTTCGCGATGATCCTTATGATTATAAATACGCGTTAGAAAACTTCGATGAATTCATGGACAAAGTTAAAAAAGAATATGAAACAACAAAAGATGAAAATATCAAAGGTGATTTGAAATATATTCTAGATAATCCTGAGCATACCAAAGAACAATTAGAAGATCTTGGTATGACTGTATATTGGGATTTTGAAGAATTTATTTACGAATTTATTAACGAATACGAAAGGATATAAAAATCATGACACAAGAATCGACAGCATTTGGAACATGTTACCTGCGAGCAAAAACTAAAGAAAACATTATGGATTTCTTTGACTTGCAAGCTGCTTCGCAACGCTATATCTGGGAAGAAACTACATTGGAGTTACCTGACGATTACGAAAATGCATTCATCAAAACAAAAAATGGATTATATGAATTAAAACTTGTAATCTATGGTCATGGTGTAGATGACTTCACAGAAAATATGAAAAAATTCTTCATATCAGCATTCTCTAAAAATTATGGTAACCCGTATTTAATTGAAATTCGTGATGACCTTTATAACAAATATCTAGAAGCAGAATTTGATATTGTAGATTATGAAGAATCAGCTAATTTTATAACTGATGGACGTTATATCAATAAATTTGAGAATCGTATTTCGACTTTCGATACATTAGAAAAAATTGAAATGAACTTCGATGCAATAAATTGTAGAAAATACGATATCCATCCAGACGCATATGATAGCAATTATGCATTAGATAATTTTGATGAATTTATAGAGCGTATTAAAGAACAATATGAAGTATTTGAATCAGATGAAGTTCTACGAAACATAGTAGAACATCCTGAGCATACTAGAAAACAATTAGAAAAATACGCAATGCCAGTTTATGACGATATTGACACATTTATTAACGAATTTATTGAAATTTACGAAGAAATTTAAAGAAAGGATGCAATTATGTACGATATATTAACAACTCCTCCAAAATTTAAAATATTAAAAACAGGTGAAATCTTAGATGTTACAAGAATAGACCACGCTACTGGCACAATTATCGGAAGTGACGGAACTCAGTACGCCGAAGGTGAATACGAATTAAAACCATTCACAGGCAAAGTCGACCGTAATGGTGAGAAAATCTACTACGGTGATTTCCTAACAGATGAAGGTTTTTTCGGTCACGATTATCCTGATTACGGAGAAATCGTATGGGATAAGGTGGACCGAGAGTACTGTATCTCTTGGGATATGGAGGGTATTACTGAAACAATCAATTGTTCAGAGGAATATGTTCTATCTAATCCACCATGTTACGACGACTTCAAAGAGGAAGATGAATAGAAATTTCGGACCGAATATGTTATTGGGAGGTACGTAAATTTAAAATTTACATACCGAGTTCAGAATTATAATTCTGGGCGATTCCAATTAAATTTTTTAATTACACAGTGGAATGTTTAAAATAATTATGTTATAATTAATACATCACCATGCGGTGAAATAAAACAACATATTATCGTTGTTATGCAAAAATCACGGTTTCATCCATGAGGATGTGCCGTGATTGTTTATTTTTATAAGAAAGGAAAAAAATAATATGGATTACCTAAAAAGAAGAAAACTTGAACTTGAAAAAGAATTAGAAGAAATTAACGAACAACTATCTAATCAATCAAAACTTGATGAAATACTTGAAGTAGTTGCTGTAAAACTAAGAAAAGTACAAGAAGTGCTCCCAGCACTTAGCTTCGAAATTCACCACAACCCATATAATAACACATTATCTATTAGAGAATACGCTCTAAATAACGGTCTTAAATATTATGAACATGACATTAATTGTAATAACGTTGAACAAAGTTTAGCAATATTTGACGATATGTTAAATAACCCAGATAAATACATCGAACGCTATAAAATCATTACAAGACTAGTTAGTAAGATTAAAATAGAAGATGCTTATGTCGCATCTGGTTCAGTTGTTTATTATAATAAAGAAGCAATCCCTACTGACGCGAGCGGACATGCTTACCAAATCGCTGAAGCTAGGTGCGTATTTACTGAAGATAATTATCTTAACGTGAAATTCCATGTCATGTATGAACAACTTGATGATATTTCAGAAAATTATGAAGTAACACTAGATGGCTTTAAATTTAAAGTACATGTTCAACTCGAAGACCTTGACTCATTAGATTTCACAAATGATTATGAATATAAGTTGGAACGTGTTAACCCAAAAGATTTACCATCTATTATTAAGAAATTAAAGAACGCAACTTGTAGTCACAGTGCTGTTGTTAATTTTAAAGATATTGTGAGTGGGTACTAAAATGACTAACTTAAGCCCATTACGTTATCCTGGTGGTAAAAATAAAATTTACAATAAGGTTTTAGAAATTATGAAACCTTATAATCCAACCACCTATATAGAACCATTCGCTGGTGGAGCTAGCCTACCAATTAGACTTTTCCATAATAATGAAGTAGAGAAAATTATAATCAATGATTATGATAAATCTGTTTATGCCTTTTGGTACGCCGTTTTGAACCATACAGAAGAACTCATAGAACTTATTAAAAACGAGCCTATTACAATAGAAAATTGGCATAAACATAAAGCTATTCTGAAAAATAAAGAAAATGAACCTAACCTTTTGAAGTTAGGTTTTTCTATGTTATACTTAAATAGAACCAATCGTTCAGGAATTCTGAACGCTGGTGTCATGGGTGGATTAAAACAAGAAGGTAATTATAAGCTCGATTGTCGGTTCAATAAAGATAAGATTATCGAAAAGATTAAACTTATCGATGAAATGAAAGACAGAATCGAATTATACAATATGGACGTAAATGAATTCGTTACGACAGTTGTTCCGAAAATTGATAATTCGTTCACATTCTTTGATCCACCTTATTACCACAAAGGTAAATCGTTATATCCTGAATTTTTTACAGAAACTGATCATATCACTTTGCGTGATACGATAGAAAAATGGATGGTAAATAAAAATTGGATAATTACGTACGATAATGCAGACGAAATAAAGGATCTGTACACTAATTATGTAATCGAAGAGTTTTCTATGCATCATTCAGCAGCTAATAAAGGACAGGCTACTGAGATTATGATTTATTCAAATGAGGTGAAATAAGATGCCACAATTAAACAAAATAATAGAACGCATTAAAAATGATGAAATACAATTCTACGGATCAGACATTATCCTTGATAAATATGACATTAATAATATTAATCATTTAACATGTGCAACCATAATCAACTATTTAGAAAACGAAAGTAAACAAGATTCACAAATTGCAATATATGAACACACATTCGAATGCCCTAATACCCCATTTACAGATTCATTAACCATAGAAGAGTTACTGGACACAAACAAAGAATCTTATAAATTATATTATGATTTAGAATCACAAAGACTTCACATATGGTTACCAATTACAATAACTTTCCCAAAATATGAAATTGAAGATTATGAAAAATATATCGAAAACATAATTAAAGAAGTAAAACAACAAACTGATGTTGCAGTCGGGAATTTTGATCCAGAAGATTATTTTGAAGATGTTTATTTTCCTGGTGGAAATCTTGGGGCACGAGAAAGTTTACTACAGTTAGATAAAATAAAAGAAGATTTCATTGCATTCTCCGAAAATCTAAATTAAAATAAACAAAAACAAACCATTCCTGGTGGGCTTAGAGTACGTTCAATTCGTACTATGGTTATATCAATATAATAAAGAAAGGATACAAACTACTATGACTATGAGAGATTTTGCTAATCATATACTAGCCGTCGCTTACGAAAATAATCTATCAGTAAGTAATCTACAATTACATAAAGTAATGTATTTCGCAATGCGAGAACAAAAAGACAACCATGAGCTGTTATCTGAAATGTATGATGAGCCATTTTATATTTGGCGTTATGGACCCGTAATTCCTAAAATTTATAGAAAATTTAGAATTTACGGAGCTAGTTCAATAATAGATAAAGGTCAAAAAGATAATAACTATTCTATTTTTGATGAATCTATAATTAAATTATTAAACAAAGAAACATCTTCATTAATAACTGAAAGTCGTAAACATAACTATTGGTTATCAAACAAAGATAAAATAATTAAAGGTACAAGTGACATTAAGTACAGATTGGAGGATGTTTTAGGTGAATAATTTAATTTCGAAATCAATAATTTTGACCAATGAAAAATACCAAAATACAATAGCAATAGAAACAGGTAATTTGTTATATATGCTATTAATATTAATGTTTTTCCTAACAGTTTTTGCTGTTACTTATTATTTATCAAAAAAGCATATTGACCTTATTGCATGGATTGTATCTATTTTTGTAGGTATGATTTCAGCGCTATTATTCCTGAGTTTTATTATATCACTAACATGGTTACTTATATTCAGAATAAATAACCAACCTGGAAAAACAATGGTTCAAGAACCCGTACCAATTACTGAAATCAAGGATCATATTAAAATTGAAAATAATAGGTTGACCATTAATCCATTACCTGAAAACTATCAGTACCAAAATAGAACATTCGATAAGCCGAAAGATAAAACTAAACCCCATGATTTCAAAATCGATGATGTCTATAAAGAATCTAATGTAAAATTAATTGATATCAATAACAATATTTACGAAATCACACACGAACAATTAGAAGAACTTAAAAGAAAATAAAAGGAGTTGATCCACCATGACTATGAGAAATTTTGCAAATCATATACTAGCAGTAGCTCACGAAAACATTTCATCCGTAACTAATCTCCAATTACAAAAGATAATGTATTTTGCAATGAAAGACCAAAAGAATAACATCGAACTATTATCTGAAATATATGATGAACCATTTTATGTCTGGCATTATGGACCAACAGTTCCATCAATATATAAAAAATACAGCGGTTACGGCTCAAGAGCTATCATTGAAAACGGTAAACGAAACGATAAATATTCTATTTTTGATACTGTTATAATTGAATTATTAGATAAAAACGTGTTTTCATTAATAGATGAAAGTCGCGAGCATAACTATTGGTTATCTAACAAAGATAAGATGGTACATGGTAAAAGTGATATTCAATACGAACTAGAGGATATTTTGTATGAATAATTTAACCAACGAAATGTATCAAAATCAACTACAATATATGAAACAAAATATAATTGTTATGGGTATCATCATATTTCTTTTACTTATTTTTACATGTTGGTTTTATTATTTATATAAGAAGAGTCATGATACTATGGTTAAAATGATATTAATTATACAAAGTATTTTTACTGGAGTGCTTATTGTATTATTTATAATACAAATTATTTTATTATCAATCTTTTCGTCAACATAGTAATACATGTAAAATTATACATTAACAATTAGAAGAACTAAAACGAGGTACTAACAATGAAAATAACTAAAAACAAAAAAATCCACTACTATTTAGGACAAAGCCACGACGATGAAGCTTTATATTTAGCAAAATCTGGAAAAACATATCAATTAGCGCTATGTGAGTCAAATATTGAAGAAAAAGATGCTAAAGTATTTTATTTCGACCCAAAAGACGGCTATGATTTATACACATATGATAAACTTAAAGAATTATTCGATGATGACTCAAGATTAAGTGATAACAAGATTCGAAAGTTATGCAAGCTTTTAAAAATCACATTCGTCGGAAATGCTGCAATAGAAATTAATAAAAAGCTTGGAGACTATCGAGACGAAACTATAGAAGGATATTACGAAATTCTTATGGCTGATACCGAAGATGATATTAATTACTTATTAAGCTAAACTAATCTAAAGAAAGAAGGTCACAAAATGTCACACGAATTAGATATTATTAAAAACAAAATAGATTCATGCATATCAGAAACTATGACTGATCTCAATGTCATAATAGAGAATGATAATTGCTTAATTTCTAAAAATGATTTCCAAAAATTAAAAAACGAATTATATGCTAAATTGATCGCAGTAAATGATAATTATTTTTGCCAGTATTACATGGAAACCACATATAATTTGAGAGTACTTCAATATAACATAAGAGTAAACATAACCCAAGACAATGAATTAATCGCAAGATACATACTTCCGTTTACGCTAACAATTAAACCAGAAGACCCAATCAATGAAAAAGAAATTTGTAAAAAGCTAATTGATTTAGATTGGTCATTACCAGAAGTTATATACGAAATTAACGAAGCTCATAATTTAAACATGCAAAATGAATTCAAAGAATCGCTTTCTACAACATTAACAGAAAAAGAACTGGATCATCTACTGAGTGCCGATTTTGATAAAATAGATTTCGCAAATAATTACATGAAAGAATTATATCGACTAGAACTTGATGATATTAATCCCAAGGCATTAGTACCTGATGATGTGAAATGCGCAATCAAAGAAGCGCTTAATGACGATTACACAATTGATGCTGCGTGTTACGATTGGGCTAGAGATATCAATCATACTCGATGTTATGACTATATTATCAACAATTACTTAAACGATAAATGGGAAAATAGAATAAAAAAACTTACAAACATATATGCATATGCATTATTAAAAGAATTATAAAAAAAAACAATAAACCATCTCTGGTGAGCATAGAGTACGTTCGATTCGTACTCTATGGTTATGCAAATATAATAAAGAAAGAAGGACTGAATAAATGGCAACAAACGCACATATTGGATACATTGAAAACAATAGAATAGTGTATACTTATGTACATTATGACGGATACCCATCACATGTAGGTAAAATTTTATATGAAGAATATAATGACATCAATAAAATAAAAGAACTAGTTAATCTAGGTTACTTAGAATCTATTGATTCAGATGGGGTTATTGCTTTCCATAGGGATATGGGTTATGATTTCTACCAAGTAAAATCTCAAGCAACAAATCACTTAAGTGAATTTACAACTCGCGAATTTAACTATCTATTCGATGTTAAATCCGATCGATGGAAATTCTTTACTAATTTAGGTGAATTTGATTTAGAACATGAGTATAACAATAACTTCATATCTGAATAAGGAACTCATCAATATTAGAAAGGATACAAAAAGTATGGAACAATTAGAAGAAAAAATCATAAAAGATATAACAGATATCGTTAAGAAATATGAAGTTGATCGTAGTTACGACTATGCAATTGTTATTTTGGAAGAAAACATGGAAAATGTTCGTAAAGATATATCTCTTTATATTCATACGTTAAAAGAGTCTACGCGAAATATTATCACATATACGGAACAAGAATTCGATATAGATGACCATGTGGAAATAGAACTAACATTCCGTATTAGTAATCTCGACTTCAAAGAAATACATTCATTCAAACTCCCTTTAAATGTGGCTCTAGAAAATCTAAAAACATTTAATCTAAATGAAGTTGGTAACTGTACGCTGTATGAATTGCTAAAAGATACCAACCACGAAGATGAACTCAAACATTTCATCACACAATTCGCTCATATTATCGCTGACATCACAAACGAATCATATTCAACAAGTTGCAATCCAACAGAACTTTTTAGTGAAGAACTTTATTATTTCCGATATTTAAAATCTGAACATGAAAAAGAAATTTACTCAATGGCAGTCGGTTACACAATGGCAAACGAAGCGTTATTTAAACCAATTAAAGATGTTGTTTACGTTCATGGTTTAGAACTATTCAATGTGTGCTTTAATCGAATCGATTTTGTAGAATAAAGAGGATTTACCCGTGCAATTAAATGATATACTAAACAAATTTGATTACAATGATATCACTTACGAAGAAGATAATACTATAGTTGTTGAAAATAATTATAAGATTGCAATAATGTTATTTATCAACCATGAGAATAATCAATATGCTGCAACTTTTTCAAATGAATATGAGTTCAAACAATTAGCTGAAATAACAAGCAATAATTATGATGAATTTCTAAAATTATTAGAAGTCAAATTAGAATTAAATAATCCATTCTGGACTACAATGCATATCTAACTAAATAATAACAAGAATTGGAGAAAAAACTATGCTTACATTAAATCAAATCACAGGATATTTACTAGAAAAATACGGAGTCGTTGTGACACCTCGTATGTTCACAGCATTTAGAATGCACGTTAGACGTATGATCGCAGAATCACCTGAATTACAAATAGCATACGAAAATGCACCTGGAGAACCTAAACTATTCGGTGATGAATTTAGAAGATCAATTGAAGGAAAAACTCGTAAATATTTATTAAACATAAAAGGAAATATGGGATTAAACTATAAACCAATTGATAAAGAAAGATACCCACTATCACCAAAAATGAATGAAACATCAAAAATCAACATGTTCATCGAATGTTTATTTAATGAAAAATATAATTTTGATGAAGAAACATATGCAAAAGACGTAATTGCATTTAATAAATTCTTGCAATCAGAAGAGGATTTTACGACTGAAAACCTTCATCTTTTAGCTAAGATTAAAAACCCAGGTAAGTATTACGTTAGTAAAAAGACTAAAAGAAAATAAACAATAAACCATCTCTGGTGAGCAAGAGTACGTTCGATTCGTACTATGGTTATACCAATAATAAAGAAAGGATACAAAAAAACCATGTACATTAAAACAGAACGAAACGACTCAGAATTAAAAATGAGCAAAATTTCTAGTAAAGAAGAATTAATCAATGAAATCAAGACTCTGTCAAACACTCTATCCGAAGACATATCAAATGGGAAAAACATTATAATCCATACAATTACAGAAGAAAAAGCTACCACTAATCCTGATATGAAAAATATAATTGAACTACAAGTTATTTTTGATTATACAGAACAAATTTTAAGCAAACTAACATCAGAAAACCCAATTAAAATCAAAACTAATGATTATCCATTTTACAAACTAACTATAGAACTAGATGAAGATTCTAAATTGAAAATCACAGCCGCTTCAGATTTAGATCCAGACTTCACATGGGATACTCTAATCCAGTGGTTTCCAGCATCTTAGAAAGATGAATTCTAAGAATAAGTAGGTGAAAATAATGAGAGCAATTGACAAGATTAAAGAGCAAATACGCAATAATGAAATTGAATTTTACGGATCTGATGAAATTCTTGATTATCATCACTCTGAACCTAAAAACATCAACCATTTAACTTGTACTGTCATTGAAAACTATCTATATGAAAAAACATTAGATTTCGGCGATCTATTTTTCCGATTTTTAGATTTTAGAACGACAGATGGGGAATACATGGAATTACGTGAGTTAATCGAAAATGATGGACAAAGTTCTTCATTTTACTACGCTATCGAAACAGCATATTATTCAACACCAATACAAATCGATGTTGATATCCCCGTTTATGACAAAAGTGAAAATTATGAGAAATATATCAAAGAACTATTCAGAGAAATAAAAAGAAAAACATTTCACGTAGTAAATAGTTTCAACCCCGATGAAATATTCCATGATTTGTACGTACCAACAGACGGATACAGTTCTAAAATCGTACTTTATAATCTAAATAAAGCTAAAGAAACATTCGTCAAATTCGTAAACGAATTAAAATAAACCATTCCTGGCGGACCGAGAGCGTGTTCGATTCACGCTATCGTTATACATAACAAAGAAAGGATACAAAAATTATGACAATTACACACGCATTTGGAACATGCACAATTAAAGCAAAAACCCCTGAACTAATTTTTAATTATTTCGACTTATTTAATCACGTCCAAGAATTTATTTGGAACCCAACAACACTATATTTACCTGATGACTACGAAAACGCAATTTCAAAAACTGAAGATAACCACCATCAGCTGGAATTCGAATTTGAAGGATCAGCATATGGTAATTTTTCAGACCATGTTGAAGATATTTTTACAGACGTTTTAAATAAAGATTTCAGTGACCCGAACATAATTGAATTTAGGAATGCAATAATGGAAAATGGAGTAGAAATAATCTTGGGCTTTGAACAAATTGAAAAATTCAAAGACAATACTCACCATACAGTTAAAATAAATATTGCAAAAGGTGGATAATAAAATGACAAAAAACAATTTAAATGAATTACGTAACAAACTTGATAAAAAAATAAAAATTCAAATATCTAATCACGCTAGCACCATCCTTGATAAGGATATCACAATATCTAATGAAAATTTCGAAAGATTAAAAAAGGAAATTCATATAGTAATTAATTCACTGGAATCAGACTATGATTATAAAATCAGTTATTACATGAAACCTAAAGACGCATTCACTATAACTGAATACGTTGTAACAATTATCATCCAAAAAGATTATGAATTAGTCACTCAATACAATATTGATCGCAACATTCGAATCGAATCTGTTTCGGAAATCAATTACGAAGATGTTCGTAAACTGACATTCTTCGAATTTCTAACAGAATCTAACAAACAGCATGAGCTTGAGTATTTCTTCGAAGCTTTAGCTGATTACGAAGCTGATTGCATTATGAATGAGGCTTGGGAATCAACACTTCATACTTATGGACTTGGTGAATGGGAATATTTCGACAGTCTAAGTCATTCAGAAAAAGAGGTATTCGCAAAAGCCCAAGGTTACACATATGCTAAAAATATTGTTCATAAACCAATCGATTATTTGACTATGGTTTATAATCTTGATTTAATAAACACATTTTTCGACAAAATTAAATTCGTAGAAAAATAGAGAGGAAAATACACTCATGATAAAATTTATACTAAAAGTAGACAACCACGACACAGATGAGCTATTAGTTTATCCAGTGCACGCAGCATCTAATTACGACGAATTAATCCAAAATTTGAATAAAATTCACGACCAACATGGTAATATCGAAATTACTGAAATGGATATCGTAGTAGAAGATACACCGCCTGTTAAAAGAGTTTATGCAAACAGAATGTGGTTAAATCAACTTATCACATTTGTTACTGATTTCAAAGAAAACAAGAAAGTACCATTTGATGAATTTACAAACTTCTATGCGTACACTGCTGATTTAACAGGTTTTGCAATTAAACTTGAGAATATTGAAATCTACAACAATGTAGAAGACTACATTGACGAAAATCTACCATTAAATCCGTTCCAACATATGATGGACAATAACGAACTATGTGTGTTTATCCCAGAACATATGCCGTATTACAACTACGATATTATTCTGCGAGAACTTGATAGGTCCGGTAATTCATTTACATTAAAAGACAGACGATTTATCGTCTTTAAGTAGGTGGCTATCATGGGAACATTAATTTATAAAGCAATTGAACTAGATTTTTTCGGTGTAGCCGCACCTATATCTCTTATATCAATACCGATTGTTTTCCTTGTTGTATTCTCAGTGCATACGTGGTTAACAAATAAGAAGGTCGATAAAATGATGGGTAAAGATGTAAAAATACCATCAGAATTGCTTGTAGAAACAATATTGATTATTATCGGAGTTGGTGGACCAATTCTAATAAGTATGCTGATTTACATTTATATACATCCAACATATAATAAATCAGTTAAACTTACTGAAATCAAAGACCATATAACAGTTCACGATAATAAATTAACCATCAAATCATTACCTGAGCCTTATAATTATAACAATAATAAGTTAAATAGCTCAGAACCACATGATTTCAAAATCACAAAAGACGATTTCTATAGCGACGCTAATCCTAAATTAGTAGACCGTGATGGTAATCAATACGAAATAACAGCTGAGGAACTAAATCAGTTACAAAAATAAGCTATTCCCGGTGGGCTTAGAGCACGTTCGATTCGTGCTATAGCTATATTAATATAATAAAGAAAGGATATGAATTATTATGACTATGAGAGATTTTGCTAATCATATATTAGCGATCGCTTACGAAAATAACCTATCAGTAAGCAATCTTAAATTACAACAAGTAATGTATTTTGCAATAAAAACACAAAAAGATAATCCTGAATTACTATCTGAAATATATGATGAACCATTTTATGTATGGGCTTACGGACCAACCGTCCCTTCAATATATGCAAGATACTACGGATATGGTTCAAGAGCTATTATCGAAAAGGGTAAAAGAAACGACGAATATTCAATTTTCGATAACACTATAATTAATCTATTAAATAAAGATTTATTCGAATTAATAGAAAAAAGTCGTGTAAATATTCACTGGCAAGCTAATAAAAATAAAACAAGCAAAGGTATAAGTAAAGTTAAATACGAACTAGAAGATATTTAAATCAGATAAGAGGTGATAATAATGGAATTTATCCAGAAAAGATATTGCAGCATAGACCCAGGTGATACCCTATATATTGTAAACAATAATAATATTGTTGAACAATTAACAGTTACCCAAGATCATTTACAAAAAAGTAGCATTATGAAACCAAATGAAAAAGTAATAGATAATTTATACCTAGCAAGTGATTATTACGAAATCACTGACGACGGTAGATTAAAATTGAACATATTAAGCTATATTTACCCAGACCATTCAGATATCCCTGATTTATTTAAAGAAACAAAATTAGCTAATGTTTTTATAGATAAAGAACAAGCTATAAAATTTGCAGAGAATAGAAAACAACATCAAGCATCCTATAAAGAATTTACAGAATACCCAGAAATCTTAATATACGACATAAAAACAAATAGAATTTTAGGTAATGTATCAACAACGGAACCATTCAAGTGTCTAGTTGAATTAACTAAACTAATGATAGATTTAGAAAAAGCTGGATTTGATGTTGATATAGCTGTGTTCGATAATAAAAAATACGAATTAATAAAAGATTTAAAAATTTTAAATATAATACGAAAAACAAAATAAAGAAAGGATCCAAAACAATGACATATCTAAAATCACCAACAGAAGATGAAAAAAAATAAATATTGGAAAAAAATAAAATCAACAATATTTTCAACAATTTATATAAATTCAGGTTTAATTATTATATTATTCCTAGCTTACTTACTTTACAACCATAAAGAAATTATAACCAAATATGGACTATATACACTTTTAACAATTACAGTGTCATTGGGTTTTTCAACACTTTATTCACGTGTTTATAAATATTGGCATCTAATACATAAACGCCATAGAATCGGATATTATTCATCGTTTATGAATAGTTTAATGTTATCACTATTAATAACAATCGTATCAATCATTGGTGTAACTTATACGTTTAATAATATGATACCTCATGGCTTAAAAACATCTATGTTTCTATCAATTCCCTTCACAATAATACTTACTGCACACTTTGTTATAAAATTTAGAAAAGAAAAACCAGGTCTACCTAGAGTAACACTTCAAGAAAATGAAGACCGTGAATTTCTTAAAGAATTATACTATTATGTACTTAATGATAAAGGATTTAGACACATCTATAATAGCAGTTATTTCGAAGAAATTAATTATTTAGGAACATTAGACTGCTACATGAATTACGGTGTATATAACCACGCACATATTGAAAAGTGGAAAAATGATTTAACATCTGAAAGTTTAACAGTAGATGAAATATTTAAAGAAATGTCTATACTAAATGATATGGTAACCCACAAAATATACAATAATATATACAAAAAAGCAGAAATAAAAACACAAAGATTAAAAAAATTAATAAGTGAAGGGGTAATTGGCGTATCTCAATTAGAAATACACATCCAAGAATACTTAGATTAAGAAAGGATACAAAGTAATGACAATCAAAGAACAATTCTTAAAAAATTTAGAAAACCAAGAAACAGAAAAGGAGTTAAAACGAAAAGCTTATGCGAAACAACTAGGTGAGAAAATAAACGCAGCTTTATTAGACCCTGAATTCATCGAACGAGCAACAAAAGCACTTATTGAACACGGGGCAATCCAACTTACAGATATCGGCTGTAAGTGCCAAGACGGTGGATGTTCTGACCAAAAAGGCTTTACAAATTATGTAACTGAAGCTTTCGATTATTGGAACAAACAAGATGTTGTTATTCAATTTGGAATCAATAGCTATTTATATGTCGAAGACGCACCAATTGACAGAGTACAATACCCAAGAAAAGTTAGACTATACAACAACAAGTAGGTGATATTATGGAATATATTGAATACAACAGAGTGCCTTATACAATAGAGGGTGACATCCTGAAAACAACATTCACACCAAAAGAGTTACACAATGTTTACAACTTCTTTGACACACTATGGCAATTACGAAAACATAATAGAGAACAATATGTTAAAAAAAACATTAGTATAAATCTTTATAACATTATAGAAAATAGTATCGGTGACTTTGTTTATGACATCTCGTTATTCTCAGAGTATAATGAATATGGTAAAGAAGAATTTCTAGAAAATGTTGAAACAATTAATAAACAAAGTGTTACCGAGCTTCATAACAAATTATGTAAAGACTTAATAAGTAAAACTAGTAAAGAAATCGAATACCTATTAAGTGACCCGTCAGCATATCGTGATGAATATTTATACGTATTTGAAAATTAACAAATTAATGAGGTGAAAAAAATGAAATACCATAAAATTATAGAATTAAACAAAACTGAAAAAATTTATCTTGTTACAAACATTATAAACAATCAAGTCATCAATACGCCTGAACTTATCACACTAAATGTTTCTGACATTTTAACAGGTACCAAAACTCATAATGAATTATGTGAAACTTATAAAGTGGAAAATTTTATATTCAAAGAAACGGAAAATTCTGTTTATTTTATTCAACAAGAACGCGAAAATTTTAAATCACATTATTCTAGTCAAATAAGAAATTTACCGTTATTTGGTCTCACATTTGACGCTGAAGCCTTCATCCAATCCAAAACTAAAGAAAAAGATAGACTGAATCGTTTAATTAACAAAATAGACCGAATCGGTGAAAGCTTACCTTATTTCTTCGAAAAAAGAAAAAGGCGTAATTCAGATTATGAATATAATTTAGACAATAATTACCGACAAAGAACTTATTATGATCAAGTACATGAAATCTATAAAACAGGACCTGAGTCGTTAGATTACGATGATGCAAATTATCTACTTTACAATCTCCCTGTAGATTATTTTATTGATTTATATTGTCAAAAAATAAACGATAAACACATTTATGAATGTAATTTTGATGAAATTTTACCTGAAAATCTTAGACTTACAATAGATGAAGCTCTTAATTCAGAATATAATATTGCAGAATTATGTTACGATTGGGCATATACTGATGTATCAGAATTTGAATTTGATAATATCGTTCGTGAATATATTAAATCGAGTACAAACCCAAAAAAATTAATAAACAACATTTACCTATACGGATACAGAATGGAGAAAAATGATGGAAAATAAACAACTATATATCCCACCACTTATTAGAGATAAAGACTATGAAACAGAAGAGGCTATCCGATATGTATTAAACGTATTCGATACATTAAGGACTATTTGTGAACGCAATACTTATGAAATTTTAAACAAATACGATGACAACGAATACATAAGCAATTCAATGACCGTTGATTTTAAATATCAACCAAATTCAAATGATGTTAAAATTTACGTTCATCCTATTATATTAACTTTTGACAAAACAGAACATTTAACAGAAGAAGTATTTAATAACATCAAAAAATACATGGATCACCATTTCGGTAAAATTGCACCAATTGACAATTTTGAAATATATTTTATGGTCAATCCAAAAGATATTAAACTCGGTCAAGAGCGTGACCAAAAACCGTATGCTAAATATGTTTATTCACAAATAAAATCAAATGAGCAAGACTCAAGGGGTGATAATATAGCTGAAGGGGATAAAATTCTTACTCCTTTTACCATTCGTTACGAATTTAGCTCAAGATTACCACACCATAAACTAAAAATTATAAAAGAAACATCTCGCCAAACTAAATATATGTCTAAAAGATTAAACTTATTCAGTAACTATTTAGGTGATAATTAATTATAATAAACCATTTCTGGTGAACTAAGAACAGGTTCGATTCCTGTTATGGTTATACAAAATATAGAAAGGATAAAAAAAAATATGATTAGAATTGGAAACCTTGATGTAGCGTCTTTAGAACGTCATTTAGGAATAAAATTTACTGAAAATGATAGATTATACATGGAAAATACAAAACAAGAGGACGTGTCGATCCCATTAAAACCGAAATCTTGGCACTTTTTCGATTTACCAAAATCCATCCATTTCGGTTCACTAAAAGCATTAAATGCGTTCAGAAATATACTATCAAGTTACGAACTAAAAGGTTCTCTTGAAGCGACCTTTGACCTAGATGAAGCTACAGAAAAACCACAGGCATACTACAACTTGCGTAACGAAAATGGTTATCCGAGATTTCTATTCACTAAAACAAAATATACACCAATTGATGCTTATACGCAATTTAGCTATATGCAGCTGGTAAGAGAAAATAAACGTACACTTGTTTATAGAGCAGTCGGAACGAAAGGCTTTGAGGAATCGTATCTTGGAATCACAGACTTCATTATGCACAAAACACTTGTTCCAAGTGAAGACGAATTCCATTACCAGGAAATTAAACTTAATAAAAATATTTTTGATGAACCATTTAGAAAAAATATTGTCTACGCAGGGTACCGAAAATCAGGAACGCTTGTTGACAAAAAAGAACTAGAAATCATTTCAATCTGGAACGGTGAACTTCACAAAGATTATATCGAACGTGAAGCTGAGTCACAATTTCTAGAACAAATCGAAAATTACAAGAAGCACCTAAAATTAATTAAAAAATCAAAAGAGGGGTGATAAACCCCTCTAAATCAATAAATTTAAATTGTTCGTATAATACTAGTTTTATGCACAAATACTAAACGAAAAAGGAGCCCAAAATGATTGACCTTAAAAAATTAGAAAAAATCAATAAATCCATTCTGAACAAAAATGATGATAAAGAAATACTGATCAAAAATTTCACAAACATGCTCGATGTTCTTAACCAAATTGAATTACAGTTCGAAAAAACTTACGAAGTCGCTATGAATGTTGAACAAACTATTCCATTCATTCATGCTATCGCAATAGATTCAAATAAAGAATTTTCGAAACGAAAGTTAGTACGTTCTACCGAAAGAATTAAATATTTCATCGAATTGCGTAACAATCTGATAAACAAAGCTTTAAGAAAACTTAATTCAAAAACCCCTATCAATTTGCTAATCCAAAAACATTATAAAACAATAGGTTTATATAATGAAAAAGAAATAAGTGTCCTAAAAGGCGACAGCACTAGGTCTAACACCGTAATAATGGAAACTTGCTGTAAAACGCCAGGTGCTTTGAGCATAACAAATGTTGACGACATTACTCGTCTTCTATTCGATAATCTCGTTTTTACAGAATATATAGAATATTTTGAGAAAAAATTAAACGATAAAGAAATTCTAGACGAAATTCATAACGAATACCCTTCTTTTTCAAAGGATTTCAAAAATACACTCAATGACTTATATGGTGAGCTAAATGAATCACTATTATTAGTACAAAATTATGCTAAAATATCCACTTCTGTTTACAATCTTTGCAAAAAATATTATAATGTATAGTATATAACAATACTAACAGAAAGGATTGGGAGGCAACCAGCCAAGTCTTCGGTTTACACCTTAGGCGATTCCAATTAAAATTTTAACTATCCAATTTACAAAACAGAAAGGAAAATCAAGATGAAAAAAATAACTATACAAAATTACTTAGATGTAGCTCTATCTTTCTTTGGACTATCATTCACGTACCATACAATGGAGTACGGAACTCTTAGAGACTTGTTTTACGAAATCGCAAAAATTAGAGCTGATGGTAAAATTACAGCTGAATACACAAGTGCTGTTTTCACATTCGGTTCAAGTTTCGCTATATTTATGATTATAATCATTTTCTTAATTGGACTCTGCATTCATTACCTAATAAAGGACCAACTATTTAGAGTGCTTGGTTACTTAGTCGGTGCTTTACTTTTCATATTGATACCAATTAATAAAATAACTGTTTTTCTAGGTGCTTTATCATTAGTAATACTGTATGTGCTATCACGCATAAATAAACCAGTACACGTTGAAAAGAAAGCAGCACCAGCACCTCTAGGTGTAGCAAAGCAAAAAGTAGCCTTAAAATATATCAAAAAAGGCGATAAACTACCCCACTCATTCCTTGAGGAACATCCAAACGGATCTTTGGTTAAAAGATACTACGTCATGGCAGCAGATGGTTCATCTTACGCAAAAGATTATCACATCGAATGGGACGAAGATGGTATCGTAACTCACGCTGACGTGATTGAGCACAAATCTTATTAAGGAGGGGGACGTCATGAACGAACCTAAGAAACTAATCTTATTGCCCACTCAAGCTAAAAAATTAACTTATCTTGTGATTGTAATACCCCTAACTACCCTAATCCCATTTTTCACAATAGGATTACTAGGAGTATTTATTACAATTGCGAACAAACAATATGGCGATATATTCTCAGCAATGGTATTCCCGTTATTATCAGGAATCCCTATGTTAGGATTACTTTACGCATTTTATAAACTGCGTAAAAAATTCAGAATGATACCTATAGCTCAACAGCAAGGTTCAAAAATTAAATTACAGCTTTCTAGTATCAATATTGGAAAAGAATATAGTCAAGGTCATTCTGAATTGATTTTAACTTTTATATCAGCTGCAGATGTTTATACAACATCCATAGCAGGTAATCCTTACCTCATAGATGATTATCTTGATAGAACTAAAGATAACCCACCTCTTTACCCAGCATATGTTTACAATTATGAAACATATATGCTAGAAGATGATTTTTATAAGGAATTCAATAAAGAATTTAATGACAAGAACTAGATTCTTGTCTATTTTTTTATAATCTTGACCACTCCTCCAACCTGGACTGTTCGTCCGATTGTCTAAACGATTGTCTGAACGATATTTAGATTGGATTGGGAGGCATTCAGCCGAGTCTTTGGTCACACACCTTAGGCGATTCCAATTAAATTTTCAATTATTTAGAACAAACCATTCCTGGTGGATTTTAGTGTACGTTCGATTCGTACTATGGTTATAACCATTAATATTAGAAAGGAAAAATTACTATGGAAACAAAAGCTCAAGAACTTATTATAGGTCTTAAAAAACTATCAAAAGAATACAAATTTAAAACTGACATCTCAATCAGATTATCATCTGAATTATTTAAACTCGATACTTTCGGATTATTAATAATTGAACTGCAAGAAGATCCAACTCGTATCACTCTAATTAAAGCATATGAATTAAAAAAGAAAATAATGGACCTTCTTGAGAAATTAGAATACCCGCATTTATTAGATATCAAAATTGAATCAACTGAAGATATTTTAGAAAAATACGGAATCCACATTGGGCAAAGAATTAACTATATTAGTGATACGTTTTTAGGAAATGTTAAATTCTATTTCAAAGAAGGTGAAACTGATATTATAGAAGTGAAATTCACAAACGAAAAACGAATTGATACAAAACTCCAAAATTACGAGTTAGTTGTTAATAAAGGTTTTGCAAAACTTGAAACACGTCATGATAAAGAAACTCACAACTTCCATTCGAATCTAAAAGTTGTTGATTTCGTAAATACACTTGTCGATGAGAAAATCAGTACATATGATCCAACTGACGTACTAACTATTGCAGCATATATTCGTAACTTAAAAGAAAAAATGCATGAACTACAAAGCAAAGAAAACATCATTAACTCTCAGTTCGCACTTCACTACGAAAATCACGATGCGACTGGTCTGTTCAATATTATCGAAACAGAAGATGATTCAAAAGTTGAATTAGGGCTAACTCTTAATAGACTAAAAATACATACCGACCTACCGTTCACTCTTATTGGCCGAATTATTGACAAAGACATTTACAGCCCACACGTTAATGTGAACAACTGCATTGTTGAAGAAAAACTGACCGACAAATCATTAAACGAAATTAAGAAAGATACTGAAATAATCATAGAATCATTCTTAGCTGATACTGAACTTACATTAGATGACGTAAGGTCAGCTTACTTGAATCTAGACCATCTAGTCGAAACCAGATGTCACACGAGCTATAACAGATTTTACCTGTTTTCAGATGATAAACTTATAGCACAAATCAATTTCAATCCTAGAAAAATAGGAATACCAGTTATAATAGAACATTCACAAAATAAAATACAAGAAAATATCAAACGATTCTTGTACGAAACTCATGGTGGCGGATATCACCTTTTAGCTGAAGGATCAAACCCTAACGGATCGTTTCAATCGAAGCTAGAACTTTTCGAGCGCCTTAACATAGATTTTACGAAAAATCCTCCAAAACCATTATCAAGAAATAATTTTTTAGATGATAATAGTATTCCGCCATTACCTAAAGGATATTAGTTGACAATATTATCTAAATTTATTATACTAATATTAGATTTAGTAATGACTATTAGCTAAGTCGAAGCCCGTGGGTCATTACCTGACGGGTTTTCTTTTATTACAGAAAGAAAGGATGCAAAAAAAAATGAACGAAAAAGATAAAGAAACATTAGACTTGTTAAAAAACAAAATCGAAACCTTCTTCCAAGAAAATAAAAATGAATCACAAAAAGAAATATATACATATAAATTAACACCATATACAAACGAAAATCTGTATATTTTCGCAACTTCTAAAACAGAAGACTTCCATTGTTTCATCCGTATTTCTGATGTTAACGCCTATGGAATTACGATTTTTGACAAACAAAGTAAAAATTTAGAAGAACTGTTCAAAGCTGCAATTAAGTTCTCAAATGATAGAAACAAATTACTTAAAGAATGGCAACAAGAATTAAAAATCACACAAGGAATCTTAAGACATGCAGAAGAGACATACAATTGGAACGATTTGGAATACATGCGAAGCGAAACCAGATCACTAAGCAAAATAAGATTCACACATCCTGAATTTATTCCAAACTATGCGGAAGTATCAGACATCAAATGGTTTCTAGAGCATGATAACGGAGCAAATTATTTCTCATTAACATACGGGCATCATTATTTGTTAAACATAGTTGTTGATACTGATAAACATATAATCGGTGCAATCGGAACGTTTAGAAATACATTCCTGTTCGAAGATTATAGCGCATCTCTTGAATCTCTTTTAGAAGACTCAAAAATAAGGTTCAATGAGCACTGGAAATTAATGTACGAAGCTAATTCTATCTAAGAAAAGAAAATTCCAACACAAAACGACTGAAAAATTCCACAAAAAGAAAGGATGAAAACCATGACACAATTAAGATCCGCGAGAAAAAAATCTAAATTAACTATGCAACAAGTTGCTGATTATCTAAAAATCACAATTGACGAATACGACCGCATCGAAAACCACGATGTTGTCTGGACTCCAGCTGTTTTAGAAAAATTAGCAATGTTATACTGCGTTTCAGTTGTGAAACTATTAACCCACCCACCTCATAAATTACTTGTTCGAAAATACAGCAAAAACCATGTACCAGAAATGTTAACAATGATGGCACGCTTTAATAAAACTTATATGGACGCACTATAACCATGAGGTGAAACGATGGATAAAAACAAAATAAAGTACATAACAAAAAGTCTTAAAAAGCTTGAACAAGCCATTACTGACATTGTTCAAATTTTTGGTTGTAAATTATACGCTAATAATGGTTTCGAAACAGCGTTCATATTCTCAGACTATAAGAACGAACTATCGTTACAAATTGATCCAATTCAATTTGTGTTCGAAGACGCGAGCGACATCTCAATCGAAACTATTACTAAAATTAAAGAAATCATAACAAAAGCTCTAATCGACTTCGTACCAGCTAAGGACTTAGTGGTAAAAATCGGAACGTACAGTAATAGACAACTACCCTATCTCACACCAGCTGGTCAGTCGTTACATATGGTAGCAAATACATACATTAAATCAACTAGCTTTACTGTAAAAGATTTACCCGTACATTTCGAACCAGATTTCTTTAAAAACATATACGATTATACTACTCTAACAGATACATACTGTTTCGACTATGACCACATGGACAGAGTACTTATAATCGAGACATTCGATGACTACTTTGCTAGCAAAGATGAAATCAACAAGCTTCGTAAAGAAGTACCTTTTGTAGATGAAATCTATGCCCTACTTTCTAACGAATTAATCCACAACTATATCAATAATTGATATACCTGGAGGTAAAGATGTTATACGATTCTTTCAGAAGTAATCCAAAAATTAATGATATTCTAAATTCAGAACAGTTCTCATATTCTGAACAAATTATGGAATTTAGAATTAAAAATGAGTTAGATATTAAACAAATATCTAACCTCCTGAACATAACACTTGAAGAATATTTAGATTACGAATACTGTAACCTAAATATTCCAACTGAAAAATACATCAGCACATTAGAAAAATTGAACCAGATTCTCGATTGAGTTTTTGGTTTATTTTTTTTTTATAACCCTTCGCCCACAGCTTAACGCCACAGTCGGAACGACTCCGAGTGTGCGATGAAGACTTAAAAATCATATATAAGGAGAATTTTATGGACAAATATCAAAAAATCTGTAACGAAGTCCGAAAAACCTACCCATCCCTTGAACTAGATAATATAATAAAAGATATTAGAAAAGCCGTAGGTTTAATAGGAATTGATACCCGTGAATCCGACATGAAGTATTTACCACCTATCTTCGGATTTATCCGAGGTTGTGTTTTTATAGAAAAAGGCAACCCTGTTATTTTCATTAACGCAACTTTAGAACCAAATGCTAAACGTTATGTCATAGCAGAACTACTAGGTTATATTCTACTGTACTTACCTGCTGATAATATCGACCCAAATCATGCTTATTACTTAAAACTTGATGAGAGTAAAGAAGAAAACATTAAAATAAATGAAACCCTATACTACTTCGCAGCTGAACTTCTAGCACCAACTGAAGAAGTCTATAGCTACTTTTTATCATATGGTAAGCTAGATTACAATGCAATTGATACCATTGCTGCAAAATATAAAGTACCAAAAAAAGTAATCACAAATAGCATCAAAAAAATATCTAGATCAAAAATCAGGTGGTGAAAATCATGATGTATAAGAAATATTATGGCGTCTACGACCTTTGTGCGGGTCTACTTCGTGTAGGCTTCGTCTACCCTAGTTACGAAAAAGCCATCCGTGATATTGCTATGGGGATTATGGAAATAACAAATGACCCAGAAATCCTAGAACTAGATGAATACGACTACGAAACGATTATCGAAATGCACAATTTTAAAATAGTTGAAATACCACGCATTGTCGCTAAAAAAATTAAAAATAAAGACCCTTACTTTGTAAGCATGGACCGTGACGCATTCTATTACGGAGAATTTTAGAAAGGAAAAAAATTATGTACTACAAAATTAATAAAGAAGACGAACTAAGAGAATATAACGAGAGTACTCAACCCGAAATTATTGACACATTGGACTATGTTGAATTTGACATTGAGGGTCATACGTATCAATTACGAGAATATCATATTAATAATATTTTTGGTGAACTTTTTAGAGAATACGATTCATTTAACCCTATTCTCGAAATCATTTATGAAATCAACCAAACACTCAGTGACTATTCGTTAACAGAAATTTATACTCAAATTGATGACCCAAGTGAAATCGAAATGGAACACTGGTTCAATTTTGATGAAGAATTTTTCGAAACATTCTTACATGATAGATCACCATATGATGTTGCGCTAATGACTTATTTCGGTAAAATACAGTCATGGAGCGACCCGTACATTAGGTTTAACGCATACGGCAATTTAGAAACAACTGACGAAATTGATTATGAACCATATGCTAATGAAATCTTACAAGAATGGGTACGAGAAAGATACTTATAGAAAGGATGTGACAATATGGAGCCAAAAGAAATTACATTGAAAGAATATAACGCCATCGTTTACGACTATAACGAAAATGGTGGTGACATCACCTACCTACTTTCTGAACTTGATAACAAGTTAATCAAAATGTCAGAAAAGAAATTAAATCAATTTACAGAATCTCTAAAATTACACCTAGAAGCTTTTAACGAACGTGAAAACGACATGGCTTTGAAAAATCATTTCCATACCGACCATTATGACCTGTCTATGACAGAACGTATTGTTGGAAAAATTCATGAGTTTAAAATATTAGAATTATTAAATAATAAAGCACATAATGTTTATACTATAACTATAGAAAGGAAATCATAGGAAATATGAATGACTCACAATTAAATATGCTTAACCATATTGCGGCTCATGTAAACGTTGCTGAAGCTCGAATTACTAAAGAATTCGAATCCGCTATAACACATGAAAAAGAACCATTTCTAAAAGAAATCATAGAAAGAACTAGAAATGGTACGAAACTTGAAGCAAAGTATACTGCAAGTGATATTCTAACAGTTTTAGAAAGATTACAAGAATCATTACCAACCGTCGACTAACTGTCGACAGAATTGACCTATCTCTGGTGAGCAATGAGTACGTTCGATTCGTGCTATAGGAATATAAAATAACTAGAAAGGATACGAAAAATATGCTTTATTCAATCAACAATAATGACACATTAATACAATACGATAGAGACCCAATACCTTTAGGTATCAGCTTCATCGATTATTTAGAATTCGAAATTAATGATTTCACATACATTCTGAACAAAGATGATATAGCGTGCATTTTTAGTGGTTTTATTGACAATTACATAAACGACTACCCTTCCGAAAATAAATATAAAATATTTTTAGAAAAAATGAACGATGTATCGCTAGATATTGAGTACTTGACTCTGGACGAACTATATAGCAAATTAAAAGACCCGAGTTCTATAGAATTAGACGAATGGTTCTATTTCAGCAATAACTTTTTCAATGAATATTTCCCTAATTCAACGCCTCAAGAAATTACGGAGATTGTTTATTTCAGTGAAATCGATTCTTGGAACGATCGATATGTTAGATTTACCAATACCGGTTACTTGAAAACATCGAATTACATTAACCATTTCAATCAATCTAATGAAATTTTAGTACAATGGGTTGCTGAAAACTTTAAAGATTATTAATATAAACCAACCTATTCCTGGTGGACTTAGAGCACGTTCGATTCGTGCTATAGGAATATTAAAATAACTAGAAAGGACATAACTAAAATATGACATACATCAACTTAAAGGATTTCGATTTACAAATCGAAAATCCAATCGACAAAGATATTCTAGACTTATTACTCAAAAACTTACAATATAGATATGATAATCCTAAACTGAAAGATCACCCTTGGATTGTAGATACTAATGGTTTCTTCATACAATTAGAAAGAAGAACAAATGCTAACGGTAAATATGTTGGTATATACCTATGGGGTTACCCCAAACATTTTGACACACCACCACTAATTGGTGTAATGGTTAAAGTTTACGAAAAAGAAAAGAAAATTAGAGTAATAGCTGAAGAATATATGAACAATATGGACCTTGAGCTGAAAAAAGCAATAATTGTATTGCTAGACCGCAAGAGATTTTACAAAAAAATATAATTAAGAAAGGAAATGACACATGGACTACGAAAAAATTGTACACCTGGTGCGAGAACTCGTACCACCCTTGTCACTAAAAAGTACAAACCGTGACTTAGCCCAAACAATAAGAAATATTGGAATTAACGTGCGTTATTCCGACATGTCACATCTACCAAAAGATGACGGCTTTATCTACGGGTTCGTACATACTGGACAAAATTCAGTAAACATCGTTGTGAACGCTACTATGTGTTCAGAGGAAAGACGTCACGTAAAAGCTGAACTACTTGGTTACGCTCTTTTATACCTAAAATGGTTACCAACAGAGCCAATAAAAGAAGAAGAAATTTTTATCATGTCTTCTAGAAATATCAATACAGAAATTCACTTTAACCTAAGTGAATTTGCTGACGAATTTCTAGCACCTAAAAAGAATGTTCAAGAAGACTATGCAAAACTAACAAGTGACTCAAAAGAAAAAATCCAACTGCTAAGCTATAAATACGGTGTTTCGGAAAGACTTATCGCAACACAACTACTTGATTAAGGAGGAAATATGAATAAATTACAAGAAATTTTCCTGGATTTCGAAAAAGCAAAAAGTAAACATCTTATCACCCTACTCGATACGCTTCACGGGCAATCATTCGAACTGCCCAGTTATAAGATAAAAGATCTTGTTAAATCACTTAAAAAAGAAGTTAAAAATTATAATAAATATAATAAAGCCAGGCTTGAACTTTATGATAAAGTTAAATCTTATATCACCACAATTACAGTTTACATTCTTGAGGATAATAAACCCATAAAACTATGTTCTTTTGAAATGCAACCTGAGCCAGAAATTGAAGGCATATCAATCAATGATATAACTACTTATTTAGAATCATTAGGTGGAAAAGAACTAGAAATGAGTGCAAAACGTCGCGATTTCTTTCTAGAAATCATACAACAATATGTAGACACATATTGCATCTACTATAACGATGTAAAAAAACTTAATCTATTAGTACATAAAAACCCAGTAGACCCATTTATATATGACATTACTATCGCTTGTGAAATAAATGATGAATATCAGGTATTTTCGAAATTTACTATTAACGAAATTTAAGAAAGGATACTAAAAATGAAAGAAAAATTTTTACAATATATTGCAGATTCTGGTAAATTCGGTTCAGATCCTAATAATTTAGCTTTTACAGAAACATTCTCAATTTTCACATCAGAATTACCAGAAATAGAAAAACTCAAAAAAGAATATGATCCACATGTCACATTAACTGAAATAGTGAGGTATTATTTTGAAGATAAGGGTGAATCAAAATTCCAAAAAATTTCACAAACTTTAATAGAAAAATTTATAATTGAAAATAACCTAGAATATTACAAAAACATTGACAATTTACTTGATATAATTCAAGAAAACGTGAAATACGAGCCAATGATATCTGGTTGTCTAAGTTGTTAAACTAAAAAGAATGGAGAATAATAATGAAAAATAAACTCACAATAGAACAACAATTTGTTGTAAACGGAAGAATATTCCAAAATAAAGAAGACGCTCAAAAATATATAGAAACTGTCGAAGAAGAAAAAACTAAAAACGAATACAATGATACCATTTATTATGAAAATTGGACAACCGATGGAAACGAAGGTGAATATGATGTTGTTCGAGCACGATGGCAAACTTATGAAGAAGCATTAAATGCTATGGAAAATTATGCCAATGCTTATCGCCAAAAAGGTACTGGTTGGATTGAAAAAGTAATCATTACAACAGAAAATAATAGAGTATTCATTGAGAGAAAACGTATTTACGAAAATATGTATTCAAAATATTAAGAAAACAGGTAAAAATTAATGCAATTTATCAAATATCCATCATTAACAAATCATTATGCTATACTGAATAAAAAAATATATTAATTTAGAAACTGAATATGTTGCAACAGAAAAGATACACGGTGCAAATATAACAATAGCAATTGATAAAGATAAAAACATTGATATAACAAAACGAACAGCATATTTAACACCAAAAGAAAAGACTCATGCGCCTTGGAATACTGTGGCCGAATTTGTTGAAAAAGAAAAATCACTAATTCTAACATGGTTTAATCAAATAAACAAATACGCAAGCAAAAAAGCTACAGTACTTCAAGTAAACCTATATGGTGAATTATATGGCGATCAAGTACAAGAAGCTATGCCATACTTTGATACATTAAATAAAACTCGTGAAATTAGATTTTTCGACATTCATGTATTATTAGATAACAATACAAGACTTATTTTATCACAAAATCAACTGACTGATATATTAGATATAGATTTTGTCGTACCTGTTTTATGTACAGGTAAATTAAAAGATTTACTATTAACAATTGAAGAAATGCAATCAAATTTCGGTGAATGTAAAGCAAAAGGTCAAGTTTATAAACTTAAGAACGAATATATATTAGAGCAAAACAAACTCGGTCAAGTTGAATACCCTGTTGTTAAACATAAATACGACGAATGGTTAGAAACTCAAAATATTGCAAGTAACTTTGATATGAATTACGCAGCAAACGAAATTCAATTAACGAGTGCAGTTGCCTCTAGAATTACAAAACAACGACTACTAAATATTCTAAGCCACGGTAAACTAGAAGCAACTGAACAAAATACAGGTAAATTTGTTATAGCTATGATTGAAGATATAAAAGATGAAATCTTACGTGAAGAACCAGAATTAACAATCAATAATAAAGTTTTAAATAAACATAAAAAAGAAATGGTTCTATTATACAAAGAATTTTTATCAGAAAAATAACACAACCCTCTCCCACTTCCGGTGAATTTAAACAGGTTCGACTCCTGTTGTGGGAATATTTAAACAACAAGAAAGGATATAAAAATGCTATTTTTTAGAAAACCAAATCCACAAAAAATATTCGACTACAAACAATTCTCTATAATTAATAAACAATTTAAAAAAGAATTTAAATCAATATTCAATATCCTAGATTACTTTGATAATTCTGTAATAGAAATTACATCACTTGAATTACCAACATTACTGATTGATATTGAAGATTACGTTCGTAAATTAAACCAAACTTACTTAGCAGAGTCTAATTATAACTCAAGAGCAACTTACAGTTATCTTAGTAATTTAGAACAAAAAGCTCTTATTATTGAGGTAAAAACTTCTGAAAAAACAGAAAAATTAATAACATTATATATTAACGAAGAAAAAGTAAGTAAACTTCATTACGAAGACTTTAAAGAATTACTTAACAAATATCATAAAAAATCAATATTCTTAGAAAATTTATTTGAACAATTAGATAAAAAAGTCATCGAAATGACAGAACACCAAATAAAACGAACACACTTTTTAATAGATGATGAAATAGAAAAACACAATAATAAAGATAGAACTCATGATGAACAGGATCAAGTTTTTGAATATGTATATGAAAAGGATGAAGATATTATTAAATATCAAGTCTTCTTCATGAATAAGTTAATTTCTTCATTTATACTTTATCATAAATACTAGAAAGGATATAAAAATGATTGATATTAAAAAAATTAAAAGTTATAAAAATAACAAGACAGAAAAAATTAGATACAACAAAAGACAAAAACAATCTAATAGACCTTTTTAACGAACAATTGAAAATACTCGACACTCTCAAAAATCACTTTAAAAACTGTCAAACACTAGCTTTAAATTTAGATGAAGCGTACAAATTAGCAAAAACAATATGGCGAATCCCTGAGCAAGATGAAGCTAACTACCCTATTCTTAAAACCACAAAACACTTTGAAGATTTTTTAGAATTTAGAACAAAATATATTAATAAAGCAACAGAGACATTAACCTTATCAGAATCACTTGATAAATTAATTAAAGAATATCCAAAAGAAATAATATTGCAACTGTACAGAGATTTAAACATACATATCCGCTCTATTCAAAGAGAAAATCCCTATGCAGATATTGAACATTTATTTTTAGGTACGCAAAACACTGAACTTAAATTAAAACACTCAAATAAATTATTAAAAAACTTCTCAAAAAAACAAGATTTAGAAATCTTATATCCAACATTTTTAGATGATTTCGAAAAAACGTCTGAGACATTAAACTTTCAGATAATCTGCAGTACAGAACAATTAAATAATTATGTTGAAATATCAAAACAAATATGTAAAATTTATCAACAATATCATGTTTTACAATAAAACTAAATGCTGAAAGGACAACCTACTATGAATAGATTATTATCAAATGAAATAACAATTTTAGATTTCATAACAAAAGCTCATTATTCATATGAGTTTCACAAAGAAGATTATTATAAAAATGTAAAGTTTTTTGAAGAAAAAATTCAAGAATTCAATTGTACTAATTCAAATATCCAAATTAATTTCAATAAAATACCTCTTATTAATTCTGTTAAATTTGAAATCTTTATCATTAAAAACAATAAAATCACAAGTAAAAATTACATTAAATTTAAAGAATTACTCGAAAAAGAATGGTTCACAGATTATTCATATAGCCCTTATACGACAAGTCGTCCGTATTTAAATGATGAAAATGAATGTTTCTTAATTGGAATAGATAAGAAAGGTACAAAATATTATTATGTTGAAACCGAGTCCAACGACGCCCCAATCGATCTTATAATGGGTGTTGAAGAAGATTTCACTTTTGTGCACAGATTTTACGAACTAAATTACAATAAGCGTACATTATTAGATTGGGCTGCATTTGATAACTTATTAGAACAACGTACAATTAACACGAAAAATCTTTCAATTTTACATAGATTGCTTTATTTAGTTCATAGCTTATATGACACATCAGAATTATGCACATATGGCACAGGACTAAACTTTAATCTATCTGTTGAAAATAGCTTTATTGATGAAATTACAGCAAATAATTGTAAAGAAAAGTTAAAATTAATTAAACAAGAAATTGTAAATATACTATCATGTTAATAATAGAAAGGATACAAAATCATGAAACTACTTACTAAATTTTTATCAAACCAAATCAGCCTACTCGACTTCCTAAAAGAAGCTGATGGTAAATCTTTCCTTACAGGAGAAACCGCAATTAACTTTATTACAACTGGATTAGAAAATGTAATGGACAAATATAATGACGCACATACCGATTATATCTCATACGGTATGATAAACAACGAAGATTACCTTCAGTACATTATTACTTATTATGAACGTAAAAAAAAATATGAAACGTCAACTGAAAAAGTTAGATTCACAAGCAAAATCCATTTCAAAATCCAAGTACCAAAAGAAGAACTAATCAAAGATAATATCAAATATTACTATGTCGGAGAAGACAGAGACAGAATTAAATATTATTTAAAAGAAGTACCTGAACTAACAGGTATCAATGATAATGAGTTCGCTAAAAAGTATCATGAAGAATTAAACGCTAATACCTTAGAATCACTTGACAATATTTATTCATTAGATCCAGGAACTAAAGAACTCACTTGGAAGGGTCACTACTTTAAAAACAATCGTAACATCTCTTATAAATCACCCCTATCAGATAATGAGTACGGACGATTGAGCGAACTTCTTAATAACTATGCTGTAATTTACGACACTATCATTATTACCACAAGAGGTGCAATCAGTAACACATTCACATCTGATTACATGAAAGACGAAACAATTACAAATACTTTACCTATCATGGTTCGAAAAATGAACCGTGAAATTCATGAAATATTTAAAAAATAGAAAGGATTACAAATTATGCTACTAACAGAACGTGTACTTAAAAAAGAACTATTAGAATTCGCAAAAATTTACTTAGATAATAAACTAACCATCTACAGAACATGGTCAGAAGGTGAACTCCTTTACGACGAATATATGGATGTTGTTTACGAAATTAAAGAAGAATACGGAATAACAACAAGAAAAGCCGTAGAGATTTACTTAGAAGATCCAGATTTTCAAGAGTACGATACTTTCAAACAAGATACAATCGAAGAAATTGTCAACGACTTTATAGGTGAATTTGACCGTAATGATTTAGAAGAAGAATTCGGAGCGTGTTTAGATGATAGATTAAAAGAATATTTAGACAAAAAATTACGATATAACCTTAATATCCGCGAATTAATGGACAAAAGTGGTGTTAGATAAACACAAGAAAGGATGTAAAAATGAACTTAGAAAATGAATTTGAAATTATAGTAAAAGGTGATTTTCAAGAACTTTCTAAACATATTTATAGAAAAAGAACATTCCATAAAGGCAATTTCACTCATGTAATGTCTTTTTTAACAATCATTCAAGATATTTATAACAAATCAAATGAACTTGGAAAATATCTAGAAAACAAAGGCATATCAAATAGCCTATCACCATTTATTAACGTTTATTTTAATAAATATACAAACTACTATATCCAAAATATTTCTACATATGCCGCATCATTAATCGGATATGAAATGTCTGAATTTTTACCAGGGGCTGAATACACCTACCCTAATCATATAGAATATATCAAAATTACAAAAGATGGAAAAACATATCTCCTTAAAGAACACCCATCCGATGGGTATATTAAAAAAGCACAAAAATACATTATCGAATGGCTGAAACTATAATTAAAACAAGAAAGGATATAAAAAATCATGGAACTATACAACAAATACATCAATAACGAAATCACACTAGAGGAATACATTAAATCAGAAAACTATGAAACGTATGAATTACCAACATCTGAATGTGATAGATTAATCAGAAAAATTAAACAAGATATTAAAAATAAAAATAGATCCGAAAACATCAACATTTCACTAGAAATTACAGATAAAGGCGTATATCTATTACGTTTAACTGAAGATTATAAATTGAAATCTAAATTACAAATTACATTAAAAGAAGTTTTAGAAAAAGAAAAAACAAAAATTTTTGGAAAAACTTACTACCTATTAGGTAAAGGTATTGACGGTGATAAATATTACTTACAAAAAGCAACATTCGACTGCGACTGGTACTGGGGAGGTGGATACATCGACACTTTCAACCATACAAGAACAGACATCAGCTGTCATACACACTACGACTCAGGTCATATTAATGGCTATGAATTCGCAAACTACGATGCATTCAATAAAGCATTCGAAATCACAACACTTACAGAAAAAGAAACATGGAGATTTCACGAGCTTATGAGAACATTTTATACTGCGCGTAAAGCAATGGATATGAGCCATCGCGGAAGTTCACATATCACTAACAATCCACTTACAGAACTGATTAAAAATGATGATATATATAATCATTTCGATAAAGTTATCCAAGCAATTAACGAAGAATTAGATAAATTACTATCGTAACTTATTCCTAGTGGACTTAGAGCATGTTCGATTCATGCTATAAATATAATATAATAAAGAAAGGATACAAAAAATTATGGAACTACTTACTAAATTTTTATCAAACCAAATTACCTTACCAGAATTTCTAGAAAAATCTGAAGGTAAGGTTTATCGCTCATCAAAAGAAGGAATCGAACTTGTTACAACCGGCTTAGAAAAAGCTATTGAGATATTTAATGATTCTAATACAGATTACATTAGAATCGAACGTGAAAATCGTGATTCTATTATCGGATATGCTATAACATATTATAAACGTAAATACGTTAAAGAAACATATACAACAAAAGAAGAAACCATCCAAACAATTCCGTTTACAAGTTATTTCGCCTTCAAAGCCCAAGTTGGTAATGAACAAATTACTAAAGACAATATTACTTATAATTATATTGGTAGTGACCAAGATGGTGTTAGATACTACTTACGAGAAGTATACTACGATACTAGTATAAGTAATAAAGAATTTATAGAAAAATACTATTCTAGACTAATCGCTAACAGCCTAAAAGACCTTGATTGCATCTATTCATACAATCCGCTAACAGACGAGCTTTCTTTCAAAGCGCACTACTCTAATATCAATCGTGATATTTCTTATGACTTGCCACTATCAACAGATGATTATTGTAAGCTTAGAGAAATACTGGATTCATATCCAATTATAGCAAAATCCATCACCATCTCAGCAAATGGTACAATAAATAATAGAGTAACACTCGGCTCATTAATAAACGAAACCGCAGCAGATGCATTACTCAAAACAGTTAGAAAAATACATAAAGAATTGAACGACATATTCAAAAAATAAAAAAAAACTAGGATAACGTCGCAACGTCAACCCGCAAAAAACTCTTATTTTTATGATATTATTAATAATATATCATACTTTAGAACAATTGTCAAGCCAAGCGCAAATCTGCGCTGGCTAAAATACATATACAGAAAGGAACGCATCATATGTTAGCAAAAGAAAAGACAAAATTGGATCACGAAAACTGTTACCTACTTGGTGAAAATAAACTAAGTTACGGACTAATATATCTAGTCGAAACACCCTATGAATACGAATTAATCTATAGAGATAAAGACGGCTACATCAATCAGATTGACCCTGCTGGTGGCTACAGATTGTACGAACCAAATGAATTATACCACCTAATAGAAGAATTCACAATATCGGACGAAGACATCGTTCTGTTTAACGAAAGAATGTACGAATACCATGCGGCTCTTGCTGCAAGGAATATCGCAGGAAAACTCTCAAGATTTCGTAATGATGAACTGTACAAATATTATGATGATATCATGAGCAAAATACGTAAAGAAATCGATGGACTATTAAGCCCAGACGGTGAACAAAATGATTAAAAAAGAATTTTTCCACGATAATCACGGTCGCCCTACCTATCTTTTAGGTCTGGGTGAAGGTACTTATATACGCTACTATCTTAAAAAAGACATTTCAGGTTACTACGAATTTTGGAACAACGACCATAAACTCCATGGACTAACTTATAGAACCATGCGTGAATCTGTTTTAACAGAAGATGAGTTCCAAAAACTAAAAGAAACAATATTCACCTATCACACAGCTAAAGATACAGCCATCATACATCGTACTATTCCTAGTTTTCTCGATGATGAGAAAGTATGTTATTACGAAACGATAGAACATGATATGAGAAACAAAATTAATAAACTATTACAATCATAGAAAGGATTAAAAAAAAAATGAAACTATACTTATCAGGAAAAACAAAAATCGGATATACGCCCGATTGGATTCGCATCGAATACTTTGACGAAACGCTGAACAAAACCGTCGAATTAACTATGGACATCCAAGGTGAAATCGATCATAGCACAGAAACATTAAATGTACGCGCAAAAGGTGAACTTATCCCATGGGTTTATTATACAGAGGATAACGAAATTGACTTATCAGAATTACCTGAGAAAGAAGCTCTAAAGTATGAAGAATTGTTCAACAAATATATTACAAAAGCTTCAGATATAACTATTGGACTTTATCCTGAACCTGAAGACTTTAATGAAAGTGAAAGCCTAGTAAACGATAAATTCAAATCATGTAGAGGTGAATACTATTATATAGAAAATGGTAAAGAAAAACATTTTAAGTTTACATTTAAAGCTGAAGTTAATGATTAAAACCAAAGGAGAAAACAAAATGAAACAAGAAATTAAAGAACTACACGCACTAGAATTAAAAATACATGAAGCACAAGGAATTGTTTTACAAAAAATGATTCGCAAAGCAACCAACGGCGCTATTATTGACTTTTTAATTGATTTATTAAAAAATCAATACGATGTGCCAAGACTAAACAAACTTTTGGATTCTATTCACGAATTAAAACTATATGAACTAAACGTCGGATCAAAAGTGTCAAAAGGTTTCGATGAAGAATTCACTTATTACTACAGCACGGATTATAATAAAGATGGATTTTGTGATTTAATCTTTGAAATCAACGATGATAATATTATAGAAAACATCCAATACAACGCAAAATAATAGGAGAAAAAACATGAAGCAGCAAATAGTAAAACTACAAGAAATCGAATCTATGGCACGAGAATTACAAAGACGTGTTTTACAAGAAATGATCAGTAAGACAACCAACGAAACTATCTTAGAATTTCTGAATGGACTTATGGATGATCAAATTGATACTCCGTCCTTCACTACACTCTTAGATAAAATTTATGAACTAAATTTCTATACACTAAATATCGGTTCTGAAATCCCTAGCGATTTCCCTAATACAGTCTCATATCATTTCCGTATCAGACATGATAAACTAGCTTGTTGTAAATTGATTTTTACAATAAAAAATAACATTATAGAAAACATTAAGTATGAGGTAGAATAACAATATGGAACAAAAGATTAACCATATGCTCGAACTTGAATCCGAGTTACAGTCATTACAGAAAGAAATTCTGAGCGAAATTAATGACATCACTCCGAACTACGAGGTTTCGCATTTCCTTCTAAACCTCTTGGAACGACAAAGATACACAACTTGGTTCTCAAGACTAGTTAAATCAGCTTATAATGCAGGAATCTACAAATATGATATCGGAACAAAAGTACCAGATGATTTTCGTAACGAATTTTCTTACAGTTACATCGACCACGACGGCGAAATAACAACATGTAAACTAACATTTGACATCGACGATGATGGAATCATTGAAGATATCGAATCAGATTATGAATAAAAAAAAAAACGAAAGGATATATTATGATGGAACTAACTGAAAATTTACTTAAACTATTAGCAATAACACAAGATGCTGCAAAAAACAACCCCTTCCACCTTTTAGATGATTTAAAAGAACTTAATATTAAAACATTCAATATAAACAAAGAAGAATTCAAATATTTAGAGACAGAACTAGAAAAAAACATAAATGAAATAAATGACAATTTTGCCTCTAGTAGTTTATTTGATGATGCTGGCTATTTTTCATATTTTCTTGAAAAAATCAAAATCGATGAACATGACTACCTTTTCAAAATAGATTACATAGCTAACAGCGGTTTCGAAGATACAATAAACTTAAGGTTCAAAATCACAGAAAACAAAATCGACAAAATACGCGAACTAGAAACTGAAACACTTGCGTTACAAAAAGAAGTACTAGCCAACTTAACCAAAATTGCTAAAAATAGAGAAATCCGTTCATTCTTATTCAGCGTTTCAGAAAACATTAATGAAATCACGTATATCACAGAATTACTTTCAGATTTTAGCAAAAAACAAATATGTACATTAGATATCGGAGCAAAAGCACCCGAATTCTTCATCGACAAACCTTCGTGGTACATGCATTTTGAAGACGACTGTGGTGAACTACATACACTGTCAATCAAATTCGAAAACAATGTTGTAAAAAATATAGACTATAGAATAAGTTAATTAGGAGGTAAAAAAAAAAATGCAAGACTTAATTAAAAATTCACTAACCGACTTACCCTCGCCCGTTCCAACATTAATCCTTATTGCAGCCTTAATTCTTATCGTGATGGGATTAAAACTATTCCTTCTTAGAAAACTTATCGGAACAATCCTATCAGTAGTTCTAGCGATCAGCTTAACAGCTATTGGCGGTAAGCTAGTCGGACTAGCTTACAGTGACGATGCTATAACAAAAAATTATAATGTTGAATATACTGGCAATTCATTAAAACTAACGAAAAAGAACTCTAGTTTCTTACTAAAAGACAACCTAGAGTTCAAAGTTACACACGAAAATGATAAGGTCAAAGTCGAGAGCGGTGACTTCTCAACAACAATTGACGAATCCGAATTTCTAAAATACATTGGAGCAAAATAATATGATACTACAGAATAAATTACAACAAGCAAAGCAATTAGAACAAATTGCTAGAAGTATATACCGTGAAATCTTAAAAGAAATAATGGACAGAACACCTAACTATCGTGTTTACGACTATCTAGCAGAAATGCTTGAAAACTACGATAAAGTCGATTTCCTAAGTGAAGCTGTTTCAGAAATTTTCAAAAACAACATCTATCAATTTGACATTGGTATGGAACTACCAGATGTTTTCAGCGATGATGAGCTGTTCATTTTCATATATGAAGAAGATGATGACGAAATAATTGTTACTGAGCTTGTGTTCGAAACGGACGAAAACAATGTTATCCAAGATATTATTGTAAAACACAATTACGACGAGGAATAAAAAAAGCACCATAAGGTGCTTCTATCATTATTTAGATTCTAATAATACACGATTATTTTGAACAAATTTATCAACAGCATCTCCGTATACATCACGCAATTGTTGTAAACTTTGAAAAATAAACGTTACAGTTTTATCATTCATTTTCTTTAATTCCTTTCAGTACAGTTGTTTTGTATAATTATTATACCATACAAACCTATTGAAATCAATTAAAAAAAGGAGATACTAACGACATCATGGACATAGAACAACTTAGATTTGGGAGGTATAAGTTTAAAAACTATATGCCTAGTTTTGAGTCCCTCAAGGCGATTCCAAATAAAATTTCAATTATACAGTTAATTAACTTATGAGGTAAAATATGAATATAGAAAAATTAAGCGCAAAAAAAGATGCAATAGAATTAGTCTATCACAAATTAACAACAGATATCCGTGAACTACAGCAAAACATTCTGAGTATAACTGTCTACGGTTTTACCCAAAATCCCCTGCTCGCACACAAAACCATCCCTGAGCAAATATCGGAACTAAATTCCCTAACATCTGATTTAGAAGACTTATACAAAATCTTAACAAATATCTATACAGAAATCTTAGAACAAATGATTAGAATATCACCGAACAATACCGTTAAAGATTTCTTAACCGAAATTCTTAAGAACCAAAGTAAAATCAACGGATTATCGTACGTAATTGACTCACTAATCCTAACTGACGTCCAATATCTTGATATTGGAACGAAATCCGCAACAATAGAGGTATTTTTCTCAACATTCGAACCAGATTGTTTAGAAGATATTTATAAACTAATTATTGACGTTAATGAAGACACAATGCGAATTAAAAATATAGAATTTACAAAAGGTGGTGACAGCAATGCTTTACCTAACATTTAAACACAAAGGGCGTAGAAAACATTATTACTCGGATTCAATAGAATCATTAGTCCGTGACGTTCTAGAATTGTTTAAAAATGAACAATGGGTTGCTAAAAGATACAAAAACGACCATAAAAGATTCATCCATAACTTCTTGGATGGAAAGGTCCGTTTTACGGGTGAACAGTACGAATACTTCGAAAACATCCCTGAACTATGGGGTTTATCATACTGGGAGACAGAAAAATTCGTACAATCTTTACCTGAACAACTTAAGAAATACATTAAACTAGATGTGTTCAATAATTTATACTACATCGAGTATGACAAAGGTGCTTATAAACTGATTGATGATGTTATTAAATATGTGGAAACCGATTAGGTTTCCATTTTTTTTATTCACACTATAGTCGAAACGACTATCGGCTGTAATCTTGAAATAAAATATATAACTAAAGGAGATAATATTATTATGTCAACTGTAAACAAATTAATTAAAGTAACTTCTGAAGAATTAGAAGAACTAATTGAGAAATGTGAAGATGCAATTCACAGTTATTATTACGTAATCCAAGAACTAGATAATACAGAAATAACATTAACAAAAATAGATTATCTTAATTTCATTGATTTCCTAGAGTATCAGACTGACGACTGGAATCTTGTGAGTAGTCACCAGGAGTATGACTCTATTTTCTTCAATTATAATATTACTCATGAAAATGATAAAATAAAAATAGCAATAGACGAAACAACTGATAATAACCACGAAACAATCAGTGAATTTGTAATTAATCTAGTAAATAATTATTAACATAATTTGCACCCAAAACTATATAATTTTGGGTGTATTTATTTACAAAAAGGAGAAAAAAAACTATGATTAAAATAAGAAAAAACCAGGAATACGACAAAATAATCACTGGCTTCAAAACATTCGCCAATAAATTAAATGAACTAATTGAAAAATATGAACTATATGACCCAGAAGGTATTGATTACACAATAGAATTCCACGTTAATAAGAATTCTAAAACATTACACATTAACCCATTCTGGGTAGCATTTAATACAGATTACCCCACCTCAATCGAAGACGATAAGATCATCGATTATCTAAACGAAATAACGCCTATGAATGCAACCTTCAGCCTTTATAGTGAAGATGAAGAATATGAAGAAGAGCTTATCTTCGAACATAAAGTTGTTTCCAACAATAAGGATGAACTTCATGATTTCTTTGAAAAAAATAATATCAACCACAATTTCACATTAATTTATATGCCATGTGTTAACGAAGTCTTTTTACAACGTGGTTCAATTCGTTACGATACTCCGGAATATTACAGTATTAAAAAGATTTTGGCGCATTTTAATAAACTATTAGCTTAACCAACATTCGCACCTGAAATTATACAATTTTGGGTGTATTCTTTTTTTCTAGCTTCTACTCTAACTATCTCGTAATCACCCTGAACGAAAAGTCGGAACGACTATCGGCCGGGTATTTGGTAATTTGAAAAAAAAAATTAACATGCCGAGTTTTGATTTCTTCAAGGCGATTCCAAATCAATTTTTAATTACACAGCCTTATACCTTGTTAGTTTTTAATATTATTAAACATAAAACTTCATTTGTAATCTTACCTGTGTTAGTTTTTAATATTATTAAACATAAAACTTCATTTGTAATCTTACCTGAGTGTTTGGGGGGGGGGGTATTATTTTTTAATATTATTAAAGCTATAAGATACACCTTTTTTTACTTTATATGAAAATTTTTCTGGCAAAGCTGGTAAATTCTCTAATTCCCAATTTTCATAATTTTTATAAGGATTATCTTTTTCCACTAGATGACCTACAGCAGATGCAATTAAAACATCTGCATTTAAAATATCAGAATAGACTTTCCAAACTCCCTTATCATTTTTAGGTTTTCCAAAAGTATGAGCATACTTTTCAGCTTGGTCAGGCTTTTCTGCTAAAACAAAAATTTTCATAGATTTCACCTTAAAAATTAGAGTTTATGAATTTTCTTCATAAACTCCATACTATTTTCGTTGAATACCTTTATCACTTCTCTAATCAAACTTGCTCTTGAATATCCAAATGATTCAGCTATTTCATCAAATCTTGATAGTTCCTCTTTAGTTAGGTAAATAGTTGCCTGTTTTCTATCAAGTTTTTTCAT